TGTCTCTCCGGTTTCTCCTGTAGCTCCAATCTCTCCAGTTGCTCCGGTAGAACCTGTCTCTCCGGTTTCTCCTGTAGATCCAATCTCTCCAGTTGCTCCGGTAGAACCTGTCTCTCCAGTTGCTCCGGTAGCTCCAGTGGCTCCAGTGGCTCCAATCTCTCCAGTTGCTCCGGTAGAACCTGTCTCTCCAGTTTCTCCTGTAGCTCCAATCTCTCCAGTTTCTCCTGTAGCTCCAATCTCTCCAGTTGCTCCAGTAGAACCTGTCTCTCCAGTTGCTCCGGTAGCTCCAGTGGCTCCAGTGGCTCCAATCTCTCCAGTTGCTCCGGTAGAACCTGTCTCTCCGGTTTCTCCTGTAGCTCCAATCTCTCCAGTTGCTCCGGTAGAACCTGTCTCTCCAGTTGCTCCGGTAGAACCTGTCTCTCCAGTTGCTCCGGTAGCTCCAATCTCTCCAGTTGCTCCGGTAGCTCCAATCTCTCCAGTTGCTCCGATAGAACCTGTCTCTCCAGTTTCTCCTGTAGCTCCAATCTCTCCAGTTGCTCCGGTAGAACCTGTCTCTCCAGTTGCTCCGGTAGCTCCAATCTCTCCAGTTGCTCCGGTAGAACCTGTCTCTCCAGTTGCTCCGGTAGCTCCAATCTCTCCAGTAGAACCTGTCTCTCCAGTTTCTCCTGTAGCTCCTGCCTCTCCAGTTACTCCTGTAGCTCCCATCATTCCAGTTGCTCCAGTAGACCCTATCATTCCGGTTGCCCCGGTCGAACCTATCGTTCCAGTTACTCCTGTAGCTCCCATCATTCCAGTTGCTCCAGTAGACCCTATCATTCCGGTTGCCCCAGTCGAACCTATAGTACCAGTTACTCCTGTAGCTCCCATCATTCCAGTTGCACCAGTAGAACCTATGCTTCCAGTTGCACCAGTCGAACCAATGCTTCCAGTTGCGCCAGTAAAACCTGTATATCCAGTAGTTCCCGTCATTCCAGTAGCACCAGTTGATCCAGTCGAACCCATACTTCCAGTAGAACCAGTTGATCCAGTAAATCCGGTATATCCAGTCGCACCAACAGGACCTGTAAATCCTCTTGAACCAATTTGGCCAGTCGCTCCTGTTAACCCAATCTGTCCAGTAGGACCAGTTGGCCCCATTTGACCAGTTGCACCAGTATTTGATGCAAAACCATCTCTACCTGTCGGTCCCATTTCACCAGTAGCACCGGCAGGCCCAGTTACTCCGGTTCCCCCACCAGAAGGTCCAGTTGGTCCAGTTCCTCCACCGGCAGGTCCAGTTGGCCCGGTAAATCCAGTACAATTATATTTCTTAAAACATATTACCAAATCTTCATCGTCAGTAAAGTGTGTTATCAATGTACTAGTATTAAATGTAACTTCAATATCATGCCATTTCTTATGACACTTGATAGAATTAATATTGTAAATAACATATTCTGTTCCGTTTTGTTTGGTAATTGTTATAATATAATTATTATGATGCTTAATCTTTGCAAGTAACTTAGTAATGCTTGTACAATTATAATCTTTATTATTTATACATACATGCTCTACATTGGAAACATGTGTATTATCAAAACTAATGTACCCAATGTCCTTACTAGTACACCTACATGTACAATTATTGCCATCACAATCGTTACATCCGCTATAATTATCTATATATGGGTTTGATATTGATACATCTGTATTAAATAAATAATTAAAACAACAATTATTGGAATTTTGTTCACATTTTTTAATAGTGTGAGAGTATATTGATTCAGATGTATTATTATTGCTTGTTTGTGTTGATGGTTTAAATAATGAATTTGTAAGTTGTGAAACAGTATTTGCTGGTTTAATTGGATTATGAACAGATGGGACAAATTGTGTGAACAATGGATTTGCTGTATTATTATGTAATATCCACCCATTTTTTGTCATTTTATAGTGTCTATTTGTATCCGTATCTACTAATTCAGTTCCATATGGTTTTATTAATTCTTGGACATCATTCTTAAGTTTATCTATTACCCATATCTTATTATTGATATCTATATAGGAACAGTTGTTTGGTATATTAATATTTTTCCAGCTATTTAATTGGTTATGAAAAATAGTACCATCGGAAATATTTAAATAATATTTACCATTATCATTTTTTCTAGTCAAAATAGGATTTTTTTGTCCTGAATATCCAGATGCAAATAATTTTATATTTAGCAAATTCGGATTCGTATGTATCGTGCCGGTGCTTGTTTTGCTTACCAAGGTAGCGGGTATCATATACTATATTATGATTATAATATTATGAATTTATATTTCGTCATTAAAGATATTCATAACATGGAAAAAATTGATAAGTAAACATTATGTAAAACTATTATAATATATAGTAATACATTTCATCATGCAAAATAATAAACAACAAAAATTAACAGTGTGTTTACAAGAAAACCAATATATCAATCCATCATATCAGTTATATAGAGGTATGTCGGGATTTCAAGATTATGGTATAATGGGTATAAGAATTAAAAATAATTTAATCAACATATGGAAAAATTTATTCATATACAATGATAACGTCGAAGAAATTGAAACCCCTGTTACAATGCCATATCATCTATTAAAAGCTTCTGGTCATGTCGATAAATTTGATGATTTTATTGTATTCGACGAGGTATCTAAAAAAGATATTAGAGCTGATCATCTAGCAAAAAAATGGTTCAAAAATAATAATATGATTGATATGGTGGATCAAGTTGAAGGATTTAATCAAGAAACATTAGCAGAAAATATTAACAAATATAAAATGTTGGTAAATAATGATGGATCTGACATAAAAGTTAAAAGAAAAAATTTAATGTTTAGTGTCGGCGATAGTATAGTTGAACCTGATTATTTAAGACCTGAAATTGCACAAGCAATGTTCGTAAATTTTAAAGAAATTAATAGATTTTTGCAAAAAGAATTACCTTTTGGTATAGCACAAATTGGTAAATCCTTTAGAAGAGAAATATCACCTGAATCATTTGTAAGATTAAGAGAATTTAACCAAGCTGAAATCGAATATTTTTTTGATCCTTCAAAAAATATTTTCCCAAAATTTAACAAATTTAAAAATACAATAATCCCTCTATTAACATCAGATATGCAATTAGAAGGTAAAGATATAATGTTTATAACTGCAGAAGATGCAGTGAATAATAATTTAATCAAAAATCCTATTATGGCATACTTTTTGGCAAAAATTTATATATTTGCAATGAAAATTGGATTAAAAAATGATAAAATTAGATTTAGACAACATTTACCGAATGAAATGGCACATTACGCTTCGGAATGTTTTGATTTAGAATGTTTTGTTAATGATGGTTGGTTAGAATGTGTTGGATGTGCAAATAGAGGATCATTCGATTTAGAAGCACATTCAAAAGGTTCTGGCCAAAAATTAACATGTAAAAAACAATTAGATGAACCAATTATTATAGAAAAATTAAAAATTAATATTAAAAAAGGAGCTGTTGCAAGTAAATACAAAGGACTCACATCTGATATAGTTAAAAATATTGAATTATTGACCCAGGAACAAATTAGTAAAATTGAAACAGAATTTAATATTAATATTAATGATACAGATTATTTAATTGAAACAAATATGTTTACTATTCAAAATGAAAAAATAAAAATTGTCCATGAAGATTTTTATCCACATGTTATTGAGCCTTCATTTGGTATCGATAGATTAATATATGCAATATTTGAACAAAATTTTAATATTATTGATAAAACACGTATCGTGATGTCATTACCAAGCGTATTAGCACCATATGACGTCGCAGTATTCCCTTTGTTGAAACGAACTGAATTGGTACAAGTTGCAATGGAAATTAATAATATTTTTGAAGAAAATGGGACTAAATATTTTTACGACAATTCAAGCACAACTATTGGAAAAAAATATGTACGAGTCGATGAAATTGGTATTAAATATGCAATTACTGTTGATTATGAGACATTGGATGATAAATGTGTTACTATTAGAGAGAGAGACAGTCAAATTCAAGAAAGAGTTCTGATAAGTGAAATAGTTACATGGTTGAACAGTAAAATATAATTTTATTTATTGAGTTTTTATTAATGCAAATATTATAATAAGTGCATTTAATAGCTATTATTTAAAACTCATATATAAGTAATAATAATAGCAATGCCTGGAGGACTTATTCAATTAATTTCTTATGGTGCTCAAGATGTATATTTAACTGGTAATCCACAAATAACATTTTTTAAGGTTGTATATAGGAGACATACACAATTTGCAATGGAAACTATAGAAAAAACATTTACAGGAACAGTTGGTTTTGGAAATACAATATCATGTAAACTTACAAGGGATGGTGATTTAATAAATAATTGTTATATTAGATTTATATTGAATGGCGTAAATCCAAATGGCGCAAATTTTGCATGGACACGTAGATTAGGTTTTGCAATTGTTAATCAAGTAAATATAACTATAGGAGGAACTGTAATTGATCGTCAATATGGTGATTTCTTAAATTGTTGGTGGGAACTAAGTAGACAAGGTTATCATTCAATTGGAATGGCTAATATGATTGGTGATGTACCTACCATGACAAATTATGACAGTTCACCAAAACCAAAATATACATTGTATATACCACTACAATTTTGGTTTAATAGATTTGTCGGACTATCGATTCCATTAATTTCTCTACAATATCATGATACATATTTAAATTTTCAAATTCAAAACCTACAAAACCTTATAATTTCCTCTCCAAATTTTAACTCAGATATCATAACAATTAATGATGTTACATTATTGGTTAATTATATTTACCTTGATACTGAAGAAAGACGTAGATTTGCAATAGTTGGACATGAATATCTTGTTGAACAACTACAATTTAATGGTATAGAAAGAGCTAATAGTAACCAAATGAACTATATCCTTGACTTTAATCATCCTGTAAAAGAATTAATATTCGCAATTAAAAATGGTAATTTTACATCTAACAAATCATTTATCTATTATTCTGGAACCGACTGGTCAGTATCTGATGGGTGTTCTATAATTGTTACATCATCAATAGAATTTAATGACCCTACTGCAGCTACAGGTGGTATATGGAATCCAGTGGCATCTGGTCAGATAATAACCATCGGAACATTTAATATGAGAAACAATAATTTAAATACAGTATATATTAATGCCAATAGTTTATATACAACATTAGATAATGGAACTATATATGGCATTACTGATAAAATATTTTGCGATATTACAATTGAAACAGATGGTACAATATCAATTGAAAATATTGTAACTTCATTAACGATGCGTGATTTTAGTATACCATTACAATATATGGTTGATACCAGGTTTACAAAAAATGATCCACAAGTTAATATTTTTAATAATTATGGATTATGGATAGATGGATCAAACAATCCAGTTCAATATGGAGTATTACAATTTAATGGACATGATCGATTTGATAGAAGAGAAGGAACATATTTTAATAATGTTCAACCATGGCAACATCATAGTAATACACCAATCGATGGTATTAATGTATACTCTTTTGCATTATATCCAGAACAACATCAACCAAGTGGAACAAGTAATTTTAGCAGGATCGATTCAAGTGTATTAATATTAACTTATGCAGATAGCACCGCGTTACCAACATTACCAAGTCTACAATATTTTTCAAACACATTGAATCAAGTATATATTTTTGCAACTAATTATAATATCTTTAGAATTTTCAGTGGCCTATCAAGTTTAGCATATTCGCAATAAAAATTGATATAATAACTATATATATTATACCAATTTAACAATTATTATTAATATGGATTTGATAGCATTATCTACAAATTATGATATCTTTACAATATTATTTTCTGAACTAGATAAAGATATTTTACAATTAAGGACTACATCAAAATACTTCTTATCATATATAACTTCTTATGTTCAACAAAAAATATCACATAAAAAAATATCATATACAGTTATTTTAAAAGATTATACATGTTTAACAAAAATAAATCATGTACAAATTATTGAAATGGCAAAATTATTATTTGTAATTAATCATCCTAATGAGAATGACAGTATAATAATTACATTTTTGATGAACCACTATATATTGAAAATAATTAAAAATATAAATAAAATAATTAAAAATAAAAATAAAGATATAATGTATTCTCACAAAATTTGCGAGGAAATTAATAAAAATTATAACAATTTGTACTTAATGCAACTACATCCATATTTTAACATTTTAAAACTGTCACGCTATCTAAAAATTGTAGAAATTATAAATATTAAAAATATCCAAAATAAAGAATTATTAGCAATATGTAATAATTTATATACTGATGTATTAGCTGGAGATAATTATCAGGTTGATAAATTTTTGGATTTACTCAAGAAATCTAACATAAATATATCCAAAAATCAATTAAATATTATTATGAATGCAATTAAAACATGTTCACCACTTATGTTGGGTAATGGATTATATGTAACGCGATACTCTAATTAAAATTGATATTTAAACAATATAACATTAAAAAATCTATTACCAAAGTATTATGAATCTTACACTATTATCAACATATGAAGATGTCTTTTACTTAATAATTCCTCAATTGGAAAGTTCGATTTTAAAATTGAGAGCAACGAATAGATATTGGAAGTCATACATAAATACTTTTACAGAAAAAACATTAAAAAATAAAAATGTAAAATATACTGTTGATTTATATGAACATAATAATTTTACTAGTTTAATACCTAACCATGAACGATTTATTAATGTAGCTAAAATAATATTTGTAATGAATTACCATGACGAGAATTATACAGAGATAATTACATTTTTAATGAATCACATTATTTTAAAATTAATGAATAATATTTTTGATAAAGAAAAAAAAAGGATTTCTGATTCTTATCATGACAGGTATTATGGTGAAATAATTAGGGAAAATAATTATAATATTGATGACAATTATAATTTACTTACTACAACTACAAATACACATCCATATTATCATATTTTACATTTGACATTTTTAATTAAAAATATAAATATTTTAGAATTAATAAAAATACATGATAAAGGAATATTAGAAATATGTAAACAACTTTGTAAAGATATTCCCCTTAAATATGTAGTTGATAATTATTTACAAATTATTGGTAACTATAAAAATATTATACCAAAAGATAAACTAGATATAATTATCGATTTGATCCGCGAATTTTGTTACAAAAGAATTAGGAATCCTATGGGTGGTGGTGGCGCTGGTGGTATATTTAGGTTACTTGCATACGGAGCTCAAGACAATTACTTGACTGGTAATCCTACAATAACATTTACAAATGTAATATATAGAAAAAATACTGGAGAAGAAGCAGCAGCTGCATAACATTATATACTTTTAAAATTCTACATTTGTTTATCACAAAATCACTTAAAACTAATACTATATAAATAATTCATAAATGTCAAATTTCAAGATCAAACATGACAAAACGTCAGGTGATACACATGTAAATACATTAGATGAATCACATACCCAATTGATGAAATCATTTGAAGTAAAAAAGAATGGTTTACCTTCCAAGAAAAGTGAATTAAACAGTTACAAACAAAAATTGACATTATACGAAAATCCAAGACTATTAGGTGATATAAGTGAAATTGAAAACCTACCAAAATTAAAATCCGAATTAAAAACAAAAATTAAATTGTTAGAGAATGAAATTTATGATATTGAAAATGATGAATCTGAATTTGATTATTATTATAAAACAAATAACACAATTATGGATTATTATGATTTATTAAATGAAGATGATATTAAAGAATGTGGTGATTTTAAACATGGTGACTGTGGAGTTAATGACATTAATAGTAATAACAATAAACCTATGGATTTCTTGGATAGATTAAATATGTTAAATAAAGAAAATAATAAAAAAAAGAAAAAGGTAACAAAAAGAAAGAACAAGATTGTGGCAAATGATTCAAGTATATCTATTTTAAATTATTTTATTGAAGATAACAATAATGGTGCTGACAAAAAGGAGGAAATAAAAGTTGAAGAAAATCCAAAGGTTAGTAGGGCAGAATTATTAGACATGTATAAAACTTTGACTGACAGTAAATATATTTGTTCTAAAAATAAAGAGAAAACAAAATTAATGATCTGTAACAAATGTTCAATTGAAAAGATTTTGGTAACAGCTGAAAGTATTTATGTTTGTCCAATTTGTGCTGCTGTTGATTATGTTATTATTGATTGTGATAAAACAACAAATAAGGAATCTGCTTCTGAAAATAAAGCTGGATATCCATATAAAAAGATTAACCATTTAAATGAATGGCTATCACAATTTCAAGCAAAGGAATCAATTAATATACCAAAAGAAGTATATGATAATATTATTGCTGAATTAAACAAAAATAAAATTTATGATTATTCAGAATTGAGTTTGTCTTTTATGAAGAGTAATATTTTAAAAGTATTGGGATATGAAATTTATTATGAACACACAGTATATATTGTCAGTAATTTAAGTGGCATTCAACCACCAACTATAAATAAAGAAACTGAAGAAAAAATTAGATTAATGTTTAGACAAATACAAATACCATTTAATAAATATAGACCAAAAAATAGAGTTAACTTTTTGAGCTATTCTTATACATTACACAAAATATTCCAATTGTTAGAACTTGATGATTTATTAAAATATTTTCCATTGTTAAAAAGCAGAGAAAAATTAATGTTACAAGATGAATTATGGAGAAAAATATGTCATGATTTAAATTGGGAGTTCTATGCAAGTATTTAAACAATTTTACTTACAATTATGAATATAAATATATTTATAATTATTAAAAACTATATACACACTATATAAACACTATAAACAAAAAACAAAACGAAAAACAAAAAAAATATCTATTTCCACGAGAAAATAGGAAAATTAATATCAACTCCAAATACAATATCATTAAATTGTGGTACTTCTTTTTTACCCTTATTATTATTGATATATTTATGAATCATATGAGCTGAATTTGGATTGAGAGAATTATTTCGAACTAACATATTATATAAAATTGTATTGTTGAATTTAAGGTTACCGATATTACAAATACTCAAATGTGGTTTGAACTTTGGAAGTCCCGTATTTTCATCTGTTCCCCATGAATGATAAGGAACTTTATACATAACTCTTCCATTTGATTCATAATATACATAATCATCAACTGTTTTATTACGGGTCAACACAATATTATGTTTGTGCAAAAATTGGTCAGTAATGTATTTATATATGGTTAATCTAAATTCTCCAATTGAATATCCATCACCTTCTGCGAAAAAATATTTCTTTGCCCAAAATTTGTTTACTGGAGAAATTTCCCCCATAAGATCAAATTTTTCTTGGACATGAACTAATCTCTTTTTAAGCATACACGTTTCATATGCTTTATTCACAATTTCTTCGAATTCTTCACTTTTTAAAATATCAATAATTATACTATCTAAAGGAATAATCGTCATCAAAGAAAGATGTGGGATTGTCTTAGTTACTCCGAGAATTTTTTGCCTCTCTCTGAATGCCTTTCCGGTTTGGGAATTCTCATTCACGAGTGCAAGTATGTAGAACTTCTCAACCTTTTTTTGAACATTCATCGCGCGCACTAAGTAATCTAATAAATATGATATACAAGCATTCCTAATTTCAATTTTTTTTCATCGCGCTTATTTCAGTAACTTATAAATATATATCATATATATAAGATGTCACAAAACAAACACCAAATTAATTTCTGTTCTGAATGCGGATTTCACTTTAATATCCCAAATGTTAATTTTTGCTGTAATTGTGGTAAAAGACAATACCAAATTATACAACAATCACAACAACAACAATCACAACCAAAAATACAAACACAACAACAACAATCACAACCTAAACCACAACCTAAACAAATAGATTCTACTATGTGCACCAAATGTAAAAAATCCCCAAAGTTTGATAATTTTTCATGGTGCCAACCTTGTTATGAAAAAAAAGTGTTACCAAAACAAGGAGAACCAAGTTGTACTTTATGTGAAAGAAGGGCATATTATAACAAAGCAAGTGGTGAATATTCAGAAGTATGTACCAAACATTACAATATGAATAATGAATAAATAAATTAAAATTATTTTATTATAGGATAATTTTACTAATCATCATCATCATGTATCATATTTATAAGTGATGTTCTTATGAGAAAATAATGAATTTTCACACAATAAAATATTGATACTAGGTGAAACTCAAATAATTTATAACATGTAATTTCTATTGTAACAAATATCATGACCCAAACCAAATAATATATTAATTTTTTTAAATCATCAAAATAATGAGTCCCATTTTTGTAATAATCCGAAATATCATTGAATACAAATATTGATAATATGTCATAGATAATAATTATTCCATTCATTTGTTTGGGTGTAATGAATAATGGTGAAATTGTAATTAACAATACTAAAAATATATTTATAATATCGTCCATTATTGATTTCATCATATTGTATATTTACTATAATTAAATAAAAAGGTAAGTATGACATTCAGAATTCATTTTTTTATAGATAGAAATGGCGATGTGAATTAAAAAAATAAATTCTGGGTGTATTAGTTAATGATTGTTACCAGATGGTAAATTTTTATTGTAAAATCGCCATGGTTTAACCAACTACAATTGATTGGTTATATAATTTTATTTTTTTACAAGCATCTTCATAATTATTCTGGGTTAGTATTTGTGATTGTTCGGATAATAATGAATCTTTATGTGAATTAATAATAGTTAGTTCATTATTATTTAAATTTAATAAATCATATTCATCAAACATAAATTCGCACAAAGAATCCTCATCATCATCAAACACATTATTTGGATCTTCAGATGTTAATTTAAAAATATTTATAAATTGATTAATAGTATTAATTGTGTCATCGTTTACAGTATAAAATTCTTGTGGTTGATGGATTTTAGCTAGTTGTGAACAATATATTGAAATTTTATATTGTTTCATAAATTCCTTAAAATCCTTTTCGGTTTGTGTGGCATTTTTAACTTTAAATTCTAAGAGAAGTATAGATCCATATGCATCATAGTCAGATTTATGTTCTCCTAATCTTGTTAACGAATCTCTGTCACATTTTCCAGCTTTTAAACATCCTACATCTCCTTTAGTTATATTACCATTCTTATTATAAAATGCATTTCTTAAAAGTATAAATGCAACGTAAAAGATAGAATCTGTCTTCCCCATTTAAATAAATAGTATATTATAATAAAATATGTATTAAAGTATTCAAAAATCAATTTTTCCATAAACAAAATCCTCATATATCTAATGTGTCTTACCACAACCACATTTTGGTCCATTTTTTGATGTACTCTCTTGTTTGACGTTATAATATTTTTCCACATCATTCAATACATTAGGATCAGTGTTAAATTTTTTAGCCAAAGCATAACCTAACATTTTGTTATTTTCTTCTGTTCTTTCAAAAAGTAATCTCAAATTTTCATTAATTTTGATTGTATTTTGGATATCATCAGCATATTTATAATATTTAGTCATTAAATCATAATTATGTTGTTTTAAATAGTAATTACCCACATTTCTGTAAACTCCTGTTAATGCATTATCTGTTAAAGAAGTGACACTCAATTCATAACAAAGCAACATATATTCAACATTTGCCCATATAGATAACCAATTATATTTTGCCTCGTTTAATATTAACTTATAAATACAGCATTCCATATAGTTTTCATATTGAGCATTTTTCCCATAACACTTAACCAACTTTTCTATTGCCATAAGATTATTTTGTTGTGCTGACTCAATGTAGTATGACAAACACAATTTGTGTTTATTACATTCCAAATAAACCCCATGATAATAATTAACAATAGCACTGTTTTTATTAAAAGGGCTTAATTTTTGAATATCAACTGATGGTGTCAATTCAATTCTACTTTTTGGAGTTTCTACATCATGATTTATTAATGATGACCCATTGACAAATAAATTATATACAATCTCAATATCACTATTATTGTCAATTTCATAATATTCCTCATTATTTCTGTTCAAATAATTTTTAATATCATTTTTCATTACTACAACAGACACCATGATAATTAATAATATTACATATTAATTATAATAATATGTAATATATTCAAAAATCAATTTTTTTAATAAACAAATTATTTATGGTATGCATTTTGACCTAACAATGTATTCAAATTCCTACTATCATATTGTATCGGTTGGGCTTCAGTATCAATAACACCATAATATTTTGCAATAACATTTAAATCCTCAGGGTCTTTTGTGTATTTTTTTGCCAAATAAAAAGATGAGTCATTAAAATTTGGTGTATTTTTTTCAGGTTTGATATTAAAATAAAGATCTACAAATTTTTGCATTTGATCGGCAAGTGTATAGTATTTTAACATAAAATCATAATTATGTTGTCTTGCATAATAGTTACCTACATCTTTATACACTCTCAAGGATTCATGGTAAGTTAAAAATGACATACCAAAATCAATTTTTAAATAATCCCAATAAGATAACAGTGTATTTTTGGTGTTGTTTAAAATTATCCTGTATATATATTCATTTACATAATCACCAGAGCCTTTAAATATTCTTACTAACTGAAACATCGCACCAACATTATTTAATTCTGCAGATTTTATATAATACTGGAACTTATCCATGTATTGTTCATAGTCCAGTTCACAATAAACACCATAATAATAATTTACCATTGCATTGTTCTCATATTCTGGTTTAAATTTTCCTGATATTTTATCATATACAGATGACATCGTTGGAATTAGTTGGTTGAAAAATAAATCATGTATCACTTGAACATCTTTTTCTTCAATATCATAGTATAAACTGGTATCAATTTTATTTAAATAATTTTTAATGTCATTTTTAAGCGCAATTATTTTGGCCATGATAATAATTATATCAACAATTATATTCAATATGATGTTTAAATATCAATTTTTTTGATAAATAATATAAATATATATTATAATGACCCCAAAACAAAAACTTGTATCTAAAAAAAGATTAAGAAAAGCATTGAGATATGTATTAATGTTTTTAGTATTATTCGTAGCTTGCCAATATATTCCTGAATGTACAAATTATAAAACTTCATTTATTATCGCTACAATTGCTTGTGTGGCATTTACTATTATTGATATGCATTTCCCTGTTTTGTGTGAGTAAAAAATTGATTTCGAGAAATTATGTAAATGATATAATAATATATTAAATATTATTATACAAATGAACGCATCTTTCAAAACAACACTAATTGGTGGAACTGCCACTGGCAAATCATCAATTGTCGTAAGAATGGTACATAACACATTTAATAATGCTTATGCATGCACTATAGGAGCAAGTTTCTTTAAATTAATCCGTCAAAATATAACCTATCTAATTCAAGATACCTCAGGAAGTAACCGTTTCGATACCCTCCTACCAATGTATTTTAGGGGCACCTCCATATTCATATTTGTGTTTGATATGTCTAACCTTGATTCTGTTAGAAACTTCGACCGGTACATTACTAAACTTAATGAATTAGAAACTTATAAAATTATTGTGGTTGGTAACAAAATTGACCTTATTGAAGAAAGCTATATTGATATAACAAAAAATAACCTAAAACAAAAGTTTACAACATTACCAATTGCAGATAAAATTTTTGACTATGTATTTGTATCTGCTAAAACCGGGGTTGGTATGAATAATTTTTATGAAGTGTTGGATGCATGTGGTATTGAAATGGGCAAGTTAATCAAAGATGTTGAAATCGATAAAGAAATAAAAAGGTTGGATGTTATAGTAAAGGATGAAAATAATTCTTGTGCTTGTTAAAAAATTGATATTTATATCGTATTACCTATATTAAATAATATTATAATATAAAATGGATGATGTCATACAATATATATTTACATTTTTAAAAGTAGAGAATATACTGTTATGCACACAAGTTGATAAAAATTTCAATAAGATTTCTAAAAATGAAAGCTTATGGAAGAATTTAATACCTTATTATTTTAAAACTAGAATATTTAGGAATAATTATTATGAAACCTTCAAAATATGTCATGAATTAAAAACAAAAACGAAAGGTCATCCGAATAAAGATCATACATATATACGTCGCCAAATTATTTTAATAGAAGAAAAACTTACAAAAATCCCCGTAGTATTAAAATATCTGGATAACATGAGATCACTTTTAATTATAAACAACAAAAATATTAAAAATTTTGAAGTTATAGGACAACTACAAAATTTAGAAATGTTAACTATAAATTATTGTATGCTTAGTTCTATACCTACAGAATGGTGTAATTTAGATAAGTTAGAAAGATTAGGATTATCTCATAATAATCTTGTTTCAATTCCTACTGAAATAGGAAAATTACAAAAATTAACAAATATTTATTTTGATTATAATAATCTTGTTACAATTCCTACTGAATTTGGTAAATTACAACAATTAAAAGCTATTTGTGCTAACAACAATAAACTTGTTATGATCCCTACTGAAATTGGTAATTTAAATAATTTAATAGCTTTGGAAATATGTAATAATATGATAGTAAATTTACCAACAGAATTTGGAAATTTACATAATTTACTACGACTTGCTAAATATGGTAATGAATATATCAAGGTACCAACAGAAATAAGAAAACTTAAATATGTAAATATATTTTAAAATTTATTTATAATAAAAATATGTGTTCAAAACAAAAATATATAAACATAACACATTATTATAATTATATAATGTCAACAAAATATATAGATCATTTAAATGAAGACAAACCAATTCCTGGACAAATGTGGGCATGTGTGTCATTTTTGTCTCCTGAAGGCATTAAAAACTGTTCAGTTAGAGGATTGAAAATTAGAGGGGTATTTGGAACAAGAAAAGAAGCAGATGAACATGCAGTAGAGTTACAGAAATATGATCCAGACTTCCATGTGTTTGTCGGGGAAGTGGGAAAATGGCTCCCATATAATCCCGAAGTGGATGAAATCGAAGATCAAGTCTACCAAGAAAAAGAACTTAACGACCTCATGAGAGAATACAAAAATAACATGGCCAAAGCTAAACAAATGGAAGAACAAAGAAAGGCCGACATGTTAGAAAAAGCTGCTAAAGAGGAACAAGTAAAGAGTCTCCGTCCAGTTGACAGAAAAAGAGCTGAATTACAAAAAAAATTAGCTGACAGAAATGCAACTAATGTTGAAAGCTTAAGTAATAAAGATTTCAAAAAGGAAGAATCAAAAATCAATGCTGAAAAGGAAAGCATGAGTAGTGTTAAGACTGAAATTCAAAAAGGAGAACAACAATTAAATGATTATGACGAAAAATTGAACAGAATCCAAGAGTTATACAGTAAGTTGCAACAAGAAAAGAAATAAACTATTATTAATAAAAATTAAACATATATATTATACATGTTTAAATATATACTTTTACATATACACAACACCATCCATTTTTAAATACAAAGGCTCATATATTTTTCCTATAAATACAATCATAGGATTTTTAACATTACTAACCATCTTAATAGCATCATATAATTTTGTTTCCCAATTATGCCTATTTTTCCACACATTTTCTTGAAAAATTCTAATTACTGAATAATTATGACTTAATACACATTCCATTTTATATTTATCTGTAGCTTGTGTAACTTCTGGGGTATTCCATGTTTTAACTTGCTTAAAATGTTGTATTCCATCTAATTCAATAATTATCTTTAATGATTCAATACAATAATCAAATGGTAAATGAGATTTATTTTTACACCAATCAAACTTTTTTTGTTTTTCTATTTGTAATGCTGGAAATATAGAGACCAAATGGTCAAATAATTTGGTTTCAGTTTTTGTAAATGTACAAGAACACCCGGCATTTGAACCTGTAGCATGGTTTACTTTCATATTATAAATACCAAAACAATGTGGACATTTAAAATCATATTTTATATTTGCTGATAAAAATATAAACCTTGCATTTAAACCATTTTCAGTTACCAAATATTGTCCCTTTTCATGGCCAGCTAAACTGTTCTTTAAACACATATTACAATCCAAATTGTCACATAATTTAGAATGTGAACAATATTGACACCAAGATCCAGATGAAACATGATAAAGTGTTGCCTTAAATAAATGTGAACATTTATCACACTTGAATTCATATTTATTGCGGGTTGATTTAAAAACCTGCCTTGGTGTTAATATATTATTAGCTGACCAACAATTAGCTTTCGGATGTGATGCAAAACTATTTTCATGGCAAAATATACATTCATCGTTGCATAGTTTGTGATGAGAACAATAAGAACACCAATTTCCCCTTGCAACATCTGATAATCTCATTTCGGAGTCATGACCACATTCACATGAAAACCATGCCTTTTTATTTTCTCTTTTTTTATACTGACTTGGATGTGTTTCATTTTTACTTGACCAAAATAATGCTTTTTCAAGTGACAAAAATGATTGATCATAAGGTATCTTGCCATTTACACTACTATAATATACTTGCTCATTAATCATTTTTACATATCTTCTCTTTTTTCTTTTTTTGTTCTTTTGTCATATGCTTCTAAAAATTTACTCATATCACCCATTACCAGATTACTATAATATACATTCCAAAACTTTATATACATTAACATCGTCTAAAAAAATTGAAATCCCAACTGCTTGTAGACCCTATCAAAATTGCCCTATATAGTGCCCTCACGAAACTGTTAAACATGATCTTCCCCCCATTTTGTCAAAATTGTGGTACTAAACGCACGGATATCAAAGCTTGTTTTTGTGGTATGTGCGGATACAAGGTTATCCAACAACAACCACAAAACCAGTCGCAACCGCAGGCACAAAACTATCCTCAACAGCAGGAAAAAAAACAAAAACCGCCACGTCAGCAGGTACAAACTCAGCCACAATATCAGGCACAAACTCAGCCACAATATCAGGCACAAAACTATCCTCAACAGCAGGAAAAAAAACAAAAACCGCCACGTCAGCAACCACAATATCAGCCGCAATATCAGGCACAAACTCAGCCGCAATATCAGGCACAAACTCCGCCGCAACAGCAGGCACAAAAACAACACCAAAAACCGCCTAGACAACAGGCACAAAACCTGCCGCAATTTCAAGAGCAGTATCCGCCGCAACAGCAGGCACAAAACCAGCCGCAACAGCAGGCATACAATCAAAAACAAAAAAAAAATCAGTCGCAACAGCATACGCCAAACCAGCCGTATCAACCTGCACAAAAACGTCCAGTACAGCAGACACAAAATCCACTGCAACAACATGCACAAGATGTACAACAACAAGGTGTGAAAATGTGTAAAAAGTGTCATAATAACACTGCAACTCCTAATTTTAATCAATGTCAAAGTTGTTATGAGCAACGTACGGTGTTGACCCCACAACAGCCACAATATCAAGGCCAGTGTCAGCCACAACAACAGGGTGTGCAAATTTGCACAAAATGTAAGGATAGTCCAGCAAATCCTAACTTTAAACAATGTCAACGTTGTTATGAGCAATCTACTGTGTCAACTCCACAACAGACACAATACCAAGGCCACTATCAGCTACAACAGGGTTCGCAAATTTGCGGAAGGTGTGAGACTAATACGGCAAATCCTGGTCACAGGTTGTGTCAAGGTTGTTTTGAATCGCGTATTTGGACGCCTCCACAACAACAGGTACAAACCATGCCGCAACAACAGGATGTGCTAACTTGTACAAAGTGTAATGTGAATCCAGTAAATACTGGTTTTAAACAATGCCAAAATTGTTTTGTTGACCAAAAAGCAACGTATAAGCCAAATCCTGGAACGGTTAATTCAGAACCACACAGTCCAACCAAAGCGACACGTAGTTCACCCCGAAATGTGCAGAATACACCTCAAAGTTCTACAACTCAAAGTTCTACAACTCAAAGTTCTACAACTTCACCTCAAGAAATGCAACAGTTGCCACAAAAATGTAAAAAGTGCAAATCCCATGACACTAATGGTCATAAACTATGCCCAAATTGTTTTTTGAAGAAACAAACCAGTCTTGCAAATGGAAAATGCACCAAATGCAAAACTAATGATGCAAATCCTGACAAAAAGAAATGTCAAGAGTGTTATGAGAAGCAAAAAAGCAATGCTGATAGAAAGCAAGCGAATAACGCTGAGACAAAGCAATCAGGTAATGCTGATACAAAGCAAGTATCTGAAGTGTTCAAAACTAAGCTTACCAAAAGTTAATTTTTATGTTGTGTCACCCAACATAGTTTTTTTATAATCAAGTAACCAATAAATTAAGAATTTTTTATTATCATTTAATATCATATGGATAAAGAATATAATAAATACAAATCAAAATATTTAAACATGTACATGGACAACGATGATATTGAATTTGTAAAAGAGCATTTACAATACCTTACACATTCCACGAGTCTTGAAAATTTCGAATCAATATTAAAAGATGGCGTTTTAAAAAGACAAAAATTTGATGTGGTAATGATGAGCGCTTTACTTAAAGTTCTAGATTTTGAAATAGCAAACAAAATATCGGCCGACAACATTTTGAGAAATCTAAATTATAATACTATGTTAGAGTATCCACCAAAAATGTCTGATATAAAAGATGAAATGTTGTGTAATAGTATGGCAGGCGATTTTAATATTGGTGCGTGTTCTCGTCCAGATTATTCTCCAATATTATTATTTGACCCTAAAATATTATGGAAGGAATTATATTATTTTTTTTCACGATATGATGAATATGGAGAATCAAATACTGAAATGTATATATCCAAAGGCATTAAAAATAAAATAATAATGCCATATACATCAGATATAATCAAAAAACAAATGGATAAATATGACAATGTACCAACTGAAAAATTAAAAAATATGATATATGGATTAAGTTTTTGGTCTGAAATTGGATTTTATACAGATATTAAAATTAGAAAATATCTAGTTGGTGTAGTAGTTCCAATAACATATTATGATAAGGTCGTTAAAATGTTAAAAAAATATAAATATGATGTTGACATATTTATTTGTGATACGGACCGGAATGGTATTACTAAAATTATAAAGGTTGGCAATATAAAAAATATGGACGTATAGTATAATGTATAAGTCAGTATTAATGTTAATGATATTTATTGGAATATTATTTATGGTTATTGAGATTGTGAAGATATATGTTGAGGCTCAGGTTGTAAAAGAAAGAATTGAATATAGATATATTCCCAGAACATTGGAGGATGAAACTTTAAGTCCCGTTTACCCGTCACAGATCTTTGAAACGATGTTTAGCCAACCTAGTCCATGGATTTATAGTATCAAAAATTATGACCAAAAAAAACAAGAAAAGATCAACCAATACTTCGTAAATCAATTATAAACACACAAAAATTTATTTATAATTATTACTACTACAATTATAAATATTAAAATTTACACATAAACAAAACACATCATAAATCACTCCCACAATTCTTTACCATTCCACAAAATTCCCCAACATCCCTATATCCCTTATTTCTCATAATTTCCAATAATTCCCACTCAATTCTTCCAAAACATCCAATACCCTCTTTCAACAAACATGAACCAATACTAACACATTTGGCACCACAAAGTATGTATTCAAATGCATCTCTCCCGCTTTCAATACCCCCACAACCAACAACATCACATCTATTACCTAATCGTCGACTAAAGTTATAAACATTTGCCAAAGAAACACTTTTCATAGACATACCGCCTAAACCAAAGTTGGGGTGTATCACTGTTTCTTCCTTTTCCCAATCAACAACCAAACAGTTACCAATATTATTACTACATACAATGTAATCAATATCATATTTCAATATCAAGTTACTCATAATATCATATCCTTGAATATCAAATATTGGTGACATCTTCAAACCAACAATTTTATTATTCTTTATTAATTTTATTTTATCCAAACATTCCTCATAATTATCCAATTTATAATTTACATTTGGACATGACATATTTACTTCAATAACCATTGATTTTGTATTGAATAACACATCTAAATCATTGATAGTTTTTGGGTATACAGATTGTATGTATAATTTATTTGTAGTTATGTTAGAATAATAATTATGACCAAAATTTGGTAGACCCATTGAATTAATACATACTTTGTCATCTTGATAGAATCTTGGATGAGGATTACCAAATTGTGGTTGTATTGTACATGATTTTGATACTATGGCACCACATGATGGGATTTGGTCAAGTTCTTGTATTTGAGATAATGTTGAGCTGTAGCATCCCGATGCATTTAGGAGTGGGGATGATATGGGAATGGAACATAAGGTTGTCATTGATTAGTTGTAATATTATAATATTTTTATGTAAATGTTATAATATGTGTATTTCAATTTTTAATAAATAAATTATAAAAGTCCCATGGTACGCATACCACCCAATAACCTGGTCACTCCGCATCCTGCACCACTTCTTGTGAAAAATTTATGCTTTAAAAATACTTCAAGTTCTTTATCAACACGTTCTTGACCAAACTTTTCATACAATGATTTTGCATAATCGCCACCTGTGATTGTTTCAAATCGGTGTTTCATATCTTCAACATCACATGACCTCTCAGCAGATCCAATTGTTTCAACACCACAAATAATAACATCTACTTTTTTAGATAATTCTCCACCAGGATACCTTTTCATGTTCCAAAATGGGGAAGTACTTTCTGGAAAATTCTTTAAAAATACAACTGGTCCATAGTCCGCATATAATTGTTTTTCTTCGGTATGACCAATTTCATCAACACCATATTTCTTGCACATGTCCATGTAATCAACTTCAGGGAATGACTCTTTTTTTCCAAAACCCAAACTTTGAAGGAGCTCCTTTTCAAACTCAATCAAACCATCCAAATCACATGGTAATTCAAATTCAAACATTGGAAAGATCAAATCATGCCTGCCAGCCACTGGATTTGGTTCTTGACGATAGGAAGTGGTTGTACAGTGAATACCAGGAACCTTATTTTCACCAAGTTCAAGTAAGATATCTTCAAGGTGCATCTGTCCAGTTTGTGGAAGAGGCCAAACTTGACCAGAATAGTTAAAAGTAGTTAAGTTATTTACATCTTCACATGCAGCTAGGATGCTTAATTCAAGTTGTACAAAACATTCAATCATACCCTTCTTTTGGAAGAATTCTTTGACTTTAGTGCTTACAGTGTTAAATTCAAATGGATTAATCTTTTTGGTAGTCATGTTCATGATTATAATATGATTGTAACTATAAATGTTTATATTGTTTTGATTTCAATTTTTTTATGGACCATATAATGATAAACAAAGGCGATGTTACCAAAAAATATACAATCAGATGTTACATTAGCAGTTTATTCAAGTATAATGCTATGGCACCATCTGAATAACTTTTTTTATGTACACCGCCTTTGCTTATATCAGTAATACAAAAATTAAAATATTCCCACCTCCACAATACAACAAAGGCGATGTTACCAAAAAATATACAATCAGATGTTACAATAGTAATAAACAATATAAATTACTATGGCGCCATCTGAATAACATTTTTTATGTACACCGCCTTTGCTTCCCATCAGTAATATAAAAATTAAAATATATACATTACAAACCATATAAAAAATTGATATCCAAACAATAAGCAATATTTATTAATAACATACCTATTAAAATCAACATGCATCTAATAAAATCACTAAAAGACAAAAATATTATCAAAACTGGAGATTTTATTTTAAAAAGTGGAACCAAAAGTAAATTATATTTTGATTTTAAGGGCATGGTAAGCCATCCAGATTTAATGACAGATGTATCTTATGAACTTAGCAAATTGGTAATTGACAATGTTGCATTATGCGGAGTTCCTTTAGGTGGCATATCATATTCAGTATTAGTCAGTCAAATTTTAATGAGACCAATGGTTTTATTAAGAGAAGAAAAAAAGAGTTATGGTATGGGAAATCAAATTGAAGGTTCATGTAATGGACAAGTCATTTTGATTGAAGATGTTATTACAACTGGTCAAAGTGTCATTTCTTGTATCGAAATTTTGAAAGCAAATAATATTGTTGTAAAACAAGTTGTTTGTATTTTGGATAGAGAAGCTGGTGGTGTTACCAAAATTAAGGATATGGGATATAACATTTCTACTTTGTATACTATGAATGACATTTTAAATTACACAGAAAACAATGACATTAAAACATGTGCTATTGGTAATAAATTATTGGACATTATTAACAATAAAAAAACAAATTTAATAGCATCATTAGATTGTGATAATTTATATGAAAACATGGAAAAAGTTGGTGATCATGTTTGTGCCGTTAAAGTCCATGGAGATATTTATGACAATTTGGATTATGATAAAATCAATGAGTTAAAAATGAAATATAATTTTATGGTCATTGAAGATAGAAAATTTTCAGACATACCATATATTTGTTTGAAACAATTAGATAAAATTATTAAATATGCTGACATTGTTACAGTCCATGGTATTTGTGGAGAGTTAATGGTCCAACAAATTGGCAAAAAGGTTGGCATATTGATAGTCCATGATATGACAGTCCATAAAAATTTAATTGACAGAGTTTACATGAACAAGGTACGAGATATGGTTTGTGATGGATTTGTTGGTTTTGTTGGAAAGAAAAAGATTAATGGGTTTCTGACATTTACTACTGGTGTTAAAATTGATTCAGGAGTTGATGGTTTGGGTCAGTGTTATAAGAGTGTTGATCAGTGTGATGGTGATGTGTTCATTGTAGGTAGAGGGATTTACGATGGATGTGTCGAAGAAAATGTTGTGAAATATAAAGAATTATGTTGGAAGGGTAATTTATAATTTGTTTATTTAACAAAATAAATGTAATAATGTTGTCAATATTTAATTTTTTTATTTGGATATAATATATGGATATTGATAGTGATATAAGGGATATTGTTGAAATAGAAGAAGAGATGGATGAATTGGTGAAAAATTATAATGCGGCTGTCAAAGATGGATTATGGAAAAGGAAAGTAAGTGAGGGTAAATTAATGTTGCAGGTTAAGTTGGGGTTGGTTGAAGATAAGGAAAATAATAGATTATAATATTGTTATAATTGTAATAAAAATATATACTTTTAAATATCTAATTTAGGGTATGTGTTGTAGATATCACCGATAAATATATGGGATGGAATTTTAACACTTGATAATTTGATTATAGCATCGTTCAGATTTACTTGCCAATTATTTGTGTTTTGTCTAACATCAGGTTGAAAAATTCTAATAATAGAATATCCATTTTTAAGTACACATGTCATTTTATATTTATCATTTTGTTGTGTTATTTCTGGAGAAGTCCAAGTACTAACTTGTTTAAAATGTTGTAATCCATCCAATTCTATAATTATTTTGTATTCTTCAATCAAATAGTCAAAACGCAATTCTCGTAAATTTTTACACCAGTTAAAACGTTTTTGAGTAATTATATGTAATGATGGATATGTTTTAATTAAATATTTATACAATATATTTTCTGTTGTATTAGATGAACATAAACACCAACATTTCTCTTTTCCCGCAATAAGTTTTGGAGATTGAACATATATATTAGGGCAATCTGGACAATTAAATTTATATAATTCATGTGTATATTTAAATATAAATCTCGGATTTACATTATTAAGGTTTGACCAATATTGTGATCTTTCGCATGATGCAAAACTATTTTCAAAACACATAATACATTGTAAATCTGAACATAGTTCATTATGAGAACAATATGAACACCATGTATTATGTTTTGTGATATTTGAAATGGTTACCATAAACATATGCTTACAATCATCACATTTGAATTCATATTTTTCATTTGTACAACTAAAAATTTGCCTTGGTGTTAATATATTAGTAGGTGACCAATTTTTAACTCTGGGGTTTGTTGCAAAACTATTATCTTCACACATTTTACAATCTTGATTATCACATAATATAGAATGTGCGCAATATGGACACCATGCATCACAATTTGTAATATTACCTAATGATTGAGAAAATATATGATTGCACTTATCACATTTAAATTTATATTTGTTAGCTGATCCCCTGAAAATTAGTCTTGGATTCGCATCATCTACCCAAAAATCTACTTTAGGATGGGATGCAAAACTGTTTGTTTTACACATATTACATGCTTCTGAATCGCATAGAGTATTATGTGAGCAAAACGTACACCAACTATTTCTAATAGTAATCTTGTCAATACGCATTTGAAATACATGAAAACATACATCACAATCAAATTTATATGATTGTCTCGATCTCCTAGTAATATCTAATATATTTGCTATATTTTCAGAAGACCATGAAATAGCTCTTGGATGGTTTGCAAATCTGCGATCATCACATACAGTACATTTATCATCTCCGCACAATTCTTTTTGTGTTTTTAAACATGGACCATTGTCAAACAATTTTTTCTTTCTGCTTGTGCTTTTTTTATTTTTATTATTTTTAGGTTTTTGTTTATTCTTTATTTTTAACATTAGGATGAATATATTGTATATAGAGTAGTACAGACCAAAGTGTTAATTTTTCAATTTTTTTATAAATAAATAAATAATATATATTTGTCTATAGAAATATATAATAATATAGTTGAATAAATATTTTATATTCTTTTTATATAGTATAAGAAATGAATAGTTCATCAAACAGAGGTATTTATGACACTTGCGCCTACAACAAAAGGCTATATGAAAGCACTTCACCATTAGCGTATAACCTTTTTTTTGGTAAAAATGAGAATTGTAATAAGTGTATTGACAAGCAGTTTTATGTCAAGTTTCAACCTGAAATCGTAGACACTGAATCAGAGCTCAAAGGAATTAATCGTCCAATGTCTCAATGTGATCAATTTAAATATAATCCATCATGTAAAAAATCCAGCATGTGTATGTCAACCTTTGATAAAACTGCTCCTGTTGTCCTCGATCCTATCATCTGTCCAATAACATTTAACAACATCCCAAGACAAACCCACCCAGGATATACCCTCCCAAATCCTAACCCTTGCATTTACCGTAAATAAACAACCCTTACCCAATCACATCATAACCTTGTAATATATTTTTCAAATACATTACCAAAATAAAATTGATATATTATCCCCATATAATATCATACATTAATCACAATTACTATATGGAAGATATATATTATAATGTATTTACATTCCTACCAATCAAAAATATAATATTATGTTCATCAATAAATAAATTTTTTAATAAAGCTTCATTATCAGAACTATTATGGAGACAACTAACGATTAATGATTATGGGAAACATGAAAATTTTTATGATAAAATAAAATTATTTGCATTAAACAATTTAGAGGTATATAAATTTTGCTATAACTTGAATAAACTTAAATTAGTTGGGTCTGTTGATAAAATATATGAAACTACAAACTACAATGTTCCCGATTATTCAAACATGGCTCTTATGAAAGATTATAAAAATATTCCTACACAAATATCATGTCTTCATAATTTAAAAATTTTTTGGGTTGTGATGCGAAATATCACTTCAATTCCGACACAATTAGGTGAATTACATAATTTACAATCAATTCAGGTTTATGATACCGTTATAACCAATATTCCAACAGAATTAGGAAAATTATGTAATTTAAAAGATTTACGTTTTCATAGAAATCGATTGGATAATATTCCATCTGAATTAGGTCAATTACATAATTTAGAAGATTTTGTGATGTTTGGTAATCTTATTTCATCTATTCCAACAGAATTAGGAAATTTAACTAATTTAAAAAGATTAGTATTGTCCAACAATTTTATTTCAATTATTCCAACCGAATTAGGAAATTTACATAAGTTAACATATTTAAGTTTATATACTAATAAAATAATGGTTGCTCCAACAGAACTTGGTAAATTATGTAATTTGGAAGAAGTTAATCTATCAGATAATAATTTAACAACGATTCCAGTTGAATATAAACAATTAAAAAAATGTCAAAAATTTGATTTACTCTCTAACCCAATAGAATTAATACCCGATGAATTTGGACATGTTCCTAATAATTGTAAGGTGTTAGTAAATAAAAATTTTTTATGTTAAATATTTCCAAATAAAATTGATATATTATCACCATACAATATTACACAAATAATTATAAACATTATATGGAAGATATATATTATAATGTTTTTATATTTCTATCAACTAAGGATATTATATTATGTTCATTAATAAATAAATTATTTAATAAAGTTTTTTCATCAGAATTATTATGGGAGAAACTAACAATTAATGATTATGGAAAACATATAAATTTTTATGATAAAATAAAATTATTCGCATTAAGTAATTTAGAAGTTTATAAATTTTGTTATGACTTGAATAAACTTAAAGTAGTTGGTTCTGTTGATAAAATATATAAGACTATAAATTATAATATTCCTGATTATTCAAACACTATAGTTACACAGGGATATAAGTACATTCCTACACAAATAGGACACCTCCATAATTTACAAACTATTTGGATATTACATCTAAAAATTACTTCTATACCAACACAATTAGGGGAATTATATAATTTACGAACGCTCGATTTATACGATAATAAGATAACTGATATTCCAACAGAATTAGGACAGTTACGTAATTTAGAAGAACTCGTAATGTTCAGTAATCGTATTTCCGTTATTCCAACTGAATTAGGAAAATTAAATAATTTAAAAAGGTTTGTGTTGTCTGATAATTGTATTACAATTATTCCAACAGAATTAGGAAATTTACATAAATTAATATATTTAAGTTTACATACTAATAAAATAAGTATCCTACCAACAGAAATAGGTAAATTACAAAATTTAGAACAAGGTATTTTTTCCCGTAATAATTTGACTACAATACCGGTTGAATATAAACAATTGAAAAAATGTCAAATCCTTGATTTAATGGATAATCCAATAAAATCAATACCTAAAGAATTTGGAAAGGTTCGATCCCATCAGACAGTATTAGTAAGCAAAAATTTTTTATGTTAAATATTTCTAAAAATAAAATTGAAAACACAACTATATAAACACTACACATTATTAATAATATTATCAATCAATATGTCCCACAAAAAATCAACCATTGTTAATAGAATTTTGAAAGAAATCACTGACATGAAAAATAATCCACCTGATAATTGCAGTGCTGGACCTGAAAATGACTCTAATATTATGTTATGGAAAGCAACAATTATTGGACCTAAAGCAAGTCCATTTGAAAATGGTATATTTTTCTTAAACATTGAATTCCCAAATAATTACCCTTTTGCCCCACCAATCGTTAAATTTACTACACATGTATACCATCCAAATATTAATAAAACAACTGGTGCTATATGTTTGGATATTTTAAAATCTGAATGGAGTCCAGCATTGACTATTTCAAAAGTATTATTATCAATATGTTCACTTTTAACTGACCCAAATCCAAAAGATCCATTTGAACCAGCCATTGCAAAATTATATATGAGAAATAAAACCGAATATGAAATGATTGCAAGAGAATGGACCACAAAATTTGCAAATGGATATAGTGACAATAATGAAAGTTTTAAAGAACATATATATAATGAAGAAAATATGTCTGAAGAATTAAGTGACTCTGAAGAAGATATGGACAGAGTTGACTAATTATATTTAAATAATTAAATTTTTTTATATGGTAATTTATTTTATAAAAAAATTAAATATGATATAATAATATATGTTGAACCAACAAATGTTACAAGTTAATGTTCCTTCTAATAGAGGTCAAGGCCATAGCTCACGTGAAATATATGATCAATGCTATAACGTTGAAAGAACCGCGAGAAGTACACAACCCTTATCATATAAATTAGATCCTAATCAAATAAATAATTGTAATGCATGTTTGAGTGTGTTTGGGCCACGAGGTGCGTGCCCATCAGGAGGTAGAGGAGTATATGGTTATGGCGATTCAAGCGCTGTTGGAGCTAATATAACTGCACCTGCTCAACAAGTCGTTGATACCGAGTCAATCTTGAAAAATTTAAACGTCATAAAAACAAGATGTAAAGATGGTGATGTTAACCCAATTGATGTGACCAAATATCAATTGCAACACCCTCGTGTATGCGATACGTTTTTAGACCCAGTAAGCAGTTTATTGAGCAACCCTCCACAAAATTATAGAGAAATTTTCGTAAATAGGTTTTATTCAACTACCACCGATAATCAAGCTAATATATTTTATCCATTTGCAGTCAATACTTCACTTGAAGCAAGGGATAATTACAAAATTCGGGTACCAGCTTTGACAAAATATGATGCTGTATTACCAAAACCAGTTTAAATTTTTAAATATATATTTTTTATTAAAATTATATAAATCAAAAATCCTTACTGTATCCAACCAAAAATTATATACCATTACTATATACATGTCCAACATATCACTTCTCATCACCGCCGCAATATTATCAACAATACCAATGCCGTTCTTAAAAATGTATAATACAAATGATGATTATAAATGTGTGGTAATAGCAATATTATCACAAATTATTTTAGTTTACATTTATTTACTTATACTCAAAAACTCTAAAATGAGTACTATATATCCATTCATAAAAATACTATCAATAATCATGGTAATGTTGATTGGTATTTATTTTTATAAAGAACCTTGTAATATTGAAAATAAATTAGGTGTATTATTTGGTATTATTTCCCTTTATTTATTATCAAAATAAATTTTAAATCTCTTCTTTATTTTCTATTTTTTCAGTTTCTTCCTTTTTAATTTCCTTGCCTTCTTTAGTTAAATGAGGCTGTATCATTTTTAATAAACCTGTCGCTAATGCTGGATCATTTATTAATCCCAAGCTATCATAAAATTTTACAATTGAATGAATATCGACACGCATTGGAGTCATATATTTTAATACATATGAATATATGAATTGTCTGACAAGTTCTATAAATGGAGTTATTACAACATCAGTAATTTTGATACTTTCATCATGTGCCTCATAATAGTTTAATAATGTAACCAATAATCGGGTAGCATTTAATAATGCATCCAATTCTGAATATGGATCCATAAATGCTGCCATATAAGAACTTGTCCCGCTCTCTTCTGTTTTATTTGGATCCTCAAGACAATGTTTTATAATAAAATCACCCAAAAATTTAGTTAAATCTTCAAGAGTATTCTTAAATGATAATGCCCTTGCAAATATAATATCTTTCCTATCTTTATCTGCCAATAAATCATCATCTTTCTTAACAATATATTTATTATCAAGTGGGTCAAAATCATGTAAATCCATATAGTAAGTATGTGAAAAGGTTAATGGAGATACGTATATATCTATAACTGTTTCATACGATCTATTAATAACAGTTTCTTGGACTCTATTATTAGGATCCAATTGTAAAGCCTCGCTTTGAAGAGCCGCTTGAATTTGAGCATTCAATTGTTCCGCATCAATCGTATTATTAACACCATCAGCATTAGCACATGTTTTAGATATGTTCTGCATTTGTTCAGCAAATTGTTGATGATTGAATGTATTAACAACATTAGTATCCTTTGGTTTCTGTTCTGCTTTTTTTACCTCTGGAATTGCTTTTACTTTTGGTTTAGGCTCAGGTTTTGCTTTTGGCTCAGTAGTTACTTTCTGTTTCAATTCTGGTTTTGCTTTTGGTTCTGCTTTTGGTTCTGGTTTTGCTTTTGGTTCTGTAGTTACTTTTTGTTTCAATTCTGATTTTGTCTCGGTAGTTACTTTCTGTTTCAATTCTGGTTTTGGCTCTGGTTTTATTTTTGGTTTTGGTTCTGGTTTTGGATCTGTGCACGGACTTTTTCTATTTTGGTGGGCACTTAGTAGGGAAGCAAATTTAAATTCTTTGTTACAGTCGTTACAAATATATTTTGACATAATATATTTGTAGTAGTTTTAATTTTATATTGTTTTAACTTTTATTCATTTTCTTCAGATTCTTCATTTTGTTCAGTTTGTACAGTTTGTCCAATTTGTTCATCATTTTGGAATTCACCATCTGGTATTATTTTAGTTTTAATATTCTCATTAATTGCATCTATAAGTTCTTTCTTTTTATTCATTATTCTAAGTATTATATTTAATTGTTGATTTAAAATTTCTGCATCCATAACTTGATATACATAGTCTACCATATATGAATACATAAATTGGTTAATCAATTCAAAAAATGTATGAACAATAATATGTCTTACTGAATCCTCAAAAATATATCTGTTCCATGTGGTCGCAGTTCCCATTAAAATTTTAACAGTTTTAACTAATATTGACTTTTCATCTTTCCAATAAAGTGGATCTTTACTATTAGCACCTTCACAGTGTTCTAATAAGAAATCAGTAAATTGATCAACAACACAATCAAAATCAGGTTGGGCAATTAAATCCTTGAGAAATTGAATATCTGCTTCTGAGCATGTGCTTAAAGTGGAATTACTGTATTTCATCCCATATTTAGGTTCTGCTGAATTTGCCTCCTCAATACTATTAAAATATTCAAAATCAATTGGTGTTAAAATAATGTTAGCATTTAATGAATTATTAATATTAGTATTTATTGTACAATTTCTAACATATGTATTAGTATTCTCAGTAACATTTGTTGGCACTCCATCTGTCGGAGGAATCTTTTGTTCTTCAGGTTTTTTTGGAGGTGTGACTGGTTTAGGTTTTGGCTTATTATTTATAACCTCATCTTTGGAACATGGGGTTTTCCTATTTTGATGTGTTTTTAATGCTGATGGACATTTAAAAGTTTTTTCACAAATATTACACTTGCTCATTATAATATATGTATTACTATTAATTTTATATTGTTTTAATATCATCACAAAATAATACAAAAAATTATATCATTTTATTTTTTTATTGTTAATTGTTTACCTAATGTAAAATGTGGAGCTATATATTTGGTAATGTTATTGGTTAATGAATTATTTCTGATTGAAGTAACAATTTCACCTAATAGGAGAAATTTGTCAGTTTCAGTTATCATTTTCATTGGATATTTAATACCATATTCATCAATACATTTTACAATATATGTTAATAAAGGAAGAATAACTTTTTCTTTCACAGTAATACCAGATGGATCAGTTACCCATTTATTACATGTGGCATTAGTCGGTAATATTCTTACCAAAAATTTTAATCTTGATAAATCTGAACACCATAATGATTGTTCCGCTACTCTATCTGGTTTTTTATAGAAAGCTATAATAATATTACTAATATATGCCACTAATTTACCCCTCTCATATTGTGATACTATTGTGTTAATAAACATAATGTTATCATCCTCATGATGTGGTTCTGTTATGAGGTTACCCTCTTTAATAATACTATAATCATCCAATGATTTAATACATGGCTCCCCTGTGAAGTTTTGAGCAATATAATCTTTAGTAAGAATATTCATTGTCAAATTATGATTATTATTGGTATTGTTTTGGGTATTTATATTATTAGTATTGCCAGCATTTTTTGCCTGGGTAATAGCAATTTCTTTGAGATGATCTATGAGGTCTTTGTCATGTTGTAATTTAACTTCCATCTCTTGGATTCTTTGTTCTATGTTGTCTTTGTAGTAAGGATCATTCTCTTTGAGACAGGAATCTTTGAGGTGCCTTGTTAAATTACTCAATGTTGTAAATGGTTTATTGCAATATCCACATATAGTACTTCTTGGAGTACATGGATTTTTTTTATTCAGATGTGCTTTTAAATTTGAACTTTTTGAAAATGTTTTATTACATTTATTACATGATACTTGTTTTGTCATAATATATATTATATTTATATTTTTATATATTTTTATTACTTGTTTGGTTAAATATACCTTGTTTAATATTATAGTAGTTATAATAATATTTATAAATGTTGGAATTAACAATTAATGTAAATAACAATAATCATAGTGTAATTTACAAATTATTGACTATAAATGTATTACCATTTGTTAATTGATGAATCAAAATTCAGCCGGATCCGATTAAATTTTAAGTTTATGATCAGTTTTTAAGCTATAATATATTTTATTAAAAGTACCATCCTTTATTACTTAATAATTTTTATTTGATATACTAAAGAAAATATTTAAATTAAACAGAATAGATTTTAATAATCTAACACGAAATTTATGTGGAAAAATATCTATTCATGGCATTAATAAAATATATCTTTATAATGGTAAATATTTAATGTAAAAAATATAATGTTACAATTTACAGTTAATGATTGATAATTATGTTATAATTCATAGATTAGTAATTATAAATATGTTATGATTTAGTGATTGTAAATCTAAAGAAACAAACGATACTCATAATGTCAAGTATATAAATTGATATAATTATGTTATAATTGCAATATTACTATTCATTATAAACTAACAAATATTACGTTCTAATTCAATAATTAGAATATGGAAATATGCTATGATTCGTCAATTGAGTGAATCAAAATTCAGCTTTGTGAATTAATATTAAGCCAAAAAAAGATCAAAAATCAAGTTTATGATCAGATTTTAAGCCAAAATGGCCTTGTTTTATCAAAATTTTATCATGTAAAATCTAATAAAAATTATCCAAAAATATATAAATTTCTATAAAAAGTATCAATGTCTATAACTTTACATATACATTTAATGGACCAAAAAAAAATATTTTTTTGTTAACTGGAGGAATTTTCAAAATCCAACACAAAATTTGTGTGGAAAAATTCAAAATCCTAGTCTAAACTAAAAATATTTTTTTAACGGATACCAGTAAAATATTTAATTTATAAAATTCACAATTCACCTCAAACTATTAATAATTACCCTATAATTTATAGATTAATAAACAAAAACTATTCCAATTCAGTTATTACATAATATAATAAAATGGTCTATAATTAATATCAAACTAACAATATTTTCTTCATAATTCACTATTTTATAAATATTACTTTTTAATATTTGTTTTATTTATTGTTTCCTTAATTCTTTTAATATCATCTGCGTTTTTGTGATATTCAACCATCAATTGGACAATTTCAAGTTTCTCCCTTTTAATATTTTCTTCTATTTTAATATTCTGAACCATTAACTGTTCTTGTTGAAGCTCTAATTTGTGTAATTGTGCCAGTATATTGGTATTTTTATAATATTGTTCCTCCTCTTTTAAACAGTAATCTTTTAGGTGTCTTGTAAGGCTACTTAATGTAGAGAATGTGGTATTACAAAATTCACATGTTTTACTCTTTGGTATGCATGGATTTTTTCTCTTAAAATGATTATTAAAATGATCAGATCTTGAGAACACTTTACCACAATCCTTACATTGTAATGGATTATTAATAACTTCCTTCTCCACAATCTCCTCACCAACAACCTCAACCTTCTTCTCCACCTTCTTCTCAGCCTCAACCTTAGCCCCAATCCCATGCCAATTCTCATGTCTCACCAATCCAAACTGAACAACAAAGTCATCCATGTTAGTAGTATACATAGAACTGTTACATGCTGAACAAATTGGCCTCAAGTTTTCAATCTCCTCTGTTCCACCATTTGCCTTAGCAATAATATGTCCACATGCAAAATCCTCCAGTTTAATAATATTATCATTACAAGACAAACATTTACCTTCCCTCTCGTGAGGTCCTAGATAAGTGTCCCATACAATACTCCTAATCCTTTTTGGAATATTTTTTGACTTTGTCTTTTTTGGTGGTGTTCTTTTCTTACTGCCTTTCTTCTTTGCTTCCTTCTCCTTGCCCATATGTAATAGTAATAATACCATAATACTCCATACTGCAAACATTTCAAATATCAATTTTTTATATATAAATCTAATAAAACAAACTATATGATACTTATCAAAGCCACAAATTTTAAATTATATCAATAATTATTGATCTTTATCCTCTTCGACCTAACCAATCTCCCCAACCTTCTTCCTCTCCTTCAACTTCTCCTTCAACTTCTCCTTCAACTCCTGCCTCTGCCTCTGCCTCTGCCTCTGCCTCTGCTTCAACTTCTGCTTCTTCTTCTTCTTCTTCTGTTGTTGCCTCGGAATGTACTTCCTCAACTGTTTTTTCGCACCAAATATAATTAAAAGTGAGCTTTAAAGTTTCAAAATTAATGTTAATTGGGATGTTGATAAATGCAGTATTACATTTAAAAACCCAATTCTTATTAATACTATGTTCTTTACCTTCATGTTCATATTGTATTGTCATTTGTGTATAAACTTTAGTGTTGTCGTCCTTATTTATAACACAAATAACATATGTATCAGCATCTCTAAAATTAGTTTTAGTTTTCACAGTAAATAACGTCGTTTTTGGATCAACTGTGGTGGTATACAATGTTAAATTCTTAGAATACTCTTTACTCAACTTTATGACATAACTACGTGAGCATCTCATAGGTAATCCAGTAATAGTTTTTGGATTAAATAAGAATTTAACTTTATTAGTTTTATCATATTTGGTGGCAAGATTTAATCTTTTAATGACACCACTTGTTATTGTCTTATTTAATTTGAAATTTGGTAATGTTAACAATTGTTCTACAGCTTGTTCATATGTGTTTTTGGTTATGTTAGCCCAATAAATACATGCTAATAAATCATTGATGCATTTTTCGGAAAGATGGTCATCCTCAACATCAAAACTACAAATAGTCTTTATTAATTTCATTAAAATCTCGTCCTCATCTATATTAAATGAAAAATTCTTCAAGAGGTTACAGATAATATTTCTTGTTTTTGATACAACAATTGATTGTTTTGTAATAAAACGTATTTGAAAATTTTTTTCTAGATATGTTTTACAATCAGTTTTGAGCTGAGTAATATGACCACTTTCAAACAGTTGTAAATTACTAATGAGTTCCTCAATTTCTACAAATATATTGACAACATTACTATCATTTATGATTTGAGCTAACTGTAACTCCAATTGTGTAAGTTTTTCAAGTAGACCGGGAATTTCATCCTTTTCAGTTCCTACTGTTGATTTTATCTTATTTTTATGTGATCTATCAAATCTGCTATATTGTATGCGGTTGTGTTGTCGTTCCTCATTTTTCTTAGGGATGGTTTTTTTAGCAAAACTATTAAAATTAAATTTGTTAAAAATCTCGTCTGGGATACTGTAATCGTCACAAATTTTGTAGAACCATACTAATTCTTGCGTGGTAAAGTACATATCATAATACATATTGTTAATGAAATGCACAAAAAATTTTCCCATTTTTTCAGTATATGTTGGCAACAAGACAATTTTTTCACGATCAGTAGTAAATATTGTTTTCTTCATTTTAAAGAACCCCACATCGGTTAAATATATCTCATGGACACATCCAACTTCATCACCGATTTTATCCCCGTCATGTAAAAATACTGGGATTTGTTTGGAGGTCTTAGATATTAACTTTGCAAGCTCTGAACATGGGTTATTTCCAAGGTTATCCATAGCGTAGAAAGGCACTAAATGATTCTTAACAAGGATCCAATAAACAGTTATATTTTCAATTTTTTTACTTATAACCAAAAAAAATTGAAATCTGAACTCATTGTTTACCCTAACCTTTATATAGCCAAAAATATCTAAATGACGCCAGAGAGTCCAGGATATTGTATTAAACTGCAAAAAAACCCTTTACGCTATATATGTAATGATATACAAATTGTATATTACTAACAATAAAGGGATTCCATGGTCATTTCGATACATATAAGTATTATCTAAAGTTATTAATTTAAAAGTTATTAACTCTAAATAGTATGGTATCGAAATTTAAACAACTCTTTCAATATTGGATTTAATTCAATATGGCATTATCTGAAAAAATAAAAAAAAAATTTTTCCTTAAAAAGTAAACATAGCTTTTACTCCTGACATAAATATGATTTATGTCGGGCTCAAAATGAATTAATGAAAAAAAAAATTTTTTAATAATAGTGTGATCCTAGAGTGGTGAACCTATTATTAAAATCCCTATACAGAAATGTATATGTAGAAATGTAATATTTGTTTATAAAGTGTATATTTGTATAAAAAAAATGAAATTTAATCATTATAATTTGCAGTGTTTAAATATTATAGATTATAATATCCCAATGCACTTATTTGGACCTATTCACAATGCATATTTAAATATGAGCGATCGTATTTCTTCTTCACCAGAAAGTATAAAATTTTATACCACGTTAAGTCAATATCAAGAAAAGAGTGGTGATGTATTTACAAAAATGGTAATAATAAAAAGTTTTGAAAAATATATTGACGAAAAATATATTAAAGCTACTGGTAATGACATCAAAGCAATGAACAATTTGAAAGAAATAACTACATTAAATTCATATGATCTTAGTGCTGAATATAAAGCTTTTATCGGTAAAATGATAAATGATTTGTATACAAAATTAGACAAGGATAAATCATTTGATGAAAAAATGAATAGCATATCAACTGAAGAAACTGAAAAATTTGTATTTGATAATTTTGAAGATATTTTATGTGAGATATCTATAGCTGAATATATCAAATTAATTAAGAAGGAAGAACTTATTATGTCACTATTCGAATATATTGATGAGGTTGACGAGAAAAATGATAATATTGAGGCATTAAATAATGGTGGAGAACTATTTAATATATTAGTTGACGTATTTAATGATATGGTATTAAAATCATATGATAATGCCATACCTGAAGAATATTCGAGTGAAAAAAGTATAAAGTGGATATGTAACTACCATGCTACAATGAATAAAATTTATGATTATGAACCGAAATATTACGATGATGATTATGAATATTCAAGTGATGATGGCGAAAATGATGATACTAATGGCAGTAAGTCGGATGGTTCTGGTAATGATAAATCTGATAACGATGATAAAATTGGTGATAATGATAAATCTGATGGTTCTGGTGATGAACATGTACAGAATAATTTAAAGAGGAAAGATACCGATGTTTTTGATAATACTATTAACAAGAAGAGAAGAACTGATTAAATGTTTTTTATTAAATACTATTAAATGTTATTAACAATAACAGACCAAGGCGATGTTACATCCCTATATTTAACTATTAAAATAAATTATGATAGAGATACCATAGGGATGTACACCGCCTTTGTTATTTACCATAATACACTTAACAAATATTTATTTTATAAATTTACATTGTTAAAAATATAAATATCAATAATAAAAAACATGGTAATATTCCTTTAATCATTATATTTTTATATTTTAAATTTCTATTGTCAACATCTGTTTTTTGATCAGTTAAAATTATTTCCTTTCTTTTGACTTGATCCGCAACAATTTTTTCTTTTTGTTCCTCCCACCTTTTTTGGACAGCAACTAATTGATTATAAAAGTTTGGTATTACACCTGTTAATTTTGGATTTTGTGCATCTTGGTATCTTTCGTATGCAATATGTGCAACATAATTTTTATTTTCTCTATAATTGTTAGATTCATATATGTTAGTACCATTTATGGGAGTTCTTTTAATTGCTGTTCCATATTCTAAATATTTAGTTTTATGTTCATTATTATTAAAATATGTCCCGACAGCTGGTAATCCTATCAAAAGATCCATTTATTATAATATTACAATTTATTATATTTTAGGTTAAACAGTAAAATGATACATACATAAGAAAAATTGAATTCTCAAATATATAAATTGTAGTGTATAATATTAAATATACTATAATGGGTAAAACTCTTAAAAAAAGGAATTATAAATTAAGGAATTTTTGTTCAACAAGAAATATTTATAATGATACAGATAATATTGAAGAAATGTTTAATAATCTGAAAATAGGTAATAATATATTGGTTGATAAAATATATTATTTAACATTGAAAAATACTGTATATTGTATGAAAAAATATGGTATTAAATTTAACATTATTAATTATAGGGAAGCAATTGGTTGTTCTAAAACAGAGCTATATAACCATTTAATAAAAAATAATAATATTAATTTAGAGAATATCTCATTAAAGATTGGTCATATTAATGCATTTGATGTAAGTCAAAAGGATAATGCATTTTACGTTCATGGATATTTTAATTATAGAAATTTACAAATAGAAAGAATTTAGTAATCATCAGAACTTTGATGTTTAACTTTCTTAACAGCGATATTTGGTTTATTACTTTTAGGTGCATAATCATTAATATTAAATTTTTGTCCGTCTTGCTTCCAATGTTTATTAAAATTATTTTTATCAAAATTATTAAATTGTGAACATCCAAGGGCATCAACTTTATCATTGAATGCCTTGAAATAAAATATTTTGTCTGTTAAATTTTTTTTAGCTCCTTTATTTACAATTACCATACATCCATAATCTTCAGTTAATTGTGTAAATACCTGTCTAAAAAAATCGAGTGATGTAAACATACCAGCATAATGTTCAAATAATCTTTTTTGGTTTGTAATAAAATCATCATATAATAAGAAAATGTAATCAAAGTTACATCTTAATTCTGGTGTGATACCCAATGGGAATTGCATTGTTAAAATATACATTACTTTATAATGCCTACCATTAAAGAACATTTTTAAAATTTCTTTATCTTTCATCCATGTTCCTTTAGATGCCAAACAATCGTCCATTACTAAGAATGTTCTTGGATCGACCTTTTTCTTTTTTTTATAATATTTTTTACATTTTTCTATCATTAGTTCTTGTCTTGCAAATAGATTAGACAATATTTCAGGTTTGTATTCATAATATATAAATAAATCGGGGAAGAATTTGCCATAAAAACAACTCATTTCTTCGGTGGGTGAAATAATGATTCCTCCTGGTATAAATTTAAAATAACTTAATATTGATCTACATACCCAACTTTTCCCAGAATTTCTTTTTGCTATCATACATATAGCAGGATTTTCTGTAAATGAATCTAATTTAAATTCTTGTATTTCTAAACCCCTTCCATGAGCTGCAAATACGACGTTTTTAGACATATGTATTATATATATGGTTATATATTTTTTACATAATAATTTACATAACGTTTTAATATTGTAAAATCTTTGTAATTATGATATATTCAACCTTGTCCCCATCTTTTTTAACAGGGAAGTACCAAATACCTCCTATTAAGTATAATCCTAATTTTATAATTTTATCCATATTACCAATACTTATATAAAAACTATCATTGGATAATAAGTATTGTAACATTTCAGCTTCAACTTTGTCAAATTTTTCATATTTATCATTAATTTTTTCTTTGAATCCTTTAACCTTGTCAATAGGTGCTTCAATTAATGCATTATTAACGAATGCGATAGTCCACGACCAATACCATACAGATAATTGTACATTATACATTCCCAGACAACAATATTCGGCTTTCATAATTAATTTATCATCAAGATATACCCCTACAATATGCGAGCCATTTTTTTGGTCAAATACATATTCATAATTATTTTTGTTATTCAATCCATTTATTTTATGTTGCATATCTTCATTAATTGAATCATAATATGAATTTAATTTGTCAAAGAATTTTTTGTATTTGTTTGTCATATATATTATTATGTGTCAAATATATTTTAAAAATAATATGCAACTATTATAATTAATGTCAATAAATAAAAATAATACTAAGAAGATATTATGTTATAATATAATTACCGGTAAAAAATGTAATTATGGTAATAAATGTTTGTATGCACATAATTTGGATGAACAGAATATATGTGGGACAAGGGCAAAGGCTTATGATATATTAAAGGGTGATGATAATTTGGATGATATAAATTTAGTTGAGGATAGTAAATTATATGAAACTTTATGTCAATTAACAAAGGTTTGTTCGTCATGTGAGAAGAATGTATGTTCAGGTGGATATAATTGTAGGAATGGTTCAATAAATAAAAGTTTAAAAGTATGTTATGATGATTTGGTTTATGGAAATTGCAAATATATAAAATGTAATTTTATTCATTTAACTAATAGGGGATTAGTACCATACCTAAGGCAAAAAAATATAAATAAATATGATAAAATAAATCCAAAAGGACTTTACAGATCTTTTTTTAAAAAGAACAATTCTCCACAAAAGAGTAATGATTCTAATACAGATTCAGAAACTAACTTGATAGAATTTTTATTCTTTACAAAAAATATGAATACAGAGTCATCGGACTCATTTAATGATGAAGATACTGATGATATTGTAGATTATTTGAATAATGACAATGATTCCTCCGATGAGTCTATCTTCATTATATAAATTACATAAACATTTGATATGTATTAAAAGTAATTATGAGTATTTTTAATAATCAAATGGCAAATATTCCTGAACAAGAATATGTCAAAAGGGGTAGAGGTAGACCAAAAAAAAATCAAATGGTAAATAATTATGAGAAAAAAAAGAAACCAGTTGAGAATGATATGCTCGGAAATGTTCGTGTAAAGGAAGCATCATTAACTCAAGTGAAAGATGAAATTATTTTACATTTTCCTTTAATAACGATGAGTGACATTATGCATAAAAACAGTGAACAAGAGAATGAGATAAAAAATGATCCACATGATATTTTTACAATAAATGATGGTAATTTATCAAATACAAAATCAGATTCTGATTACAATATGAGCGAGGGATTAAATAATATTGCAGTGATAGAATTAAAGCAACAAATTGACGAACAAAAATACATTATCAGTTCATTACAAAATGAAATAGAAAATTACAAATCATTAATGGAAAAGTATGATTTATCAAATAGGAATGTATCAAAAATTAATGTCCTGTTGATCGATACAAATACAGATAATATCATAATACCTGAATCAACTGAAATTGCATGTTGGTGGTGTTCACATAATTTTACAGAAGTTCAATGTGTCCTACCTGAAAATATATATAATGATAACTGGTATGTTGGTGGATGTTATTGTTGTATTGAATGTGCAGCAGCAGATAATTTTAGTAGGAATGATTCAAATGTATGGAATAGATATAGTTTATTGAAACAATTATATAAAGTAGATAATATTGTTCCAACACCTGATAAAAGGATATTTACAAAATTCGGTGGTGAAATTATACACGAAAATTTTAAAAAGAATGCACATAAGTGCGACAAAATATACAGGATGATAATGCCACCAATGGCCTCAATAATTCCATTAGTAGAAGAGACAACAAATGATTCAACACGTGTAAGTGTAACTATGAATGATTTAAAAAGAAATGTAAAATTAAAAAGATCCAAACCATTACCAAATGTCAAGGATAATTTATTTAAATAAGTATAAAAATATGTTAAATAATATATTTTTATAATGCAAGAGGTATGGTTTATAGCAGGTCCAACAAATCTTTATCAAGAATACGGTAAATTTTTTTATGATAACAATATTGAAATAAAAATATTCTGTGGTCGTATAAACATATTGGAAACTAAAATGGTATATATTAATGAAAGTAATATTGATGTTATTGGTAAAATATTAGAAATACTTAATAGTTATAATGATATGGATTTTATGCCAAGATTTAAATTAAGTAAACCAAATGAAGATGAATGTGTATATTACAATGAATATATGAAGAATTATGATGTAGTTTTAGAAGAAGGATGTGATTGTAATATGTTATATCAATATGGTTTATTAGAAAATCCAAAACCTATAAAATGTTTTATGAGAAATGGTAAATATTATGGAGATTATGATTTGATTAATAATAAAATAATACTTACAGAAGAAGAAATAAATGAAATAAATAAAATATATATGGAAGATTACAATAATGGTCCAAATTGTGGAGGTGATGTATTAGATTTTTTCTAAAAACCTTATGAAAATGTTTCATTGAAATATTTACTAACACATGCTAAACTTTTCTTTAAACATTCATCAATATCAGTATTTTTTGCGATTACGAAACAAAGTTGTGGTCCAATGTATTTTAATGCTTGTTTAGTTTTAACTAATTGATCTTTAACATAACATGATGAAATAATATAATTATGAAATATTATTGGAATAGGTATTAAATCATCACAATCCAAGCTATTAAAAGAAGTGCATTGATAATGATAATTTATAAGGTCATACATATTATGTCCTTCAATCCTATATTCCTTATTATTTTTTATTAATGTTTGAAAATTAAAGTTTGTCTCCCTGTGATTTTCTACAAGTATTTTAAATATTAATTGTATGTCATATTTTGTTACAATATTAATGATTTTATCATAAATATTATTTGTTTGTCTTAAATTATTTTCATTTTTAACAAATTCTAATAGTGTTTTAGGTACACTACGCTTCATGGTAGTGTACGTATCATACCATGAATGTGTCGACAAAATAAAGTGCAAATCAAAAGAAGCCCTTACCATGTTAGGATAATGTTTAATTTCAGATAAAAGATGATTACAATTATCTTTTATTAGTTTATCAATTGAATCATTTGATAATATATTTAACCATAGTTTAAATTTGGAACAATCCTTTTCAAATTCCACTGTTATATGTTCAGCACATACCAGATATGCATCAAGAGTATTGTATGATGTATTATCATTTATTTTTATCCTCTTTAAAAATAATTCTGTGTTGTAACTAAACTTTGTTGAGGTGATTTCAGGTTTAGGTATTAAAATATCAATATTTCCTAAATAATGAAAAATATAGCTATGTATTGGTCCTATAGATGTCTGTTGGATAATAGCATATTTTTCATTTGTGTCATATATGAAAGTAAAGTATTTTGTAAGTTGTTCAAAAACATCTTTATTGATGTTTCTACTTGCCAATATTTGATTTATATTCTTATTTGATAAGTGATCCATCGAAATAGATTATTTTATATTATTATGTTATTATTTATGTCAATAATTATTAAAAAAATCAATTTTATTTATCCAACATAAAAAAATTAAACACATAATTCACATTTTGCATTTTTTCCTCTATAAGGTTTATCATCATCAGGAAGGTAAAATAAACATTTACATTTGGAACATTCAGCCCAAGTATTAACTTTTACAAATGTTCCACGTTCACATACATGTTCATTTACACAATAAGCACATTTTGGTAAACTTGATATTGTTGAACCTTTGATTATCATAATTTTATTACCACAACCTTGGCTGCAACCAACCCTACAACATTCATCAAAATTGATTACAGTTTTAGATGCGATTTCATTGAAATATTTACTAACACCCATAAAAGTTTGTTTTAATTCTCTTGTTTTTTTAGAATTATTTAATAATATTTCACAAATCATAGGACCACAATGTAATAATGCTCTTTGAAATTTAACTAATTCATGTTCAACATAACATGTAGTAATTATTGCTCCTTTATCATGATGTGAAAAATTACTTAATGAATCAAAGTCAAAATTATTGAAAAATATTTCATCTTGACGTGGATATTCTATAATATCAACTACATTATGTCCTTCAATGATACATTTTTTTGAATTTAAAATTTTTATCGGTCTTGATACTGTTATATTTATAAGAACTACAATATTTTTTGCTACACTTTCGAATATAGGGTTTATGTTATTGTTTTTTAAATATTTATCAAGTTCTAAATAATTATTATTGTTTATTCTATTATCATTTTCTTTTTTAATAACATCTAACTTTACGTGAGACCTATATATATATTTCCAGGATAATTTAGTTTGATATAAATATGATATTTTTGGCATATGATAACTATCCAATATTTTGTCTTCACTGTTTAGTGATGCATACATCGGTAATATTGATCCATAAAATTCTGTATCATTTTTTAGTGATAATTCTTGTATTATACAATTAGGTAATTTTGTTAATTCTATTCTGTAATGTTTTAATTCAATACAATTTGTAATATATTCAGAAACAACAATTACATTATAAATATTATCATTTGGACATCTTGCTACCATATTGTAAATATATTTTTTATCGATTAATGGATCTTTTGAAAAATTGACAAAATCCCTTAGTATATTAGTATAATTATAAAATGTATATTCTTCTTGTATTTTAGACAAGAAATACATTATAGTATCACCCAAATATTCATTTTCATTTTTAAGTTTTATTACATACTTCAGTTTACCCCAATGATTAGCTTCATTAATTATACATGTATTTTTAATTTTTTCAAAAATATCCCTGTCAATATTCTTGTGTTCTAATATCTTGTCAATAGTATAGTCATGTTGCATCCTTTTAATAACAATTTAAAAGTAAATTGTTATTAATTAATTGTAATTTCATTTTTTTATTATCTTACTATTTTTCATGGCATATATAAATGAATCACAATCATCATCCTTTTTTTTTCTATCATCAAGCATTTTAAATAAATGACCCATTCCATTTTCAATTAAAGTATATTCTGCCCAATATATAGATACTTGCTTAACATTTTCATGATCAAAATAATATTTCCCATAATCCAAATTATGTTCTTTTTTATTGTTAACCAATTCAATTTCCATTTTACAGACATCACACTTACAAACCTCCTTTTTAATTTTTTTATGTTCTGAAATTTTATCATCAACAAATTTAATGAATGATTCTGTATAATTCATCTTGTTGACAGCTGATACATAATAAACTTTAATATTTAATCCATATGTAACATTTAACCATATAAAATAAGAAAATACCATACTTGCGACAGCTTTCATTTCAGGTGCTAAAAATGATGGTTGATTTTCAATTCTTATTTCTTTAACTTCTTTAAATATTTCATATTTATTAAAATTATTAAACATTCTGGTGCACAATGTTTGTGGGTCAACATCACAACTGTTTGTTTTTTTGAATGGTAATAAATAGTTCTTTTTGTTGGTATTTTTTTCCATTTGTTCTGAATGTGTTTTGCAGAATATTATACCATCAATAGAACATGTTGCATTCTTCATACAATTAATATTTTTTGTTGATTTATGTGAACACTTATCTTTGTTCTCATTATTATATTTTACAATTTCAACATTGCCATCAACAATATGTTGTGTTTTATGTAATTTGCAATAGTATTTGGTAATATCATCTTTAACATGATAAAATTTTGGTTTAGCAATACATTGTTTACCATTTTTATAACATCCAGAACATGAATATAAACTTTCCTCAATTAAATTTACTTTAACCCATTCATCAATAGCAATTAATTTATTTTCTGATGATTTCGTAACAATACAAAATGAAAGGTTCTTTTTACCAATATCAATACCGCAAAATTTGCTATTCATATAATAAATGTATATATATTAATTCTTGATTTAAAACCACATTAAGAAGATGATGATGTTGATGAATTATTTGGTAATTTATTTGTTTTATGTCTTGTGGACGTGGCACTATCCGATGTTGATGAAATTTCGGAAGTTCCTAATAACGATATTTCATATGATGAATCACTATTTGAAGTCATATGTGATGATATAAAGTCAGAATCATTAATACTTGCGAAATTATTGGTTTGACTTTCAATGGCTTCTGTTTTTGTAGTTGTATTATAAGTATTTGTATTTGAAGTTCCTGTATTTGAAGTTCCTGTATTATATGTATTTGTATTATATGTATTAGTATTTGTTGTAGTGTCGGTATATGAAGTTTCAGTATATGAACTTGTTGGTGTTTTTTTTCCTCCGACCATAATTTCAGGTTGTTTTTGTTGCATTACTTTAGAGCGTAATTTTTGTAATTCATTGTTTATGTTTGCAATTGATGATAATGGTGAGAATGATGTGTTGCTGTATATTTTATCGGATGATGATGTATATAAGGTAAAACTGTTGGTTGTCATATTATATAATACATTTTCAAAATAAAATTGAAAAATACACAATATAATACATATATCTGATATATTGACTTATATGAGTAATATATTATTAGTTCATAGATTTATCAAAAAATTAAAATTGGATGATGACTTTTATGAGTTACCTTATGATTTGAAGATAGCAACTATAACATTTACATGTAAATTGAATACATTGATAAATGTTAGGACAATTGGTCATTATATGGATTTAAATATGAATGACATTGTTGCTGTTAAATATGGTCCGGATAATGGTCCAGATTCAGTAATAAGATCTTTGATAAAATTAAAGAAGAATTACAAAACCAAGGATCCTAATAAGGTTAAAAAGAAAAAGGACAATTTCCAAAATCAGGTATCAGTAAGGATAAGAATTAGAAGGGATAGATACATACATGTCAAATTATTTAATAATGGTTCAATGCAAGTTGCTGGATGTAAATCTGTGAGTAATTTGGTTGAGGTTATGACAATATTATGTAAAAAATTATTGACATATAAATTTGCATATGATACAGTATTGAAGAAAACTATCAAGAAGGTATATGTGTCATCACCAAATTTTGTTGTTGTCAGCAGAATTACAGAATTGTCCATAAGATTAATTAATACCAGTTTTCATGTTGGATTTATGATTGATAGGGTTCCATTATATACTTTGTTATTGGAAAAAGGTTATGGTACAACTTATGATCCAATGTCTCATGCAGGTATTAATTTGAAATATGTAATTGGTGCGGATAGTATTTCAATTTTAATTTTTGAAAGTGGGTCAATTATAATTACAGGTTTAAAAAATAAAATTCAAATGTTTGATGCATATGAGTTTATAATAAAATTGTTATATGAAAATTTCAGTATTATTGTGAAACAGGATATTGAGAGATTATTAAAGAGACCTGATATTGTTAAAATGATAAAGGATGAAGCTGAAAATTGAATATAATTTTAATTTATATCGGATGTTATTTTATATGGATATAAATTATTATCGTGGTCTTATAATTACTGCTCCATATGGGACATATATAAGGGATAATGGAAAAACACTAATAGTAAAATCAAAAAAAATACCATCTATTACAAAAAAACCGTTATTATTAATTGAGAATAAAATGGGTTTGGGGATAATAGAATTGTCCACACCTAAGGATATGAACTTGTTACAATTTGAACAATTAAAAAGATACCATAAGATAACTGATACTGACAGAAAGGAATGGTGGCCGAATTATAAAAAGTTGTATGCATATATAATTATGGAAAAAGAGTTTTTCAAAATACCTTTATTATTATATTATACAACAGGTCCACAAGTTACAATTCAACCAAAGAATGTGCATGTGAGGAAAGTGTATATTGGGACTGCTGGATTAACTGGTGAATCTTTTACTTCATATGCAAAAAAGTTTAGATCATTGGAGGTAAATTATACATTTTATAAAAGACCGACAGAATCATTTGCTAAAAATTTGGCGAAGTATGATTTAACATATACTATTAAGGTAAATAAATTGATAACACATTATAAACAGTTGAAAGATATAAGTAAAGTTTGGAAAGAGTTTTATTCAGTGTTCAAATCATTAGGTAATAAATGTGTATGTTTTTTATTTCAGTTTAGCCCAAAGTTTTATTATAATGAGAATAATTATGATAAACTTGTAAAGATGGGTCGTTATGTGAAGGGAGACGGTCATATATTCAGTTTCGAGTTCAGGGACCGAAATTGGTTTTGTAAGAAGGTTTATGATTTGTTTGAGAAGAATAAATGGACAATGGTTATTACACATGTTAATAATGATAGTGGTTGGGCTGGTAATTTGGAAAATGGTTTTAATATTGAGTTGGATAAATATAGAATAACTAGTAATGCTATTTATTTAAGGTTGCACGGAACGAAGGCCCAGTATAAGGGTAAATATAGTGAAAAGTTTTTTGATGAATTGGTAAAATATATTAGGGGTAAAACTATGGTAAAAACGGTGTTTGTATATTTTAATAATACGGATGATGGGAGTGCGTTGGTAGATGCGAAAAGATTGATGGGTAGATTTAATGAGGGTAATTTGTAAGGTTTATTATTTATAGGATAGATAATAAATTATGGAAAATATTTATTAATAAGATACAGATTTCATTTGAGTATCATTTATAAATGGATTACTTTGTAATTGCGACAATATACATGTATCGAATCTTGTATTTGCATTTTGGATTGGAGTAGGTTGTCTTGTATATAATGTTGTAGTACATTCTAATGGATTACCCCATGGTTGTGCTCCATATGATTCTCTTTGAATCGAGATCGGTTCTCTAAGTTGCGCCATCGTATAATCTCCGATTGGACCGACATTATAATTACAACTTGTTGGCATGCCTTGGTCTCGCACCACATTAATTTTATCCTTTGCATCATTAATAAGCGTATTTTCAATATCATCACGTACTCTCGTTTTTAATCCCTCATGCATTGTAGCAGGATTTATATGTGTGTTTTGAGCAGTCTGTTCTCGGATGCCAATATCACTAATCCACTCTTTTGACCATGTATAACTTTGATTCAGATTGGATTGATTACTGGCTCCGATGTATCCATTATTTATAACCATATCCTTTTTTGTTAAATCGGGACTATCTAAATTTGCGAGTTTGGCACGATTAAGCTGTGACACACCGATACTTCCATTGTAGATATTGTTTTCAGTAGTATTACGATTATTAGGATCAGTTATAGCTCCTTCATAGGAAAACATTAACTGTTTGTTTAATTGTCCTGTTCCAATTGTTCCTACGTGTATGTTTTTTTCAGTGGTCGCACGCTTAGTATTATCAGGTATCATGCTATCCGATCGCAAAAAGCCTTTATTATATGATGAATTAGCTGTATTTCCAACATGCGTATTGTTAATTGTAAACTCCTTACGACTTATATCAGGAACATCGGTATAATCAATTGCCTTCGCTTTATTAAAACTGGTATTTCCCATATGACCAGCATATGTATTATTAATAGTTTCATCCTTCTTAGTTGGATCTAAAATATCATTAGTGAAAGCAATTCCTTTGTTTAAATCACCTCTCCCAACCATACCATTATGCGTATTTTGGCCAGTAAATGAACGATTATTTGGATCAGGAATATTATTTTGAAAATCGAATAATTGTTGTTTCTTCCATTCGGTTGTACTTCCTCCAATATATGTATTGTTAATAACGGTATCCTTACGTGTTATATCAGGGCGACTAAGTTCATAATTTATTCCATAATTTTTGTTTAATGCTTGGTTATTTGTCATACCAATATGAGTATTTACTGCTAGTTGCGATTTCTTAGTTTCATCAGGAGTCCAATTCGCCGGATCATAACTGTATGATTTTTGCAAATTACTATTATTAGCATTACCAATATATGTATTAACTTCACTTGCATTTCTCATGTTAGGATCTCTAATCATATTTTCAAAATTTGTAGCTTGTGGCTTATTAATTTGTTGATTATTAGCATGCCCTACATAACCATTAGCTCCAGTTTGATCTCTAACAGTTGGATCCATTATGTCGTTTGGATTAAAAATTTTATTCTTATTCATTTGTCCTGTTCCAACTACCCCATTATATGTTCTATTTTCGGTGGTATTTCTATTATTTAAATCAGGTACATCATTAAAATCAATAGCTTTTTGTTTATTTGTTTCTCCACGACCAGCAATACCCACATACCCATTATTTTCAGTGGTTACTCTTTTTGTTTGCTTCATATCATAAGTATTTGCAGTATTAGTTGTAGCCTTCTCCCGATCAACTCCAGTAGTGTTTCTTGGTTGTGGTGCCAAAAAGTTTTCTTTACTTGGAGTTTTATATTGTGGAAGTGCGGATGTAGGTCTTGCCTCATCATTGGAAGCTCCCACTGGTCCATACCACTCCTCACTTCTCACTGCTCTATTTGTCATTGGAACACTTTCATCAACATTACCATAAATAGCCGGTGCTCTATAATAAGTTAAACTTTTCAACATGTCTCGTGGATCTTGTTCTTTCATGGTTGGTGGTCTATGATGTGCGACTTGTGATTGTATACCACGTCTTTCTCCTTTCATACCAGGGATAATAACACTACCATATGAAACTTTAGGTCTGTCAGCAGTTCTCAGTTCATCAACAGTTTTTGGTAATGCTCTAAAAGAATCATTAAAACCTTCCTTTGATATTTCATTATAACCTTTTGCCAAACCAGGTGTAACTCTTGCTTCTTGGAATGGTTTTTCATTTCTTCTTTCTTTGCCTGGTATATATCTGGTTTCAAAATAGTTGGTAGCATTTGGTGAACCATAAATCCATTTCTCAGCTCCGATAATTGGATTGAATAACGGTTTTCTTTCAGTTTTTGGTCGGTAATCAACACTTTTAGAACTACCAGAAAACAATTCCATTTTTCTTTGATTTACTTGATTAACTTTTGCAGATTCAGCAGAATCATATGCATAACCCATACCGGTTTTACTTCTGAAGAACGGGACCATGTTGTTATGCGCCATATTTTTTTCATCAACGATACCATATGTCATGTTATCATTATTATTGAAATTTGAATATTGTCCTTTTAACGCTAATTCTCTCTCCATTTCCAATTTTGCAATACCAGCTTTATTTCCAACTTTATGTTCGACATTATTTTTTGATACTGGAGCAGATGGATTATCAAATGCTAACGGTGCAAATTGACTTTCAAAACCATTTTCTTCAATGACTCTATTATTACCTTTTCTATTATTAAATTTATTTTGTTTTATTTGTTTATTAACAAATTTTGGTTTAGCATTTTGAAATTGGTTTGCTTTATTGAAGAATGCCATATGATCGGTGGTTAATCCTATTGAGTTATTACCATATGATTGTCTTGATAAATTATCATCTGAGAATACTGAATCATTATCACTCATTATATTATTATGGATGATATTATTTTGGGTAATATAGTTGTGGTTAATAATATAATAATATTTTATTTATGAGATTAATAAAAAAAATGTTATTATTATAATATATAATGTGCATTGAACGTAACATAGTGATTTTTGTAGCAGTATTATTGGTAGTAATATTTGGGTTTATGACTTACAATAAAAGAGCAGAAAATTTTGAAGGTGAAGTAAAACTTAGTCCAATATTTGTTCCTGAAGAAGGACCTAAAGTGATTGTTAAACCTGAAACTTCTACTATCATAAGTGGAGCTGGATCCGAAAGTGGTGAAGTTGATGGTGTTGATCAAAGTATTGTCAGTAAAATTCCTTCAAATTATTTCTTTTTAGACGATGGCGCCGATGGAAAATATACTATTACAAGTAATTTGTTTTCAAAATCATGCTGCAGTGCTCAATATCCTGTTCCGTTCCATTTAAAAGATGATCCATATGTTGCTGAAAATAAAAGTAATTATGTTGGTTCAAATTACTTCGGATCAAACAGTTTTGAAGATTCTGGGTGTCTATGCTTAAATAAACAACAAGGACAGTTTTTATACAACCGTGGTGGCAATGGTAGAGAGTTTTTTTAAACATTACCACTTATCAATATAAAATATTAAAATTATTATTTTAATACTTTAAACAAAATTATAATTTATTTTTACTCACATCCATCACTCGTCAAAACATTTAATATTCCAACTTTATCATTACACACATCTAATTTTATCAATTTACTTAACCTACCTAACTCCAATGGCAACATATCAATATTACAACCTAGCACTTTAATACATTTTAAATTATTTAACTGTCCAAATTCGGTAGGTATACAATTTAATTTAGCTTTATAAATTCTCAAATCCTCAAGGTTACTCAACATACCCATTTCTGTTGGTAATATTTTAATATTATTGTTATATAGTTCAAATTTTTTTAAATTACTCCACATGCCAATCTCTGTTGGCAATTCTTTAAGATCTCCATGATATAATGAAAAATGGTCCAAATTACATAATTGTCCAATTTCTGTAGGCATCGTTCTTGCTGAATATCGCCATATGTGCAGTGTTTCTAAATTGTGTAATTTACCAATTTCTGTTGGAAACATTTTAACACCAAAACAAAATTCAAGTGTCGTTAAGTTACGTAAGTTACCTATATTCGGTGATAAATTAGAAATACTTTTATTAATTTTTAATAATTTTAAATTTTTTAATTCCCATATTTCTTTTGGAATTTTATTACCACCATGAATTAAGTTACGTATATTTAAACGTTCCATATCATACATCCTATCAATATCGCAATTAAATTTCATAATTTTGATGATACTATTTAATGCATAACATAATTTGTATGTGTTATAATAATTATCCTTATAAAGTTTTGTATTAAATGTAATCAATAAATGTTTCCAAATCATATTATCATTACAAATATTCTTAAAAGATTTACTTACCAAGAAACATACCAATATATCCTTAACATTCAAAAATGTAAATATGTTATAGAATATGTCTTCCATTTATAAATAAACAACATAATATATATTACTTTACAATTAAAATTTCAATTTTACTTCTACCCAAACTATCTGTTATCCTTCTAAAACCCGCCAAATTCCCACATATTTTTCACATATATCTAATGTTACCAATTTATTTAATCTACTTAATTCCATCGGCAACATATCAACTTTACAATTCAGTGCTTTCAAACATTTTAAATTATCCAACTGTCCAAATTCCGTTGGTATACAACTTATATTAGTACTATAAAGTCTCAAATCTTTTAAATTGCACAACGTTCCCATTTCTGTTGGCAATGATTTAATATTATTGTTGTACAACCCAATCCTTTTTAAGTTATGTAACATACCTATTTCTGTTGGTAATTCTTCAATATTTCCATGATATAACACTAAATCTTTTAAATTACTTAACTTGCCTATCTCTGTAGGCATTGTTTGCGATGTATAATTCCATATTATTAATTCTTTTAAATTACCCAACATACCGAATTGTGTTGGAAACATATCAACTTGCATACAAAAATTAATTGATGTCAAATTATATAATTGTCCAATTTTAGATGATAATGTAGAAACATCTATATTTAATTGTAATGATTTCAAATTTTTCATTTCCCATATTTCTTTTGGAACTATATTAATATCATGATATACATTACTAATAGAAAATTTATCCATGTTATATACCTTGTCAATATCACAATTAAAGTCCATTATTTTGATGATACTATTTAATGCATAACATAATTTGTACGTGTCATAATAATTATCCTTATAAAGTTTTGTATTAAATGTAATTAATAAATATTTCCAAATCATGTTATCATTACAAATATTCCTAAAAGATTTACTTACCAAAGAACATACCAATATATCCTTAACATTCAAAAATGTAAATATGTTATAGAATATGTCTTCCATTTATAAATAAACAACATAATATATATATTACTTTACAATTCAAATTTCAATTTTCTTCTAATATTTGTGGATAATTTCACTACAAAAACCATCTGGAACATAGACTCCATTATTCATACTAATATATTTTAATTTATTTAATTGTGTTAATTCGTTAGGTAATGTAGTAATATTAGTATTATAAATATGGAGCCTCTCTAAATTATACAATTTATTGAATTCTATAGGTAACGTATCAATCGGATTTTCATATAGCCATAAACATCTCAAATTGGACAAATTACCAATTTCTGTTGGTAATAATTTTATTAAATTGCAAGAGAATGATAATAATTGTAAATTAGACAATTGACCAATTTCTGTTGGTATTATACTAATTTTATTACTTGAAAACTGTATTTCAATTAAATTGTTCAAATTGAATATTTCGGTAGGAATTATTTCATAATTACAATGATTCAAATACACTTTTGTTAAATTGCTTAAGTAACCAAACACTTTTGGGATTTTTTTAGGTTTATTACAGAGCAACAAATTATCAAACTGTTTTAATTCATATATTTTATTTACATTATCGTAATTATATGGTGTATTTTGTTTGGTGAATCTATTTAAATAACAGCATAATTTATATGTCTCATACCAATTAACTTTAAAAAATCCTATATTTTTAAAATTACATTCTATTAAACTTTTCCATATTTTTTGATCAAGATAAATATTTCTAAAAAATTTACTTACCGAAGAACATGTCAATATATCCTTAACATTCAAAAATGTAAATATATTATAATAGATGTCTTCCATTTATAAATAAACAATTTATTATGATACCCTTTACAATTCAAATTTCAATTTTAAATTATCTAACTTACCAATTTCTGTCGGTATATTACTTATTTTTGTTCTCCATATATGCAACTCTTCTAAATTATATAAATTACCAATTTCTGTTGGTAACTTTTTGATATTATTGTTGAATAATATCATCTCTTTTAAGTTACACAACATACCTATTTCTGTCGGTAATTCTTCAATATCACCGTGAAATAATGTAAATATTTCTAATTTAGTTAACTGTCCAATTTCTGTAGGCATTGTTAATGCTGAATATCGAAATATTACTAATTCTTTTAGATTGCATAACTCGCCAATTTCTGATGGAAACATACTAACGTCATCAAAATGAAGTGTTGTCAATTTATTTAATATTCCTATTTCTGTTGGTAAAACTAAAATTTTTAAATTTATTTGTAACTTCTTTAAATTATCCAACATCCATATTTCTTTAGGAACAATATTTTTCCTGACATATGCATAAGATATGGCGAGTTCTTTCATATTATACACTACATCAACCCCACAAAAATAGTACATCATACTTATTATTTTTTCTAATGCACAACATAATTTGTATGTATAATAATAATTATTTTTATAAAGTTTTGTATTGAACGTTGCAATTAAAGGTTTCCATATGATACTTTTTTTGCAGATTTCATTAAATGTTTTATTAACTGAAGAAAATGAAATTATGTCCCTAACATTTAGAAATGTAAATACATTATAATATGCATCTTCCATTTATAAATAAACAATTTAATATATCATAATTTTATAGTTCATAATTCAATTTTTCTTTCAATATTTGCTAATAACTCCTCTACGGAATCCAGGCGTCATGAGCAGGTGTTTATTCACCCGAATATCTGTTAATTTATTCAATTGTATTAGTTCGGTTGGTAATATGCCAATATTAGTGTTATAAATATGTAATAATTCTAAATTGCTTAAATGTCCAAATTCAGTTGGTAATATATTAATTGGATTAGTGTGTAACCATAATCCTTTTAAGTTGATAAGGTTACCGAACTCGGTTGGTATTATCTTTATTAAATTGTCGGATAATGATAACTCTTCTAAATTATGCAATTTGCCTATTTCAGTTGGTATAGTGTTCATTTTTGTAGATGAAAGATACAGAGTTGACAAATTTATGAGATTATATATTTCAGTTGGAATTGTATTATATGGTCTACCATTAAAAGATATAAATGTTAGATTACTCAAATAACCCAATGTTTTTGGAATTTTGGAGTAATTGTTATTTAACATCCAATTATGTAAATGATGTGCTTCATATATTTTATTTATATTATTATAATTTTCGTGATATGACATGCGCTTGGCAATACCATTTAAAAAATAACAAAATTTATATGTTTTGTACCAATTAACCTTAAAAAATTCTATATCTTTAAAATTACATTCTATTAAGTTTTTCCATATTGTTTGATCATGGTAAATATTCCAAAAAAGTTTATTTACCAAAGAACATTTTAATATATCCTTAACATTAAGAAATGTAAATACATTATAGTATATGTCTTCCATTTATAAATAAATAATTTAATATATCATAACTTTATATTTCAAAATTCAATTTTTTAAACCATTATAATATGTTTATCAATTTCATCAGGTATAGCTATCTTAACATTAACCAAAATTTCTTTTAATTTATTTAATTGTCCGAACTCTCTTGGCAATTCAATTATATCTGTGCGATACGCATGTAATACTTCTAATTTATCCAACATTCCTAATTCGGTTGGCAATATAGTAATTGGATTACTATATACCCATAAATTTTTCAAATTATGCAATTTACCCAATTCTGTTGGTAATACATTTATTAAATTTCTGGATAACGATAAATTTTCTAAATTTTCTAAATTACCCAATTCAGTTGGTACAATACTAATTTTATTTTGTGATAAATATAGGTCTTGTAAATTTATTAAATTGCATAATTCGGTCGGTATTATTTCATAATCACAACAGTCTAAAGAAAGATTTGTTAGATTATTTAAATAACAAAGTGATTTTGGTATTTTAGTTGATTTATAATCAAATAATATTGTTTCAAATGTATATGATTTATATATTTTATCTATACTATCACAACCTCCATAATTAGAACTTTTTGCGAATTTATCTAAAATATAACACAATTTATAAGTTTCAAATTGGTTAACTTTAAAAAATTCTATATTTTTAAATTTACCCTCTAATAAATTTTTCCATATCATTTGTCCATTATAAATATTCCTAAAATATTTATTCACCATACTAAATGCTAATATATTACCAATATCCAAAAATGTAAATACATTATAATATATGTCTTCCATTTATAAATAAAACAGTATAATATATAACATTTTTACAATTAAAAATTCAATTTTTTACCATTTATTGATTTTTCTTTTTGATTTTTTATGTTCAGTATTACATTGATTTTTAATATTTTTGTATACAACTTTATTTGGTTTTATTTTAGGAGGTTTATATGTAGTAGATACATTTGAAGTAGCAGCGAATCCTATAGCAATATTATTTGCTTGAGTTTGATAATGTTGATATCCAGGATTACATCCACATTTTAATTTATCCAAGATCCTATAATTTGTATTATTTTCTTTAATATTAAATTTTAACATAACTTCAAATGGTATAATGATGTGAGTATAATCTTCTAAAGCAAATGTATGTATATTATTCAATCGAATTAATTCTATTGGCAACCTTATTATAGGATTGTGTGACAAGAAAAGTTCTTCTAAACTACACAATTGTTCAATTTCAGGTGGTATTATTTTAATTTTATTCAGTGTTAAATTAAGTATCTTTAAATTCAATTTGCATAATTCTGATGGTAAATTAATAATTTTATTCTGGTATAAGTGTAATTCTTCCAAATTATATAATTTACTAAATTGTGTTGGTATATTGACAATTTGATTATTATTTAAATATAATGATTTCAAATTGTACAAATCTCCAAATTCTGATGGTATATTTGTAATTTTATTATTATTTAACTTTAATGATTTTAAATTATGTAATTTTCCGATATGTGGTGATATATATGTGATATAATTAGAATTTAAATCAAGTATTTCCAAATTTGATAAGTGTTCAATTGTCCGTGGAATTATAGGGATCTTATCAGAGTGAATTGCAAGTGTACGTAAATTATTTAATTCAAATATGACAGGTGGAATTTTTCTTAATGATCCCCATGATGTTATGCTCAAATCATGCATATTATATAACTCGTCGATGTCACTGGTAATCTTATATTTTAATAACTTTGTAACTTCCTTTAATTTATAACATAATTTATAAGTTTCATGATAATTTATCTTGTAAAGTGAAACATCTTTAAAATCAAGTATCATTAACTTTTTCCATATCATATTTCCAAAACTGATATTCCTAAAAATATTATTCACAGAAGAACATGATAATATATCTTTTGTATGTAAAAATGTAAATATATTGTAATATATATCTTCCATTGAATATTATATAAATAAATACTATAGTTTCATATACAATCTAAATTTCAATTTTTCCAAAAAAAATGAAATATGAACATTATAAATACTTATACAGTATATGATTAATTATAAACATGAACACCCAACAAATGTTAAAATTGTATAAGGCAAATGTTAAAAAATATAACCAACCTTCTGCCGCTAAAAAATATTGCACTGCTCCAGCTACGTCAACTAAAACAATGAATATTGGCATGATTATTGCAGTAACATATACATCTATTATCTTGGCATGTTCATTTGGTAATGGAATGTATGAATGTAACAAGTCGGTGAACAGGAAAGACAATCATGATAAAATAGTTTTTAATACTATTGATGGTATGGCGAAGGGTTATATAACAGGTATATGTTTTCCAATAATGGGTCCAGTTTATGCTTATAACTATTTCAATCAACAAAAAGAATAATATAATTTTTTTAAAATGTATCATAAAAAATAAATATCCAGAAAATAATCTTATTCTTTATCGTATGCTATTTCAGTAATGTTCATATTTTCACTTTCAAAGTTTATGAATTGTATATATTCAAGATAATAATATTTTTTATAATTAATATTTAACAAACTATAAATTTGACTTTTAGTGTATATTCTATAATCTTTAATTTTGTCAAGGTGTTTTATAAGTCTTATTATTCTTCTTGCGTATTTTCTCATAAATGGAGTTACTTTATGTGAACTCAAGAAATCTGTACCTACATAAATATTTTTGTCAATTTCATCAAAAGATAGTTTGTCAAATTTTATATATTTCATGTATTCATTAAATATTTTGATATATTCATCTTTTCCAATGTCAATATAATTAAAATTAATAACGTTAGGATTTTTAAAGTAAAAAAATTGAGCCATATCAAAAAGAACTTTATAACAAAATGGTTTGTTGTTTTTAAGTAAGTATTTAAATAAGATTGCATTTAAAAAGTATTCATCTATTCCAAAACATATATTATTTTGCATTTTATTTTAAAATCTTTTGGAGCGATATAATAGTCTGATAATATAGAAGATGGTCGGTTAATATTATCCATATATAATTTTAGTTTATTAATAAATTTAACTAGTGGTTCGGGGGGTATTTTTGCAATACCTATTATTCTTTGTGCTATACAATATGGGAATGAGTAAGTTTTTTTATTATGTATAAATTGTCTAATTTTGTGATCAGTTGCAACGTGAAAATATCTTCCGATATAAGTAAGATGTAATTTATCCACATTATCTATTTTTAACATTAAATTATATAAATCAAGCATAGAATTCAATCTATCTAAAGTAGCATCAGCATCTACAATAAATGAATATTTTGCATCATTATTTTCAAAGTCAAACATAGGGAAAAATCTGACAAGTGTACCAAATAAACCGACATGATAATTTCCAATTCTAAAATAATTACAATTATATAAAACAAGAGTCACTTTATTTAATGAATTTAAAAAATTCATAATTTCTTTATCTTCTTTAATTGTATTATCTATAAAAATTCTTACTTCCATATTATATTTATTTGCAAAGTTATTTAATATTTTGATACCAGACAAATAATTTGAAAAATTTTTATATGGACCCGAAGATAATTTAAACAAAGATGTGACGAGTAATAATTTTTTAATATTATAATTTATTTTTTGTAGTGGTTCAAAAATACATATGTCGTTTTTTAGATATGACATATTATATATTAAAAATATATAATTTTTAAAATGTGTCATAAAAAATAAACATTAAATAATAATAATATATATAATGAGTAATCCATATGAAAAAACAATTACAGATATAAAACATGATTATACCACATTCTTGACAAATATCATGAGTCCTTTTATTTATGAAGGTATAAAATCGGTATATGTATTTGCCATAGGTGGTCACAAAGAGTTTTTGGAGAGGGGTAAATTTGATCCAGATATTAAAAGTCCTGGTATTATAAAATTGTTTCAATTGTCACTCAAGGAAATTCCAACATTAAATAATAATACAATTGAGATTGAAACAAATAGAATAAAATCCGGTTCTAAATGTGCTTCATGGTTTGATCAATTAGTGAGGGCTACAATAAAAAGTCATATTGTTCTTTTAACTTTTACTAATCCACAAAAAATACCAAATATTTTGAAGGAGAAACATCATGAAAAATTTGAGGTTAAAGATTTTGTTCACAAATGTTATATTGAAAGTGCCAGATCCATTTATAATAATCCTGAATTATTTTGGCATGAATTACCAAGTTCTGAACTTAAACAGAACCAATTAATGATTTTAAAATTAATTAAAAAATCCATTGAAGAGGCAATTAGAAAAACACTACCAATGGAATTAATTTTAAATGAATATCTCAATAATGATTATTTGTATTTTGATGAAAATAATGATCTCCATAACAACTTGCCACAATCAAAGTATGAAAATATCAAATCATTATTACATAAAAATAAAAATAAACATCATTCAAGTAATTCATCATCATCATCATCAACTTCAGAGGAAGATTATATGAAATATTCATCTGCATCATCTAAATCATCTAGACATTCATCTTACAGAACAGCGAGTGGTAATAGCAGTTCTACGGAATCCGGAACTGATTATATGGCAAATTCATCCAATTCAAAAGCATCATATTCTCAGTCAGAAGAAGCTGAAGAACATGAAAATACCAAGAATTTTTTAAAGGATATTGAATCCCAATTACACGTTCTTGATAATACAATCAAAACTGTTAAAGAGGTCAAACCATCTCCGATCCCGCCTAAACCGTTACCACTGCCAAAACCTGTAAAAATTGATGATAATATATTTGAGAAAATGCGTAGTGAATCAGTAAAGCCAAAAACGCCGTTAGCGAGTGTCCATAGTGAACAAAAAGTTATAAAACAAGATACCCCTCAAAATATTGAACAACCTGTAAAAGTAAACTCACCACCACAACAGGTCCCAAATGTTCAACATATAAATTTTGACCAATTTAATGATCCAACAGCAAAACCAAAAAGAATGACAAAAAAAGATAAAATGTTTTTAGAGGAGTTGGAAAATCAAATAAACAATAACATAAATAAATAATATAGTTGTTCAAGAAATACATTTATTTTTTTATAATTATATAATATAATGCAAGAATTATTCAAAAATCCAATTGTAATTGGTCTAATAGCTGCGATCTTAACATATGCATATTTATATTATGATAATCAACAGAAACAACAAAAATATCCAAAATCTGAAGTAGAACCGATTAGTATAATGACCCCTGTAATTGTAGGGTTATTAGTATTTGTCATTTCATATAATTTAATTGGTAAATCTGAACAATTGTCAATACCACAACAGACATTACCACAACAGAATGATTATATTACGGCAAGTCCAGTTATTAATAATAAACCAAAATTATTAGAACCAACTGTAGATTCTGCAACTTTTCATATGGTAGGTAAAAACGCTATTAGATTGCCTCAAAATGAAATCTTTATTGATTTGGCTAAGTTTTAAAATAATAATATAAAATTTTTATGTTTAATAATGATATAAATTTTATATTTATAAGTATATATGGATAAAATTAATATAAATAATTTGTTCAAAGGTGCAACTGAATTTAAGCCATTAAATGTGCAAACATTATATGATGTTAAAGGTAATAAGGAGAAAGAGAAATTTAATTTAAATATAGATAGATTAATTAATTTAAGGGATGAGAGAGAAAATAAAGTTCTTGAACAATATGAGAAAAATTATAATGGTTGTCTAAGTAAAATAACTATGGCAAACGAACTGGGTAAAACATCAGTTGTATTTACTGTTCCAGAAACAGTATTTGGTTATTATAATTATAGTCCTACTGAATGTATAAAATATACAAATACAAGGTTAGGGTCTGAAAAGTTTGATACATTAGTGTTATCAGATAATTCATTATATATATCATGGTTAAATTTGAAGAAGAATAGGGAAACAAAGTAGTTATTTCAATTTACTCCCCATTCTTACTAATAAATCGAAAATAAATATTAATATTATTCCCCCTAATATTATTAGTATAAGTTCTTTAATATCGTAACCAATAATATTTAGTTGTGTATGTTGTTCTTCTGCGAAATGTTCAATTCCATTTAATTTATTAATAATATTATTATCATCATTACTACAATATTGTTCTTTCATAATTTTTTTAATTTTATTTTTGCAAATTGTGCATGTTTTAACATGTTTATATATTTTTCCATTATGTGATGACATTAATGATGCATCACCGTTATTACTTAGTAATTCCTTTGTAATAATATTTACACAATAATCGTGGTCTAAATCTTTTTTTTTAAATTTTGATGCTAATGTTATGTCATCTGTGAAATTTGTATCATTATCGAATGACAATGAATCAACGATTGATTGATTATTATTTTGTTCATTATTTAGGTCAATATTATTGCTGTAATTATTTTTAAGTTGGTTTATTGTAGTTCCTTCTTTGTTACTTGCATAATCTCCTTGTGCAGTAAAATATGAAGGATAAACTTGTGAATTATTTTGTTGTTGTGGATATGTTATATTTATGTCATTATAGTTATCAAATTTATGTATTTCATCATATTGTTCCAATTTATTTTTAAATGATTTATTTGATGCCTCATCCAGAGAACAATATAACATTCTATATAGTTATAATTGATAAAAATAATATCAAAATAATTTTAAGACTGGTGAGAGGATTATATTACATAAATTTATTTTATCATTTAAATATATAATGTCGAATCTAAATAATGATGAAATAGCGATGAGTGTAATAATATTTGCATCAGCCGTATATGTCCTTAGTTTGAGTAATATAAAATTGCCATGTTCTATAAAGACATTGTTTAATAATACAATTTTCAAGATGGTTTTTTTATCATTAATTTTAGTGTATACATTTGAAAGGACTCCTCATATTGCATTAATAATAGCTGTAATATTTATATTGACATTAGATTATTTAAATAATGAAAAAATGTATGAAAATTGTAATTATTTGAAATCGTATATGGAACAAAGTGTAAAGGAAAATACTATTAATAAAGAAATTGTAAATGTAGAACAAGAGATGGAAGAAAAAGAATAATTTTTTATGATAAATAATATTTATATATTACTTATTATTTATGTATTTATTTTAATGGTATTTTTAGCAGGATTTTTTCTTGGTCTGCCAACTTTTCTTTTGACGCTTGATTTTGATTCTGTATCATAACTGGATTCACACCCTCTACTTATTATATTGTCAATATCGTCATCAACGGTTACATTATCATTATATTTTGTATTTTTTTTATCAGATACCATAACAGCCCCAATTCCCATGCTCATATTGATGGCATTATTGTAGTCATCCATTGTATTTGTTTGTTTTTTATTTGCAAATTTATTTTGTAAACTTTTTGGTATAAACGGTTGTCTCATTGTTTTTTGGGTATTATTTTGTGTATTATTAGGTGGAGCATAATTTTGTTGATTTGTTGTTTCGGTATAATTAGATCTACAATCGGATCTTTGTAAATTTAATTGTTTTTGTAGTGCTTCTAAATGTCTTTGTTTATTTAATAATTCATTTTGTGTTATTTTATTTTGTATTATTTGTTCTTTTTGTGTTTCCAATTGTTTTTGGAATATTTGTTGTTGTTTTTGTATTTGTTGAAATTCATGTGTTTGTGATATGTCTTGTCCTTTCATATACGATTCTTCTTGTTTTCTAAGATTAGTAAGGTCATTTATTTTATTAACTACACCATCATGTTGTTTATTTAATGTTTCTTCGAATATAGTTTTTTGTTTTTGGTTTTGTTCTTTTAATTTATTTTTTTCGGCTTGTGATTGTCTTCTTAATTGTTCATATAATTCTGGATTATTATTCATTGCATCTTTTAAATCTGGTATTTCATCAACTGCTGCCTTTTGCATATGGAATTTACCGGCACTTGACATTAACATAAATCCTAATTTTATTTCAGGTGGGACTGGTTTTCCAGATTTAAAGTATTTTTCATATATTTCCCCTAATACTTCATAATACTCCAACTTATCGTCTTCCATTTGTTGTGACCATCCATCTAATTTAAATCCAAATGGATCAAAATAATCATTACCTAATTCAACACCATAACATAGATTGCACATCAAGTTACTTAACCATTTAGTTCCATTGTATTTGTCTCTAATATCTTTATGTAATTCATATTCATATTTCATGGATTTATAACTTGATGCCATACTGTAATTTTGTGATAATATCACACCATGTTGTGTAGCTAATTCTCCTAATTTTCTTAACATAGTTAATTTTCCCAATAATAACTCTTCTTCATTTGGGAATCCTTCATATCTTCCACTTGATACCTGACTTGGTATATTTTGTCCAGGTCCATATGAAGGTCCATCAGAACCACCTTTTGGTGTTGGGTAAGTATTATTACCTCCTTTCATTAAGTCATCCATAGATTGTTTATCCAAGTTGTCATGTGATTTTCTATTATCACTACTTTTATCAGAATAATGTTTATCAGAATAATGTTTCTCTGAGTAATGTTTGTCTGAGTAATGTTTATCATCATAGCTTTTATCATGATGTGAAAAATCATTGAACAATTTTTGTTCTGATTCTGGAACAATTTTTTTTGGATTAGCCAATAAATTAAACATCATATCAGTTTGTGTAGTTGAGTAATTATCCATATTTTTGATTATTACATCAATATTTTCATCTGAGTTATCATCATCTTGAACTTTTTCTCTTAATTTGTCATATGACATAGATCCATGTAATAAGTTTGGCTGTTCAGAATTATTGAAGCTCATATAATACTTTGAATAGAAGTTATTAAGATAATAATTACGCAAGTTTTATATTTATTATATAATTTAAAAATTATATAATGTATTTTTTGTATTATATTATTTATCTTATGGCATGTGGAAACCAGTATTGTCATGGAAAGGACTGGCATTAGAGGTAATTTTTTTGTAAATGAAGATAGTTCCTTTAGACATAGCTCTTTGTTCAAAAGATTCCAAATCAGGTCTTGGGTTGAATGGAGTATCAGTTGGGAGAACAGTGATAGGTCCATCACGGGAGAAGGCTCCAGCTCCACCAACATATGGGGTAGCAGCTCCTAATGGATTATACCAATAACAGATTTCATCAAAATGTTTTCTCATGATGTCTTTTGGTCTTAAAATCATGGTGCTTGATCCAACGATGATATCTTTATTACCGATTGATGCAGTTTCGACAACAACAACTGATCTTAATAAATATCTGTCATTAACAATATCCATAGTTCTTGGGGCATTGACTGGGTAGGTATTTAATGATTCAACACCAGAAATGGTCATTGGTAAGTTGGTAAAGTTGTATGGCATAGCTAATCTTGCGATGTTGACAGTTTGATAACGTCTACCAACATAAAAGATGATGCAATCATTACTGTGGATAATTTGTAATGATTTAGGGATGATAACTTTATTTTCAACGAACCATTGTGGTTGAACTAAAGCATCAGATAATGATACGACAGCTCCTCCAGTTGAGTTAATTTTAAGTGGTAATCTTAAAGTAACCATAGGGATTCTGGTAATGTTTGAGAATCCTGCAGTTTCCATTGGTGAAGATGGGAATCCAAATTGAGATCCAGTTAATAATCCCATCATTCTGTTAACACTAACGTAAGTTGGGTATAATGAGAATGTAGATAAGATTCTTCTTAAGATAGTTCCTTCATCTTTAATGTAAGTAAGATCTGGGGCATCATGGATAATGTTTCTGCAATTTTCAAGAGCATTCATGAATTTGGCAAGTCCTTGTGGGTCTTGGTAGTAATATTTACCTTGTCTTAAGAGCATAACAGCATCCCAAATTTGAGTTTGTAAGATAAATCTGTTTTTAAGATCTTGGACGGCGTTAACTTCATGACAGGCGGTATCATTAGGATCAGAGATCATAGACCAGTATAAGTTGAAGTCTGGTAAAGTTTGGATTCTTTGGGATTTAGCTTTGCATGAAACAATGTATCCGATGTTGGCCATTAAGACTCTTTCATCAATCATTGGGATTTTTGGGATGAATAAAGCGGCGAGGATAGGGGAAATATGAGAATAAGCGTTATTTTTAGCAGCATCAAAAGTTCCGACTAAAGCTTCAGGTCCACAATCTTCATAAGTTAAACTTTGGACAACAACTTGAGCATGTAATGGTTTGGTGGCACCATATAAGTTAACAATTTCTTCAATAGTTGATTGTTCTTCTGGTTTAACTGATAAAGTTGAAGTTTTAGCTAAGAAATCATCATAACCAAGGGTTCTTGCCATATTGGTCAATGGGATTTGAGCTCCCATGGCGTATTTGGAAGAAGTATCAGTGTTTAAGAGAATCATAAACATGTCAAATTCTTCACCAGTCAATCTGTATTTTTTAACATACTTGGTGGCTTTGGCGAGTAATTCGGCTTTGGTTAAGTTCAATGTGTTATAACGGTCCATAAGTAAATTTTTGAATTTTTTAACTTTTCTGTATATGTAGTTTAATTTCTTTTTATATTCAACCATGACATTATCAACTAATTCTTGGTTTTTGCTACCATATTTAGTTTCAAGTTTTCTCCATGCTTCATAATCAGTTGCTCTTGATTTCATCAATTCAACAACTTCTTTGTCGACGTTGTTTTTTGGTACGTGTTGTTCTTCATCGCTTGAATCACGGGTGAATCCTCCTTCTGACATCTTATACTATATATTTATAAAATAAATATTTGATAAAAAATATAAAATAATATTTTGATACAAAAAATATTATTTATTATATATTTGTAATAAATTAAATTTTTGGTTTATACATTTCTAAATAAGTTGTAAATTCTTTTTTCTGTTTTAATGATAAAATTGATTTATTTTTTTTAATTTTATTAATTTTAAGTAATGATTCAATGTATTCCATTTCCATGTTATATCCAAGTAATAATTTAATACAACTTTCGATATTATTATTTTGTATGTAGTTATATATTATTTTACTTATAAATATGTAATCAAATATATTCATATTTTTTAAACATTGATCTGCGTTTACAATATTTTTCTTATTTATACTTTTAATTGATGTTTTATTCAAATCAGCTGGGAATGATGATTCAAATTCTAATCTTTTAGTTGTTTCAATTAAATCAATTGGAAATGATGATGCAAAGTCCGACTTTTTGTTATTCTCGTTAATATTTATATAAAATGATGGATTAACACATGTAACTATTCCATGTATATCTTGCATATTCCAATTTTGTTCACCATATATATAATTTTCTGTAATATCTCCCATCGATAATGAATCTGATATTATTTCTGCTAATCTATATTTTTCGTCATCATCATCATAATTTTGAATAATACATTTTATATAATTTTCTTGCATCATTAATGGTAATAATACTTTTTCAGTTTCATATAATGACATACATGTATTAATATTTCTATAATTTTGTAACAATTTATTTGTAGCCTTATATAAGTTGATATCTATATCTCTTACATTTGATGCGGCACAATATTCTTGTACTGATTTAAAAGTTATAGTTTTGCCTTCATGCATACATTTTAATTCATACAATATAAATACTAATTGCCTAATATCTCCTTGAGAACAATTTATAATTTTATATGCGACAAAACTATTTTCAAAAATAATACCTTCATTATTTGCGATGTTAGTTAATATTGTTAGCAAATCAGCAGTATTTGGCATATCAAAAGTTACTTCATGTGAGAATTTTTTAATATTAAATAATAATTTATTATGTTGATTGTTTGATATAAATACTATTGGACAATACCAATTCAAATCATTCATTTTTTGTAAATTTATTATTGATGCTTTTTCAGTTGATGATGTTATTGATTCCAAATTATCAACAACAATAATATGTTTTTTGATAGTAGCCCCACTCAAAACTGACAATATATTTGGAGATATCATTGATTGTGTAATTATCATATTAATATCTTTGCACAATTTAATTTTTTTAATGTCCAAATAATAAATATCATAGTTCATTTCTTTTAATATGACATCAACCGTGCACGTTTTACCATGTCCATGACCTCCTGTAATAATCATACAACTTTTATACTTTACATTTTCACCATTTTGTTTTTTGTTACTTCTGGATTTTTTATTATTTTTTAATTGTAAGAATTGATTTTTTGTATTATTGAATGATAATAACCAGTTTTTGATATCATCAACTGCTCCAGTATTGACTACTAATTCAGATATAGTATTTGGTTTATATTTTTCTATCCATTCACTAGATGTTGTCATTATAATATATTATAATAGTTATGTTTATGTATAATTATTTATTTGATTTATATTTCAATTTTATTTTAAATAATAAATAATACAATCAACCTAGTATACACAGGCGATGTTCATCCCTATGGCAATATTACAGAGAAATATCTATAGTTATCATAGGGATGAACATCGCCTGTATAGCAGTATAGGTTTTACTCCAATATAAAAAATTGATTTTTTAACTCATTGCTAACCTTAATATATAAATTTCATAGTGTCTCACGGCATTTTAATAACACAACAAATGAATATTGCTATGGAATTATTAACTTACACTGCATTAAAAGGTATCAGTTTTACTTGTGAAAATAAGAAAATTACTATTAATGCAAACGAACAAAATCTCACTATGGAATTGATGTCTTTTTTAGTATCAAAAGATATTAAATTCACTTTTGGAGATAAAAAGATTATTGTTGATATCGATGGACAAACCAGTCCTCCTAAAGAGAATGTTTCCACTTCTAAGATAGTTGAAGAAAAGGCTCAACTCCCTGAGAAAATTTCAATTAATCAGTATATGGATAATATTGTGGGGTCCAAGGGTTTTGTTCCTATTGATAAGCCAACTGAGAAAAAAATTCCACTTGCTGAAAATACTGTTCCAACTTTTAAATCTATTGGGGATAATAATGTTCTTCTTAGTATTAAACCAACTGAGGAAAAAAATATCCTTTCAGAAAGTCCTGTTCTCAGTGTCAAACCAAGTGATGAAAAAAAGCTCCTTCCTGAAGATATTGTTAGTATTGAACAATTCGTTTCAGTAGTTAAGAATTTATTGATTAGTTCCGGACGTTTTGAATCAGTAGTTCAAGGACAACAAAATAATATAGATTGTAATTCTTTAAGAATTGCCTACCACCATAGACCAACAATGAGTTGTTATCAAACGGCGGTAGTGACATTTTTTAAGAAGGAAGTATCACTTGCATATATGAACCAAGTTTGTAAACTTGATTTCTATAATGAATATGATGATATTTTGTCTTTTTTCTTTGATCAATTTAGTAACTTCATTGCAATGATAATTGCGGGATTCCATCATAAAATTAATAATGCAAACTTATGTAGTTTTAATTTAGAGAAACCAAATGTGGAGATTTTTCTTATCGATGGACAGACAATTAAGTTTACTTTTCGAGAATTAGGAAGACATCAATACAACTTAGCAAACGACGACGATATTGTGATTGTTGGCCTTGATGATTTCATAAAACAAATCATTTCATATAAAAACTTATAAACATATTCTTTTATTAAATAAAAAATTGAAATTCTAACATCTTGTAGAACATAATATTACTGTTATATAGTGCTTTGTTATCAGTTTCCAATATGGATGCAATTACAAAATTATTCACACTTTTAATTACAAGAAATATTAGTGTCACTTTCAGAAATGGTATAATCAACATTGATTTAAATAAAGTTAACGAGGAATATGTTTCAGAATTAATGACCCATTTCGCATACAATAATATTCCATTTACTTTTAAAAATGAAATAATTACTATTATTGTTGGTGATGCTGACATTTCTAATAATACCAACTCAATTATGGGGGATACACTGATTACAAATAGCTCTGCCATTAACCAAATTGAAAACAAAACACCAGTTAAAAATTACAATACTCTTTTCAACCCAACTGAAAATAAACTTTCAAACAAAGGGAATTCTGCTATTATTATGACAACCGATAAAAAGGAAAATGATAATGATGTTTACACATTTATGACGCATGTGAGAAAATTATTGATTGACTCTGGTTATTTTCAATCGTCCACATATGAATATAAAGATCTGGTAAAAAATATTCATCATAACAGTATAACTTTATCATATAATAATTTTGGCAATGTGAAAATAACATTTGGCTACTACAAGATACTTATTACCTATGATTTCCAATCGTTAATTATTGAATTACAAGAAGGTGTCACAAAATTGTCTTCCTTTTTCTTTGAATATTTTAATAATTTTCTTGTAATGATAATTTCTGGTTTTTCATATAAAATTGCATCTGCAAAATTGAATAGTTTTGTATTGCAGGAAAGAATGATAGAAATCACTAACATTGATGGGCGCAAATGTAAATTCTCTTTCCGAGATTTGAATAAAAATTTGCCAAATAATCGTAATATTGTGACTGTTGGTATTAACAATTGTTTGAAACATATTATGTCATACAACTCAATGTAAAAATAATAGTATATTTCTTTTATAAAAACATATTATTTAATTTTTTTATGCTCCGAATGTAGTACATACACATGGGAGTGTCCTTCTACCTCTATTATTCACATTTATAGGTCTTGGAATAGGATCTAATGGTTTATTAATTTCTTTCAAATATCCATATTCTTGTTTAATACCAGTGATAATATCTGGAACTGAATCTGTAATTACTTTTTGATTTAATCTTTTTACCTGTCTTACAATTTCCCCAGGTAAAAATCTGGCGTTTTGCATATACACTGCCCTCATTAATATAAACAAATCCCGTTGTTCTTGGTCGACATCTAACCTAAATGTTCCATTTGTTCTTTTATATACCTCAGCTTTGATACCTTTTTGTATTCTTTTGAAGTTTTCGTCTGAGAAAAATAATTTACTTAGTTCACTTTGTGATTGTATACCAGGTAATGCTTCTTGTGACATATTTTTATAATTTTTTCGATGGTCTTGGAGAAATAGAAAAGGAGTCCTGTATATATCCTCCGTTGTTATTGAATTGCTATTTATTATAGGAATGCCATTACCATTATCAGTAAATCTCTCCCCTTCTCTCCCATAATAAGGCATCGAATTATCAAAAGCTGCGGATTGTTGGTAATTCATTATATTATATTATAACATTTTATATTTTACATTGTTTACATCTATAAATAAATTTTAAGGGGGTTTATCTATCAACTCATACATAAAAGATGTTGATATGATGACAGCAGAAAAAATGCAGATGGCGATATTCATTATATGATGCCAAGATAAGAATTATTGTTTTAATAATGACTATAACTAAGAGTTCAAATTTCAATTTTTATTTGGCCGAAATCATAATACATTTCTCTCAAGGCAAAAACCCCAATCTCGACAAATAATATTAATCCAATACATGGTGGTAAACAATAAAAGACCAATTGAAATAAGATAATACCCAAAATAAATGTTATGAAATCACAAATTGTCATTAACAAATTAATTAAATAATCTATTTAATTAGTTTAATATTTACTTTATAAATCAATTTTTATTTTAACATCTATAAACTTCCAACATGTCATTTTCACTAAACGTCATACCATCTTTAATGGTTTGTGTAATTGTTTCAAATTTAGAGTAATGTTTTAATGCAGATCTATGTACTCTACTTGGTATAATTTCATTTGATGTTGGATCTCTTGTTAATATATTTTTATTACCACTAATACCATTAACTACTGGTTCATCATTAACATAAATGACAAATTTAAATGTATCATTTGCGATTTCATGAACTATCATTTGTCCTTTCTTAAAATCGGTAGTATCTGCATGATTAATAAACTTATGTTCTGTTTCTAATAAATTTGTTCCAACTCGGTTATTTAACAATGGTCTCATAAATTTGCTAATATATTCATGTATATCCTTAGTAGTATTATCACCTATTTTGGTAGTAATATCATTGAATAATTTTCTGATATTATCTGGGATACCAGAACCTCCGTTATTACTGAATGATTTTGTAAAGTTATTAACATCAAATGTATTAACAAATGCATCGAAACATCTATCATTAATATCAGTATACACTCCAGGTTTGAATATGTTACTATATATTTTATGGTCTGCATTAGTTGGTGTCAGTAAAGTGCTACCAGAAATGTCAATATCTTTATAATTTGTATCGAATAGTACCAAATAACCATAATTTGGTATATAATATTCATATGAATCAATTACATATTTCCAATATGATTTACCATTATTATGGTCAGCAATATCTTTAATATAAATGTTATCCCCAATACTGAAATCTTTAAATGCAATTCCTGAAGTTTGTAGAACATGTAAACCTACCATAATTTGGAACAATACAGACATCCAGACATCACTCGTGTGAAATCCGGTATTAATCATAGTATGAATATTACCTTTAGCTTCATATTTTACCGAAGCCCAATCATAAAAATTATATGTTGGTGATTCGGTCATCGCAACTAACCCTTTACCAGAGAAATCATATATTGATTCAAATGATGAATGTTGTTGTGAACCATAAGTTGCTAATTGTGGCATATTGACCGGAAGACCAGTTGCTGGTAATACTGATGTAGTTGGTGGTGGGATAATCGGTGCAGGGGCTGGTGGAATTGTATTTTTTTTAAATAATACCAATAATTGTTTTAATCCATCAGAAATACTAGTAAATGTCATTTGTGCTTTGTTCAATTGTTGTTGTTCAGCAATAGCTAATTTCATGTTCATTAATTCTTTGTATCTATTTTGTAAGTCAAACAATTCTTTTTCAATTTTTTTAATAGTTGCAAATGTAACAAATGGTGGATTACTTGTTGTAAATTGACTTATCATATTCATTATGTTTTGATTACACATATTAGACTGTTTAACTAAATAAGTAATTACTGGTCCATATTTATTTAATGCTTTACCTTTTAACATTAACACTTTATTTCTATCAATATTACAATTTTCGGATATATAATAACAATGCATTAAAACAAAATTTGGACATAATTTCTTTTTGAGGATATTTTCCCTAACAAATTCATAGTAAGCCATTTCTCTCCAAATATCATAATCTGAAAAGTCATGTCCATTTAATTTTTTGACATTATATTCTGCAAACGATAATGTATATATTCTAACATTCATGCCTAATGAATTTGGTGAACATTGTAATGAATTTGTCTTGTCATCAAATTTTATTGGATAACATGATTTGTATAATAACATATCTGTTGGCATCCCCATATATGGATTTTCTATATTAATTTCTGGTGAATATGGATTTAATTCCAAAAATTTAAGGTATCGTAATATACTATTATTTCCTTGTCCATCAATATCGATATCTTCCCCATCATATGTTTTAATAAATACTGATCTTACGAAACTATGTATATTTAATCTTTCTCCTAAAGTATTACTTGTATTTGACATTTGTTTTGGTAATATATCTTCTCTAATTGCACCTGTTTTTAAAGTAGTAGTTTCTAAAAATGGTCCATTATTAATACTAAATTGTTTAATAATTGGACTTACAAGTTGTGGATAATAGCCAGAATATGTTGGCCAGTGTGGATTATATTGAGGTGGTATAAATGGACCGGCAACTGGTAAATTCATCGGAACATATTGTGCAGGATTTATTGTTTTTGGAACCATCGATTTTGGTTGTGGTGGTTGATATACTTGAAGGTCAACTAATGGTTTAGGTTGTTGATATTGTGGTGTAGCATATGGTTTTGCATCCGTGAGTGGTATCTTAGGTGCTTCATCATAATATTTTGTAGTAGGAGCTTGATTTGTTAATGTTTTCTGTTCGTTTGGTACAAAAGGGCTATTTATAGGTTCTTTATACATAGGAATTACTCGTGCGCCTCCCTCAAAAAAAAAAAATCATTATTTCTTTTGGAATGTTTTGATTTTTTTTTACCACCTAATTGAAAGTTTTGTGGTGCATTATTTTGTCCACTCATCAACATGTTATTTGGTAATAAGCCAATATGAGAGTTTTGGTCAACTTTACCTTCAGTAAATTGTTGTTGTTGTCCCATAACAGAATTAAATTGTTGTTGGTTTCCCATAATAGCATTATCCAATTCCATTTGATTGTTACTGTTTAATTGTGGCATTTGTTGAGATTGTTGAGACATACCCATATCAAATTGTTGCATTTGTGGAGGCATTTGTTGTGGCATAAAATTTTGTCCCATTGGTTGCATTGGAGACATTTGTTGTGGCATAAAGTTTTGTCCCATTGGTTGTTGCATAAAATTTTGGGTTGGTGGCATCATATCTAATTGTTGATTACCCATTTGAGCTAAAGGATGTGACATATTAGGTTGCATCATACCTTGTCCTTGGTCGTTAAGTTGTGACAAATATGGTAATAATTCATGTGGAACCGGGCCGTTATAATTTTGTGGTAATGCATTTTCTAAAACTTTTGGCATATTACTTTTTTGGTGTTTTGATTTATTTTTCTTTGATTTATTTTTTTTTGATCTTTTTCTTAATCCCTCATCTTGAACTTTATTAAATATTTGACCATGTTGTTGATTTTTTGAACTGGCATAACTTTCAATTCTGTTAAATAATCCATTATTTTGTTGTGTTTGTTGGTTATGTTGAACTTGGTTAGGTACGTCAATATCAGGAAGTGAGCTTGAATTGTCTTCAGGTGATGAAGAACTTGAAGAACTTGATGAACTTGATGAACTTGAAGAGCTTGATGAACTTGAATCATCTTCTTTTTCATGTTCTTTCTTCTTTTCATGTTCTTTTTCAGTATAGTTTTCTGAAGATAAATTTTCATCGAATGATTCGACAGATGATTCATCGTATTTATTTTTTTGTAATAATATCTTACTTACAAAATCATTTGAATTGTGTTTCTTTTTGTTTTTTTTATTTTTATTTAATTTAGGTTTTGTTTCTGTTAATTCTCCAAAATCATTAAAATATTTGGCATCGGTATTATTACTTAATCTTCTTGATCCCGTTACGAATGAAACCTTATTATTTCTTGATTTTTTTGATAACATTGATGGTGCAAATACATTAGTAGTTGAATCAGTCATTGAAGATTCAACAGATGAATCTTGTGAATAACGAAATCCAATAGTACTTTCTTCTAAAGATGGTTTTGAGTGTTTATTGTTCTTGCTCATGTTATCTTTAATAAACTCTGAAAAGAAAATATTTTTAGTTATTATAATAAATGGATTTATTATTGTTTTTATATTTTGAAAATAATATTCTTCATCCAATTTTCTATTATCTGACATAAACATTTGGGGGACAATTTCATCTATGAATGTTTTAATGTTAAAATCGTTAATATTATTATCAACTATATATTTGTGTAATGCACTAAAAATTGAATGTATATCATAATATTGATTATCCTTTTTTAATTTAGTATAAACATTTTCCGCATATACAGACACATAACTATTATAAAAATTTGTAATTTTTAAATTAAATCCTAAATTTGGTATAATAAATTCATGATCATCAATTTTGATTGTATAAGTGTCATCCTTATTTTGTGGATCATATACATAAAATGATTCCAAATCTAAATTATTATGTCTGAATGATGGATATACCTTTTGTATTTTATATAATATATATATTATTTGAAATGCTAATACTTTCCAATGAGATGAATTAAAATCATTGTGATGATTATCTAAATAATCTTTCAATGTGGTCATTTTATGATATTGTTCAAATACTTGGACACATAATGTATCATCATCATTAATTTTACAATGTTTACTTACATCTTTTTTAAAGTCTTTATTAACATTATTAATATTTATGTCAAAGTTCATTATTGGGAATAATAAAAATTTATATGGGTCACTTAATGCAATTTCGCTTAATATATAATTTAATTTCATGTCAATACTATGTCGATTTGTCATACTGTCATGTTTATCATCTTTCGAATATTTGCTAACTCTTAATAAAGCTGGGAATCCTGTATTTGGTGTTCTGTGAAATATTAAATTATTATGATTCGTGTGGCTAAATACTATTGGGGCATCAAAAATTGGGGAATAATCAAAATTTGCTGGTTTCTTAATTGTTTCTAATTGTATATCTTTTTTTGGACCATAATTTAATTCAAAACATTTATCAGTTGAATCATATGCATAATCATATAATGTTTGTAAGCAAAAATCAATATCATCATAATTTGATGTCATTTATTATAATATTATAAAATAATAAAAATAATTAAAAAAATTGATATGTAAATTGTAATAATAGTAATTTTCTTATACAAAATACAACCTATGGACGACATATATCAATGTATCCTATTGTTCTTACCTATTGTTGATGTATTAACATGTTCTGTAATAAATAAATGTTTAAATAATATATGTTCTTTACAAATAATATGGAAAAATGTATTAAATTACGATTTTAAAAATACTAAACTTTCTAAAAACAATCATCGTAATACTTATATTTTATGTTATCAATTATACAAACTCAAAAAATATTCAAATTGTTTGATGACTTATGAAGAACTATATAATTGTAAAGAATTAATTTTTTGTAATAAAATTAATAAAATTCCAAAAGGAATTTATCAATTAGATAAACTAACTAGTTTAACTGTATGTTGTTGTGATTTGCTTGATATTCCAACAGAATTATGCAGATTAAGCAGTTTAACAAGTATTGATTTACAAAATAATAATATTTGTATCATTCCAAAAGAAATTATACAATTAAATAATTTACAAGTATTACATTTAAATATGAATAAAATACTTACTATACCTACAGAATTATGTCAATTACAAAAACTCACAGAGATTAGTTTAGGTGGAAATAAATTAAGTTTAATACCTACTGAAATAGGACAATTAATTAATTTAAAACATTTGTATTTGTACAACAATGAGATAGTATCAATTCCATCTGAATTAGGAAAATTAAAAAATTTATTATGTCTCGATCTGGAAAATAATTATCTAACATCGGTTCCATCAGAATTAGTTAAATTAGATAAGTTGAGGGAATTATATTTAAACTATAACATGATATCTGAGATACCAGAAGAATTGAATAGAATACAGCATTTAACACATGATCTTAAGCCATCGAAATAATTATGGATTGTTTATTAACCTATTTTTTAATTGTTTTCTTTGGTTTATAATTTCTAAATTCTTCAAATAATGGATCTTTCATCAAAATATCATTAGGAATTAAATATTCATCGTCAAGTAACAATCTACCTCTTTCACTAACAATTTCATATTTTGCATCAGCAATTTTTTCCCCATTTTTCCAAACTTCATCTTTTACTTTTTTACCATATTGATATTTTTTTGGAACAACCCTATTAACAAATTCTTTAATTTCGTCACTAATATTTGGATCCGTTAATAAAGCTGGAAAGAATCCCTTTTTAATTAATGTATTAAAAAAGTAATGAATATCATAATATCTGTTTTGTTCAGGTTTGACATTAATTTCACTTGTCCATTTTGCATCAACTTTAAAATTTTCAACTACCCCAGGTATACATGCAAAATCAAAATCCCATAATTTTATTCTGTAACCAATATTTTTAACATAATATTTGTTATGACATATTGTATATGAAAATAATGTACCTCTTTTTTCAACTTTATGTATTAAAATATTATTTGCTTTCATATCATTATGTCTGAAGGATGGGAATTTACTTTGTATAACGGCTAATACTGAAATTATTTGGAAAAATATAACTTTCCAGTCTAAAGTGCTGAATTCTCTATAATTTTTCCTTATAAAGTCCAACAAATCACCTCTATTTGCCCATTCACTTATTAATATGGATACCTCACTATAATATCCACCCTTTTTATATTTTTCCACAAATTCTTTGTATTTTTTGTTATCAGAATCAACAAATCTATTTTCAATTAATTGTGTGAAATGTTCTATGTTTGTATAAAATGTTCCGATTGGCAATGTAATATGTGGTGTTGCTCCTGATACTATAAAATAACTTAATAGTCGAATCATTAATAATTCAGCATTTTCCGGTCTTCTAACATCATACATAGTTCCATAATTTTTTGTTTTTGGATATGCGACAACTTTTACTGCATAATCAATGTCTGGACTACCATCAGTTTTAATTGATCCTCTGAACGTATGACCAGTTGATCCACTTTTAATATAAGTTAGCTTACCTCCCATTTGTGTTATTACCTGATAAAAATCATGGGTCTTTTTGTTTAGAATACTTCTAATATCATGATTTTCAGCATCTTTTTCTTCACAATCATAACCATTTGGATGAACAAAACATTCTGTATTTACATCATTTATTTCTATAATTGGTTCTAATTTATTATTTTGTAAAATATCTTTTAAGAAATCAAGTCTAAATGGAACAGTATCATATGGTCTATCTTCATGTTGGCTTATCGATTGGATACTGTTGCAGTTTGATATATTATCTGAAATGTTTTTCTTTTTAATTTCTTTATTATCACCTCCGCTTATATTTTTACTTTTTTTAGTGTGACTAATATATGAAGTTGGTTCATTTACAATTTTTCTAGTGTTTGAGTTTTTAACAACATTTGCCTTTTTATCATTATTAATTCTTGACATTATATATTATATATTTTATTTAGTTTTTATACATTTATTTTTACTTTTATTAATAAACCTTAAAATGTGGGTTTAAAATTGTTTTATAATAAACCCAATAATAATAAATCAAATTTATCGTAATAATCGAGTGTTTTACATCCATATATTAAACCTTATAATATAAGCCAAGGCGATGTACATCCCTATAATCACTATAAAATGTTTACCTATCGTATTGATTTTAGGGATGTACATCGCCTTGGTATTCACTATAAAGAATATAATTTTAATAATTACAATACATAATTATTAAAAATTTATTAAAAACTGTTTATTTTTTATAAATAAAATTTCCCAATATTTTATTCCTTTCTTGTTCTAAAAAATTTAATTTTATATTATTGGTTGCTTCTATTATACGTTCAATATTAATATTCGGAATATGTGGAATACATTTATGTTGAACAGTTTTATATAAAGTATCAATTTTAACATGTTGCGGGAACAAATCTAAAATTTCACTATTATATTCCATCAATTTTTGGTAAGGTTTTGGTAATAGTGATTTGCATGATGGTGCTATGACAGATAATAATTGGACTATAGGATAAATTGTAATATGTTCTTTAAATTTGATATTTATATTTTTGTTCCAATTTAAATAACTACAAATATCTGATACAAATGGACTGTGTAAATATTCATATTGCCATACATTTGATATACATGATTGGAAATAATATTGTGTTACCCAATGAATTCCTTCAATATAATTTTTACACATATTGTCTATTAAATTTTTCCGGTCGTATGGTGATGATATAGAATAATAATAGTTATAATATCTTCCTTTCCATTCATTATAATCTCCTTTGCCTAATTTCACAGGGTCTTCAACACTATCTCTAACATTTTCAAAATTCCAGATATCAATATCATATAAATCTTCAGATGTACATTTTTGTAAGTCCAATCTTTGTTTATATTGATGGTATTTTACTTCAAAATAATATTTTTCATACTTTGTTGTTTCGTTTATAAAATTAAATAAAAATGTTTCATTTATTGATCCATTATCAATAAAATATGATCCTAAATATTTATGAACCTTAACATATATTTTTATTAATAAATCCATACCACCATTTTTAATATCAATAGATGGAAGATTTGGTAAAAAATCATTTCCTAAAAAATAACAAATAATTATGAAGTCATTGGTATAGTCATTCATATTATCTCCATTGTTTATTTGTTCATTAATAATACTATTTATACAAATTTTAACATTATCAATTGATACATAATTTAAATCTTCTTTAATATCCATATGGCCATCTTTTTTTGTATGTTTTTTATTTAATTCCATACTTTCTCTTAATAAATATATATTTTGTTTACCAGATGCCAGCGACAAAAATATTAAATCTGCATCTAATCCATATATCACAATATCATTGGTATTATTATTTTTTATTTCTTGTAAAATTTTATGTTCCCCTTCTCCTTCAGTATGGTATGATGAATATATGCAATTAATATATAGTTTCTTACAAAATTGTAGTAATTGTTGATGTAAATTTTCCATAAATACAGTTCCAGGTGTAATACAAGTATTGTTCCATAAAGTTATTTCTTTTTTACCATGGGTACTTTTAATTTGATTTATAATTTCATTATCTTGTACTGATTTATATCTTCTTTTTCTTTGCTGATTTAATTTTGCCATTGGTGCAGGTCCATCGACCGATATAAATATATTTTTAGGATTAACAAATTCTATTAAGTATGTTATATAATCTAATATCCTTTGTATCATTTTAGCTTCTAATTTTTGAATATCATTAATTGAAGTATAATGTGCTAAAACTTTGTAGCATTGAGGATGAAACAAACAATTTGCATCAATATATAATGTATCAATATTATCCACTGGACATGTTTTTGTTATTATTTTATTTGTTTTTTGATTTTTTTGTTTCATTTGTTTTAATAGCCATGAAAAGAAACCGGGAACTCCCATTAATAGTTAATAGTGATGTAGTATTTATATGTTTTCATATATGATCAAAATATCAATTTTATTTATAATTTTATTGTGTTTATTATTATAAATTATTTTTTCTATTAATATAGTATAATAGTATGGACGGAGTATTTACTAAAGTTAATGAATCAGAGTATTTAGAATTATCAACCCCTGAAGGGCTCAATGAATTAAAGGAATCTATGGCTAATGGACTTCAAGGTGGAAAGAGAAGACGAGCTGCTCCAAAGAAAACTTCTAAAAAATCATCAAAAAAAGGATCTAAAAAATTATCAGGTGGAAAGAGAAGAAAATCATCTAAAAAAGCTTCTAAAAAAACATCAAAGAAAGGATCTAAAAAATTATCAGGTGGAAAGAGAAGAAAATCATCTAAAAAAGCTTCTAAAAAAGCTTCAAAGAAAGGTTCAAAGAAACAAACTGAAGAACAATTAGGTGGAAAGAGAAAGAGAGCTTCAAAGAAGGCTTCTAAAAAGACTTCTAAAAAAGGATCTAAAAAAGGAGGTAAAAGAGAAATGCCTGCTGCCGCCAAAATTTTTGGAGAATTAGTTAAAGTTATTAGAGATGATGAAGATGTCCCAATCAACTTCAAAACTGCCTTAAGTGTTGCCAAATTATATAAAGATGAAATGGCCGCTGATAATAAAAACATGTCCCCAATGGATGTTACCAAGAAAGCTATTAAAGAATATCCTGGAGAATCTGCCGCTAACAAGAAGAAATATTTGGCTAAAGCTGAAAAAAATATTGCTGATAAAAGTGCCGCTAAAAAAGCCGCTAAAGCATAAAATAATAAATTAAATAATTAAATGATTAATGTATAATATTGATATATTATACATAAATGTAATAATTTATAAATTTGTATTCTTTTGATTTACTTGGTTAATTTGTTTATCCTGAGTTAATCTATATGTTTTTTGTCTTTTTTTGTTTATAATTTCAATAACTTCATTTGTAATATTATCAACACTTATAATTTTACCAATGCCTTTATCAATTTGTAATTTACAATATTTTATATCTTGATATTCATTGTACCATTTATATTTATCAGATGTTAGTAACTGGATATTATCATTACCCAATGATCTATAATATCCATACAAAAAAGTTATTAAATAGTCGTCGGATTCATTGTGTCCAATTGATGTATTAACACAATTATTTTTAATAACACCATCTGTTACAAAACATGGCATACCAAATAAATAAACATTATACGCATATGTTGATACGAAATAGGTATCATGGTGTCCAACCATAACAATTATAAAGTCATCAAGGTTTAAATTTACAAAACTATCTACTAAATTGCTTCTTCCATTATAACCAGCAGGGCCCTTAACATTTGTATTACCTTTATTTAACAGTATGTTTATAGCTTTTAAGGAATTTGGTTTAAAAAGTAAATTCATTATATCAACAATAAGTATTGTCTTATTATTTTCTATTGATTGATTATTTATTTTGTCAATATTTTTAACATGATCTTTATTTGTTAAAAAATTAAACAAACATGAGCTAAATAACCATGATTCTTTTTTGTTGCTATTTTTATTTTCATTTACTATCTTTGTATGTGCCAAAAAATGTGTTAAAATATATGATGACATTTGTGTAAGAGGTAGCAGCATTTTTTTCGCGTCTTCATTATTTGTAGCACACCCACCGATCATCTTATAATAATAATTAACATTTAAATTTTTTAATTGTCACTTTTTATTACTTTAACATATTCCTCATCCTTGTCGCCATTATTTTTGTAACGTATATATAAAATTTGTGGTTCCCTCAAAGTATGTGAATTCCCATTCGCATTATATTGTCCCATAGTATTTGCAACTTTATTAAAACTAAATGATCCTCCGAAATCTATTCTCCATAATTTACCACTACATGTACTATTTATTCCTGAACTTTCATGTGAAAAACACTGTGGAGTATGACCAATTACCATTTTATCCATCGAAAATATATCCAATACTTGTTTTAAATTTTTGTCACAAATTGGATCATCAATATGTGTATTATGTGGTATACTTCCTAAGATTCTGTCCCAAAACAGTGATATTGGTGCTGAATTAATAATATCAATTACGTTATCTTTATTTATTGATTTCAACAGCCATCTTCTTATTAAATAACTTATTTTATATAAATCGTCAGTATTTTTGATTTCTAATTTATCAATAAATGGTTTAATAATTCCAGCATGGACAAATATAAAATTACCAACAATTGCGACAGGTATTCTGGTACATGCTAAAAAATTTGCATATTTATTACCAGGTTTAAATTGTTCCTGTCTATTTTTTTTGGCCTCATCATAATCTAAAGTATTAGTAGTTGAAAATTTCATAATATCTTTATATGAAACATAGTTCATATTACCTTCTACATTCATCAATTCATGATTACCAAATAATGATATAACTCGACTATTAAATTTTTGTGCTTTTTCATCTAATTCTGTCATTAATTCTAAAATTGAAATATCTTCTGCCAAATCTAACATTTCAGAATATTCACTATCATTATCTTGTGGTTCTTTACATGCTTTATCATATGGCCTGCAATTATCTAACTGATCACCGACTTGAACTACATATGTATCAGGTAGAATCCAATTCAAATTTTTGTCAATAACTTTTGCTATGTTTATTAAAATGTCCAATGTCATTTTGTAATCACCATGTAAATCACCAATAGCAAAGACATGTTTTTTAGTTGGAAGCACTATCGGGGTGTATTTATTTTTTTTACAATATTTATCAAATAATTTTATATCCTTCTTCTTAAATGGGTTTGAATTGTCCTGGGATGCCATTGTATATATTATAATATATTATTATAATGGTTGGTGGTAATAAAACTGGACAAATAAAATTGAAATATAAATAACTTAAAGGTTATACCATATACATAAGCAATTATTAAGAAGATGTCAACAGAAAATAACTCACACGGAACTATAATTGGTATTGATTTGGGTACTACCTATTCATGCGTAGCTGTATGGCATAATAATAGGGTTGAAATTATTGCAAATGATCAGGGAGACAGAACAACACCATCATGGGTTGCATTTACAGATGCCGAAAGGTTAGTCGGTTCTGCTGCAAAAAATCAGGCGAGTGTTAATACAGCTAATACTATTTACGATGCGAAACGTTTAATTGGTAGAAAATATGATGATCCTATTGTTAATGCTGAAATGAAAAATATGCCATTTAAAATTAAATGTGGAGCGGGTAATAAGCCAGTATTCGAAGTTAAATTTAAAAATGAATTAAAAGAATTTACTCCTGAAGAAATCAGTTCTATGGTTTTAATTAAAATGAAAGAAATCGCAGAAACATATTTGGGAGAAACTGTCAAAAATGCAGTTGTTACAGTCCCAGCATATTTTAATGATAGTCAAAGACAAGCAACAAAAGATGCAGGGGTAATTGCTGGATTAAATGTCATGAGAATTATTAATGAACCTACTGCAGCAGCAATTGCCTATGGTTTAGATAAGGTTGATGAAGGTGAAAAGAATGTATTAATTTTTGATTGTGGAGGTGGAACTCATGATGTTAGTTTGTTAACAATTGATGATGGAGTTTTCGAAGTTAAAGCTACGAGCGGTGACCCTCATCTTGGTGGTGAAGATTGTGATATAAGAATGGTAAAACATTTTTCTGAACAATTTAAAAAGAAGACTAATATTGATATTTCAAATAATCCAAGAGCTTTGAGAAGACTCCAAACTATTTGCGAGAGGGCGAAACGAACATTATCGTCGGCAACAGAAGCAGCAATCGAAATTGATTCTTTGGCAGAAGGTGTTGATTTTTATACAAAATGCACGAGAGCATTATTCGAACAACTTTGTATGGATTTATTCAAAAGATGTATGGAACCTGTAGAGAAAGTATTGGCAGATGCAAAAATGTCAAAAGGACAAGTCGATGAAATTATTTTAGTAGGCGGTTCTACAAGAATTCCAAAAATTCAACAAATGTTAAAGGATTTTTTCAATGGTAAAACACTTAATAATAGTATTAATCCGGATGAAGCAGTTGCATACGGTGCTGCAGTCCAAGGTGCTATTTTAAGTGGAGTTAAAGACAAGAAAATTGAAAGTTTATTATTGTTAGATGTTACACCATTAAGTCTTGGATTAGAGACAGCAGGTGGAGTAATGACAGTTTTAATTCCAAGAAATTCTACATTACCAGCTAAAAAGTCACAAGTATTTTCCACTTATGCAGATAACCAACCTGGTGTATTAATTCAAGTATTTGAAGGAGAAAGGTCAATGACTAAAGATAATAATTCTTTGGGAACATTTCAATTATCCGGTATTCCACCTGCACCAAGAGGTAAACCACAAGTTGAAGTCACTTTTGATCTTGATGCGAACGGTATCTTACAAGTTAGTGCGGTTGATAAAACAACTGGTAAAGTTAATAAAATTACTATTACTAATGATAAAGGACGTTTATCAAAAGAAGAAGTCGATGCAATGATCAAAAAAGCTGAGGAAATGGCTGATGAAGATAAATTGGTAAAAGAAAGAGTTGAAGCAAAAAATGAACTCGAACATTATACCTATAATTTAAAACAATCCTTAACTGAAGATGAAGTTAAAGCAAAAATAACTCCTGAAAATAGAGAAGTTGTTGAAGAAGCATGTGATGCGGTAATTGTCTTCATGGAAATAAATCCAAATGCCAGCAAAGAAGAATATATCCAAGAGAAAAAGAAATTGGAAGAAGTCGCAATGCCTATTATGTCAAAGATGTATGGTTCAGGAATACCTGATTTGTCCGGTATGCCAGGTATGAATGGATTTGGCGGATCTGGTAATGCACCATTTAATGGTTTTCCAAATGGACAAATGCCAGGTTTTCCAAATATGAATAGTTTTAATCAAAATGCACAAGATAGTGACGATGATGTTGATTAATTTTTTTATAAAAAAATGAAATTATAATGATATATTATCATTATAATCTAACATTACTTATATTTAAATGACTACTTGCTATGTTGTGTGTGACTTTGCTACTTTAGATATTGATGAATATTTTAAGGGTTATCATTATTATGATGTATATGACTCAAATATAGAATATAATTATCGTGAATATAAAATGAACTATGGAAAAGGTGAACATACATATATTTTATGTAAATATGTCCTTTCAAATAAAGATGGCGAAACTAAACATTATATTGTAGCAAAAGAATATCCAACTGAGGAAGAATTGAATAAATTGGCAAAGTATTGCACATGTGAATACCATATGTCGAATTTTTTTGGAAAGAGAACTATTTGTGCGTGTTGTGTAGGTTGTATTGGAACTGGTAGAGGTCGAGGGAAACAAGAGTATATCGATGAGGCCAGAAGGAGGCTTGAAAATAATGTGAAAATAAATAATAGTTGTATTATATTTTAAAATATATTATGGCATTGCGAGGGCTGGGGTATTATAAAATGCGTAATTATTTGGACTTGGTATATTTTTATATTCAACTGCACTTGGTATTAATCCTTTAGTATTATTAGATAGGATACGAACATTTATTTTATCTGGTGCAACGAAATCTGTATATTCTTGGTAGTTCGCCCCTTTGACATAACCAGGATCCATTTTTATTGCTTTTGGGTTGTATAAGTTCTTATAATAGTTTTCTGCTGTTAATTTATTAGGTTGATCACATGTTGGTTGGGTTGGTAATAATTGCATTGGTCCAGTTTTTAATGGATTATTAACGGAACTGTTTGAACATGATATAGATGGATAAGGTTTATCATCTCCAAAACTAATTACGCTCTTGTATGCGTTAGTATTTTTTTGAACTTGTGGTTCTTCATAATTAACTACTTGATCCTGCGGTGGATTTTTAATTATGTCCTCATTAAAGTTGTCGGGTAATTTTAGTGCTTCGATTTTTAAAGCATCGTAATGAGCTATATTTTGAGCATCCGATACTATAAATGGTTCTTTTAATATTTCTTTTATTTTGTTATCTATTTTAGATTTACGATTTGTATGAATAGCTATTACAGTTGTTACTATAACAAGTATTATAAATATTACAACAATGTATATATCAAAAGTGTCCATTATATATTATTGTAATAATATATAATTTTTATTTAGGTAAATATATTTTATTTAAATGGAAGCATATCCACATGTTGTATCAGCTGCATTAATTCCTACAACATTACTTTCTTTGTAACCATTAGTTCCACCAATATTAGTTTGAGGGAATGCATCATTAGTAATACATGTGGAGTCGGACCCCATACTTGCTTCAGTTGCATATTTTGCATCATATGAATCTAAATTTGCTTCGACATAACTTGGATAGAATTCATTTCTAAAATTCATTTTTTTGTTACATTGACTCATATCTTTTGATTCATGTTCAATATCTCTGACTGCATTTTTATCGATAACAATACTTCCGGTTCCTTGTACATTTTCGAGCGATTGCATTTTTTTGATATTATCAAACCCTATATTTTGAAGATTAACAATTTCAGGATCTTCTTTTCTGACAGAGTCCATTAAATTTCCAATCATATTTTCTACCTTACGTTGGTTAATAGTATGTAAAATAACCATCAAGCATACAACTAATACGATAGCGACGTTTGGGTTTGTTTTCGCAATATAAGCGACAGCAACAAACATTAATAATTTAACAATTGGGTTATCGAATAATCCAATAACCTTATTTGGTAATCTTGGTGTAATGTATGCAGCAAAAATAATTAATCCAAAAATAATAGCCATAGTCAAATATTCATGTTGATTTATATAAGAAACGGTTCCATTTATTTTTTCAAGTACTGTATTAAAGGACATTATATATATTATATTATATTTTAAAAATTATTGTTAATATAAAAAATAAGACCTAATATACCTTATAAATAAAAATTGATATAAAAACAGCATAATACTTATATAATATAATATATCTATATATGTCTAAAACTCAAGCGGTTAAAAATGTAGCAACTAAAAAAGTTACAAAAAAAGTTACAAACCCAAAGAAAGCAAAATTTGAATATAAAAGTGGATATGTTATACCTAAAGATCAACTAACGAAATTAGAAACACATAATTTAATAACATCATTAACATTAACGCCTGAAGGAAATGACGATTTTCACCAAAAAAATGCTGATCCAACCTATACAGTATTTAGAGAAGATGAAAAAAATTTCTATGTCCCAAAATTTTGGGGTAAAGATAATTTCCCCCGATTTATTCAACCATGTGAAGAAAAAAATTCGGCTATAGATTTTAATTTTAATGGGAAATTAAGGGGATCCCAACCAGAAGTGTCTGCATTTATTTTGGATAAATTGGAAAAACATCACGGTGGTTTACTACAATTACATACCGGTTATGGTAAAACAACATTGGCTATATATATCGCATCAATATTAAAATTAAAAACCCTTGTTATTGTTCATAAATCATTTTTACAAGATCAATGGTATGAAAGAATACAACAATTTACTGATGCGAATATAGGTATGATAAGACAGAAGAAGGTAGATGTAGAGGGTAAAGATATTGTTATTGCGATGTTACAAAGTGTAAGCATGATTGATTATGATCCAGTAATATTCAAAGATTTTGATTTACTAATAGTAGATGAATGTTTTCCACATTATACTCAAATAATGACAAATAATGGCTTATATAGTATTAGAGAATTATATAATTTATGGAAAAATGATTTAACATTACCATTAATACAATCATTTAATGAAAAATATAATGTTTTCGAATATAAAAAAATGACATATGCATGGAAAAAACATACCCGTTTATTGGTCCGGGTAAATTTTGAAAATGGTTTTATAGAATGCACACCAAACCATAAATTTTTAACATTGGCCGGTTATAAAGATGCAAAAACTTTGACATCTACAGATAAATTAATAGGTTGTTATAGCGGGAAGTCTTCTTATATACATATATTCAAAGTGTTATATGTATGTGAAATTATTGTTGATGATATTAATAAGGATGTTTTTGATATTGAAGTTGAAGATAATCATAATTTTGTAGTGATTGATACTAATACGTCATGTGGTTCTGTAGTACATAATTGTCATCATATTGCATCTAAAGTATTCTCTCAGGCCTTATTTAAAATGTTGCCAAAGTATACAATAGCATTATCCGCAACTCCAAATAGAAATGATGGTATGACAAAAGCTATCCATTGGTTTTTAGGCGATACAATTATAAAAGTTGAAAGAAAGTGTGATAATATTGTATATGTTAAATCATTTGATTACACTACAATTAATCCACTGTTTACAGAAAAAACAAAAAATGTTAAAGGTAAAACTAAACCCGATGTTATTAAAATGACAACAAATATATGTAAAATAGATGAAAGAAATAATTTTATAACAAATATTATTGATGCATTAAAATTTATTCCTAATAGAAAAATATTGGTATTGAGTAAAAGAATTGAACATTTAAAAACATTAAAAACAATGTCAGATAAAATTATTCAAGAACAAATTTTAAGTGGGAAAGCATGTGAAGATGAATATACAACTGCTTTCTATGTGGGGGGTATGAAGGAATGGCAATTAAAGGAATCATCTGAAGCTGACATTATATTTGGGACATATGATATTGCAAGTGAAGGGTTAGATATAGATGGTTTAAATACATTGGTATTAGCTAATAGTATTAAAGATCCTGTTCAAGCAATAGGTAGAATTTTAAGAAAACCATTGGAAGAAGGTGATACAAATCCACTTATCATTGATATTTGTGATAATTTATCATGTTACAAAAAATGGTCAAAAGATAGAGTGACATATTATAAACAGAACAAATATAAAGTTGATTATATAAGAGTTAACAAAGATAGATGCATACCAATGTATGAATATATGGTTACAAATAAAATGATAGAAGAGGGTGAATATGATATTGAAAATTTGAGGAAATTATATATTACTCATATGATGGGGATTGAAACATATGAATTCGAAAAAAAGTTAAAATTCAAAAATTATCCTGATTCAATGTTTTCTGATGTAAGTGATTATAATAAAATGTTTGAAATTAACCATGATTTTTCAAATATTAATAATGATCAAGGATCTATTATAAATTATGACCCGATCACTATAAAATAAAAATGAAATCTAAACACTTTGGAACCATCGAACAATATTATAGTATAATTCAAACACATGGATACTTTTGAACTTTTTATGGAGAAAAACAAAGAATTATTACCAGTTTTTAAAACTGTCATTAAACAAAATAAGACACTGTTATCTTGTTTATGGGCTATATCAATCATACTTTTACTTTGTACAGGAATTATGACAAATATGTTTCTGAGTATGGTTATTCTTATTGAAATAACGTATGCTACATTTAAACAACTTAAATTAAACAATAATAATAATTTAAAAACCATATCAAAAGTGTGGGTATCTGTTTGTTTTGTCATAATTAGCGAATATGTATTTATGTCAATAGTTAACATATGGTTTTTGCATATTATTCTTAATATATTAAAGTTGATTGTGTGTCAAAATAGTATGATTTTATCTGAACTATATGATGTATATTTAGTGAGATGGATTGAAAAGTGTGAATTATTTTTGATATCAATTACTAATGATGACGTAGAAAATGAATCTAATTATGATGTATTAAATAAAATTTCAACAATTTGGAAATCATTATCTTTACCAAAAAAGGACAACTAAATTTATTTATTTAAAAATAAAAAATTGATATATTAAACATATAAACATATAATAATTATACTATTATTAATATTATTATGTCAAGTTCGTCAAGTTCAAGTAGTTCAGATAGCGATGATTCATTCAGTAAAAAATTTGATGATAACCAAGAACTATTAAGCAAAAAAAAAGGAATTAAAAAAAGGGGTATAACAATTGCAACTAAAGAATGTTTTACGATAAGTAAAGAATCAGATTCGAGTGATGAGGAAACTGAAAATGATATACTTTATGATAAACAATTAAAAGATTATAGTAAAAATAAAAATAATAGAAATACTTTTAATATTCCATGGACAGAAAAATACAGACCCAATTGTATCGAAGATTTGGTAATTGATAAATATTCATACGAAAAAATATCGAGAATTCTCTCAGAAAAGAAAATGTTAAATATAATTTTAAGTGGATCTCCAGGTATTGGGAAAACAAGTACAATGCTTTTTGTTGCAAAAGCTCTATTAGGAAAATATTACAATGAATGCGTTATTGAATTAAATGCATCAGACGAAAGGGGTGTTAAAACTGTACAAGATGTAATCGAATATTTTTGTAAAAAGAAGGTAGATTTTTCTGATGGTATTATGAGACATAAAATTGTATTATTAGATGAAGCAGATAATATGACAAAAAAAGCCCAGCAATTTATTAGTAAGTTAATGGAAGAATATTATAATACAACAAGATTTGTATTTACTTGTAATAATTCTACTGATATTATTGAAACAATACAAAGTAGGTGTGTTATATTTAGATATCACAAACTGAAACAAGATGAAATCGAAAATAAATTAATAACTATATGTGATAAAGAAAAAATACCACATACAGCAGAAGGCATATCTGTAATTGCAAAAATATCGGCAGGTGATTTAAGACAAGCAATAAATAATTTACAAATTACATATAATGGATATATTAATGTAATACCCGAGAATGTTTATAAATTATGCGATACTCCTCATCCGGTAATCATCGAACAAATATTTATTTCATGTTATAAGAAAGATATTAGAGAAGCATTGAGGATATTTAATGATTTGAAAAATAAAGGTTATTCAAGTTCTGATATTTCATTAAGTATGGTTGAAACATTAAAAAATATGGATAAGGAAATAATTGATGAAAAAACTAAAATACAATATTTAGATGAAGTATGTAAAACATGTGTCGCAGTTAGTAAAGGATTAAATACTCCATTACAAATTACTGGATTAATTGCTATGTTATGTAAAAAATAAAATTGATAATTGAATAATATATTTAATACTATTTAATAAATAGTATTAAAAATGAAAGCCAACAGAGCATTGATAAATAAAACAATAACTCATCTTGAAAAATTAAAAGAAGAGTCATATAAGTTATACATTTTATGTTTTAATAATGGTAGGAAAGATACTCAGGACCCAAGTTTTTGGTTATTGAACCAAGATGTTATGAGAAAATCTTGGGACGATCATAAGTCTCAGTTTGATAACTTACTAGAAGAAACAAAAAATAAAATGTTAAATGACAATTTTGCAAAGTATATGAATTTTATGTACAATTCATATCCACCGGATTTTGGTAAACAAGTATATAAAAAATGCGAAGAATCATCAGTAACAGGCTCAAAAAAAAATATTAAATATGAATCAGCACTGATATATTTAAATTTAACCAATAAATAATATTTTTTATTTTATTAATTCATATTTTTCATAAAAACTTTTAATAATTCTGTCTCATTATCTTTTTTTAATATCTATATAAATTGTGTTACAATTGATTATATAAAAAAATTGAAATATTAACTTATTATTGATTACATTATATAAATTTGTTATTGTGTTGTAATATGGAAGATTTACAAAAACAATGGAAAGTTGCAAAGATTAAAGGGAACGTGATTGAATTTCTTATTCCCATACTTGATAAAGTTAATAATCCTTATGATAAAAATTTTAATGAAATTAACAAATTAAGTATATTAAAAATATTGAACGATTATGTATCAAACCTTAAGAAAAAGTCCAATGAAGAAACCAATGAAAAAGAATCCAAATTATTACATAAAATTGTACATTTTGTAACTTCATACGATCATTTAAATATTCTAAAAAAAATTAGTGGTCATATTTCTTTCAGTTGGGTTACTAAAGCAGAGTTGGTAAAATCAAAACATGAATGTATTGTCCAATATGTTTTATCTTCTATTGATCCAAAAGATTGGTATTTTTTTCGTATGATAAGAGAAATGATTAAAAATACCATGAATAGACCTTATGAACTGTTAGTATTTAATACTTTAAAACAATATATTACATTTGAATATATGAGCAATAGTTATGACTTGCGGTTTATACTCGGTGATATTTATGATAAGAGATTCGTGTTAAATATTATAATTAAGGCTATAAAAGTTCAAAGTCCTATATTTGAACTTTTATTTAATGATAATACTGAATACTGCAAGGATTTTAAACATGAACTTATCATTTACAGCATAATATTTTCAAACCATATCAGCTTAAAAATGTTGTTGGATAAATTCAATGTTAAAACATTAGATTCTATTATCAATAAAAATATTCATTGTAAGCTTACAAAAGAAATTGTAGATATTTTAATAATATTTTTCCCTGGCCAAGATACATATGGTCAGTTATTTGCTTTTAATATAGATGTATATATTCATGTTATAGATACATCCAATAGATTCAAACATTATAGCCTTGAAGATAAAGGAAAATATTATTATGAAAAACAATATAAAATTACAAAATATTACGAGGATACAAGTGTTGAAATAGATCAGATATATGGGAATATAATATACATATTGACACAATCAAATAATATGAATTTGAATGATAAAACATTACTAAAGTTATTTGCGTGTCTTATATCCAAAAAAGATTTTACAAAATTTAAACAATTCTTTGATATGCAAAAACCAACAACAAAATGTGTCAAAAAATTACTGACACAATTATTAGCTGCACCGAGAGAATGTATTTTTTTGAATTATAATACATCATGTTTGGATTGCGATGATTATGACTATGATGGATTTTATAGTCGTGACAATTATGACAATTGTCATAAAAATCATATGAAATGGAATAAAGATAAATCATTTGAGTTCTTTTGTGATGCATTATCACTATTGGTAACAACAGAGGGTGACAATTTGCAAGATATTATCCAAATAAATTTTCCCGATATTATTAATTTTTATATTAATAATAATGAAAGGATACTAAAATTGGTTTCAGTTGTTAATATTGATGAGAAATTATTATTAAATACATACAGATATTTGTCAAGACTAGCTCGACATTATCCTTATAATGTGAAAGAACTAACTATGGAAGAAATCGCGTTGTATACAAGGCCATATAATAATGGAAGAGTATTCAATGTTATACTTGTCCATGATTTGATGTTGTCTAAAATAAAACTTGATAATTATCTCATATTTAATGATAATTTAACATGCAAATCCTTTTCCGAAAGAATATATTGTATTGTGAATGAAATGAATTCTAAATATTATGACAAATTAGAAGAATTCTATTCAAATGATAATGAAATTATTGAAAAGATGTTGAAAATATCATATATTAAGATTGTATTATCGGTTCGTATGCCAGATGATATTATAAATACCATTATAAAAATAGTACAAATATTATTGAATTAATATTATTTGTAAAAAGTGTTTGTTTATTTATTTTTTGTAAAGTTTATATAATAAAACAATAACAATAAGGACAAGAACAATCGTAAACCATTGATGGGAGCAACATTTATATGGTCTTCTAAATGACAAATTTCTCAATTCGTTATCATCTCTATATCTTTGCATTTCTAACATTTTTTGTTTTCTTTCCATTGCACTTTCATAAGTTTGTTCTGTAAATTGTTCAGTAACAAAATCTTCTCTTGGTTGAACTTGGGATGCTTGTTGGGGTTGTTCAAACATTTGCATTTGTCTTTTTAAATGAATATAATGTTGTTGTCCTTCACTTTCAGGCATTTTATCATATGCAACTCCTTGTAAAAAACTTCCTTCAGTTTCATCGACATCCATCATGTTACTTTTAACAGGTACTGGCATATTTTCATAATTAAATTGTGGAATTTCAAAATCACCATCATAAATTTCTTCTTTGTAAATACTTTTTGGAACTTTAAAAGGAGGTTCTGGAATATATCTAATAGTTCCATCTGGATCAGTATAATAGGCTGGTCTATCAAATTCTTTAGTCCAGGAATTTCCAGCTAAATTATTTAATGGGTATGCTCTTCTGTCTGCTAACACATTGAAATTTTCTGGTGTTTGTTTCATAATAAAATATCCAATACAAATAATAACTATTATAAGTGCTATGTGTTCAAGTTTAAATTCCATTGGTGATATTATACAATTAGTATAGAAATAAAAATATAATTATTATATATAATGGATTTTTTTTCTGGTAAGAATCCCGATTTAATTGGGCCTACAATGAAATCAACCTTAAATGAAATAATGAATAAACCACAAATAAATAATTCAACAATTAGTGAAAAAATTACAAATGTAATAATTAATTTTTACAATGATTATATTTATGAACATATGTTTGTCGTAATAATAATAATAATAATAATAACATGTTTAATATTTAGATATTATGATAAGAAAAATAAAAAAGAAAGTTTTGTATTAAATGAATCTAAATCAAAAAAACAAAACAAGGACTTAATAGAAGAAATTAAAGATTATAATTTTGATGATGAATTAGATGCACAACCTAATGCAACATCTCCTCCTGCGGGTTATATGTACATGAATCCAACTAATGGCATTAACAAACAGGAAAATGAACTTGTAGTAGCATATCCTCCTGATAAACTACCAGTTAATGATAATGGTAATATAATTTTTACACGTAATTTGTATAAAAATCCAGTCGCAGATGAACCATTGAATGCTCCAGATTATGATTATGATAATGTATACAAAAATAAAAGTAGAACATATTATTCGGGAGCATATAATACTTATAAAAATAGTCAAGATACAAATATAGAAAACCCATTGGGATTTTCAAATAAGTTTAATACAACTATGGGTAATTTTGTTGGACAAATGACAGATAAAAATTTACAATCTGTACTTGGTTATCAAACAATAGCAGATAATATTGAATCAAATTTGATTGCTGGTGCAAGTGGTAATTCTCAACGATTTTTTCCTGAATTTGAGAAACCTTATGAAGAATATTAAATTAATTTCCACAAAACAAATAATACAAATAAAAATGATATTAATTTTGGATAAAAATTATGCATCGTTGTATCAATTTTTATGCCATTATTTTCCATATTTTCTATATTTTCATATATGATATTACTATTTTTAATACTATTTTTAGTATTTAAACAAGTACCATTACCACAAAAATCTTCAATAAATTCGTATTTATCTTGTGGAATAGCTTTAAATTCTAATTCCCTGTATGTTTTTACTTTAGGTTCATTCACCATTTTAATATAGTTATTATATGTTTTATCTAAATTATTATTTATCCATGGTTTTTTGTCAAGATAATGTATGGATCTTTCATAATATGGGGTCATTGCTTCTACTTCATCAAATTGTGCACCGTACACATTATTGCCATCTTCATGATTACCAGATATATTTCCTAAATGTGTTAAACTTGTAGTGTACATATATATGATTATATTACAAAAAAAAATGAAATTTGGATACTTTATTGAGTAATAAATATATATAATTATTATCAATTAATTAAACAATTAAAACATGCAAGAAGAATTTGTTACATTATTAAGATGTCCCCAAACTAAACAGATCTTTCATACCCCAGTGGTGGCGAGTGATGGAGAAGTATATGAAGATCAATTATGTTCAGATAATTCAAAAATAATTTATGTTGCATTGAAATCATTCGTAAGTGCTTTTTTAGATGAATTTCCAGATTATAAGAATCAACAGTATAAACCAGATAAAGTAATTAGCACAAGCAGTAAAAATGTTATTGACAAAATTATGAATTCAAATGATTATAGTAAAATTACTTCATATATCAAATTTTCCCTCAATCATTTTTCACACGAGTTGTTTGCAAAATTTATTAAAAATGCCACACCAGATCAGATCATGCATGTTATTGATAATTTAGTAAATGTTGCTGAAGTACATACTGCATATAATTGGCAATTACTAAATTATGTATGTGCAAATAAACCAAATGATATTGAATTGTTGAAATATACATTTGAAAAGGATAAAGAAACAAAAAATAATTATTTTTTGCATCACCACATAGATGCAAATCCCACAAATGAAGAATGTTTAATATTTGTGATAGATGAACATATCAAGAGGGGATTATCATTATGGACACATACCGGGTTTACATCATCAATTATTACAAAGGCATTTAAAGGAGCAAAATTTAATATTGTTAAACATATAATAAATTTTATTGATAAAACACACCAATCATTTAATGAAAATATGAGTTTATTTTTTGATATTATTGAGAGGAGGGAATTTACCCAAGCAGAAAAGGAATACTTGATAAATGAACTGTTGAGTTAATATTTGTTTATTTTTGTCATAATAACCAATTTTATTAGAAAAAAAATGAAACGGTAACCTCTTATTGAGTAATGTTGTTATATTAATATTATTACATTACATAATGGAGACCTTACATACTGAAAACGTTGAACATAAAGATATCGTCAATGATACCTTGAAAAGCTCAACAAGTAGTAATAATGATAAGGTTATTGAATTTTTAGAGGATAATCTTGAATCTTTAATTAACTGTCCAATATCAGGAACAACATTTTTTAATCCAGTAGTTGCTACTGATGGATTTTCTTACGAGGATAATGTAATCAATGAATATGTAAAAAAATTTACAAATCCTCCAAGTCCTATAACAAGAGAATTAATGACAAAAACATTCATTAAAAATAATTATATATCAAAAATGATAAATTTTTCAGACGAACATAATTTGGAAGTGAGCAAAAACAAATTTATTAATGGTGATACATTTGATGATAATTTTGAAATAATCCAAAGTTGTATTGAAAATGGTAAATATGATCATGTCTATAAATTTAAAAATTTTAAATTAGTAAACGATGGATCAATTGAACATTTATTTTGCGTTAAAATTTTGATGTGTAATATTCATAATGTAGACGAGTACGTAAAATGTATTAAATATATTTTGGACAATACGGTTGACAAAGAATTCGTTTGTAGAGCATTGTATAATATTTTCCACTTATTTTTTAGATATTGTAAAAATACTGATTTGATTGATTACTTATTTGTAATAATTCCACAAGAGAATATCGAAAATATGTTGAAAGCTAAATGCGAAGATGGATCAATTCCAATGGATCTTGCGATACATAATACTAACGAAATTTTTAAGTATAGTATCGAAAAAGTACCTAACGGTTGTATTACAATTAAATTAATAAATGCATGTATAAGTAAGAGAGTTGGTAATCAAATATTATCTAAATTAATTAATTTAATTGATAATATAGATTGTGCAGATGTGACTGGATATAGTCCTATGCTTACGGCAATAAGATATTCTGATATTGAAACTATAAATAGTTTAATTGCAAAAGGCTGTAATATTAATTTGTTTGCAGATCAAGGTAATGATGTCATTTCATATGGTATAAAATATGCAGAGCCACAAGTTTTAAGCCATATTTTAAATGTATGTACTGGATATAAAACTACTGTCAAACAAGTCAGTACATGTGTCAAAAGAAAAATGAGTAATGACGTAGTAATTAAATTAATAGATAATCTTGATAATATAAATGGATTTGATGATAATGGTATGAATGCAATGCTTTATGCTATTGATAATTCAAATATTGAGTTAATTAATTATTTAGTTACAAAAGGATATGACATGAATTTGGAACCACCTGGTGGATTTAATGCTATCGATTATGCTATTAGACGTGGCGATTTAAATATTTTAAATCATATCCTTACAATTTGTGAAAATTATAAAGTTACAGTTAAATTTATTGGTTCGTGTATCAACAAGAAAATGATCAATGAAGTGATAATAAAAATGATAGATCAACTTGATAATGTAAACGAATTTGATAATTGTGGGATGTCCCTTACTCTCTACGCAATTGATAATGCGAATATTGAATTGATTAACTATTTAGTTACTAAAGGGTATGATATGCATTTAGAGCCTACTGGTGGATTAAATGCAGTTGATTATGCAATTGAGAAAGGAAATTCTGATATTTTAAATTATATTTTAACAACATATAATAATTACAAAGTATCAACTAAATTACTCAATTCATGTATTAACAAAAAAATGAATAATGAGACTATTGTTAAATTAATAGAGCAGGTTGAGAATATAAGTGAGTTTGATGTCCAAAATATGAACCCAATGTTTTATGCAATTAAAAATTCTAATATTGTAGTGATTGACCATCTACTTGATAAAGGATATGATATGAACATAAAATCGGCAGAGTCATTAAATGCATATCATTTTGTTGCAAAACACGGTGACACAAAAATGGTTGAACATATTTTAAATATGTGTGAAAATTTTGACGAGGAAAGTGTAGATGGATGGAATGCCGTTCACATGTGTTGTTATTATAACAATTATAATTCTATTATGTTTTTGTTAGAAAAATTTGTTAATTTGATGACACCTATTAAAAAATTTAAAGGACAAGACGTTAATAACTATCTGCCTTTAAATTTGGTTGAACTTAACGGTAAACTTCATGATGATGAAAAACAGGCTATTTTAGATTATATGTTCCAATTGATGGATTTACAATCATAATTTTTTTATAAACATTTCCAACATATTATATTTGTTATCCATGATGGGCAATCAACTTTATAACATGATTGTTCTCCATTTTCAGGAGATGGTTTTTGATATGTTATATGTTCAATTCTACCATTTTTGTCTATTTTAGCATGGTGATCAATTGCAGATACTCTTGAATAAACTCTTGCATCAATTTCATTTAATGTTTCTGGATTTTGTAATATACGTAATTGATCTAACATGAATGATGCATGTTCAACTTGATTATAATGATTTAAGTAAATTATTAAAATAACAATTATAACAATCAATATGATGTTTTTTACCATAATATACTTACTAAATATATTAAAATTTTACATACTATATCTGTTTTTATTTTGTTTATACCATTCTATTAATTGCATTACATTTTCATTAAAATTAGTATGCATTGATTCCCACCCTAAGCTTTTTAATTTTGATGCATCAATATAATATCTACAATCATTAAATTTTCTATCTTCAACAAATTTTAAATAGTTATTAATATCATTTGATTCATATCCAAATAATTCAATAATTGTTTTTGCAATTGTCATAACATCATATTCACATTCATCAGGTGCACAAATATTATATGTTTCTCCAATTTGGCCTTTTAAAATGATTGTTTCAATAGCGGTCGATATGTCATTAACATGGATAAAATTTCTTTTACTTGATCCATTGCCTTCAATAGTTATTTTTTCACCATTAATCATTTGACAAATAAATTTTGGGATTATTTTTTCTGGATATTGATTAATTCCATAAACATTATTTGATCTTGTTATAATAATTGGTAATCCATAAGAGATATAATATGAGTTTACCATATGTTCGGCAGATGCTTTTGTAGATGCATACGGATTTGTTGGGACAAGTATTGATGTTTCTTTTCTCATAACATCGTCGGTAACTTCACCATATACTTCATCAGTAGAAATATGTATAAATTTTTCAATTGCATTTGTTTTTTCGTGATATACTCTAACAGTTTCTAATAAATAATGTGTTCCCAATACATTGTTTAGTGTAAAATCAATTGAATTATAAAATGAATTTGCGACATGAGAACTCGCAGCGAAATGAATTACATGATCTATTTTATATTCTTCCAAAATAAATGAAACAAAGTCTACATTTGATATGTCTCCAATTATTATTTTTATATTATGTAATGCAGTTTTATCAATATTATGTTTTGAGGAGCAATAACTTAATTTATCCAAAATTATTATTCTTATATGGGGGTATTTTAATGATAGGTAATTTGCAACATTTGAACCAATAAATCCGAGAGCACCAGTAATTAAAAAGTTTTTCATTCTTATTATAAATATAATTGTAATTATATTTATTAATTATTAAACACATAAATTTATATCATTGTATATTAGATCCCCCAATATTATCAAATCATCGATCTTTTTACAATAAGTTTGTAATATATCAAACTTTTCAATTAAATATTTATTATTTTTACATATTGTGTTATATTTATTTTTAATAGGTATATAATTCTCTTGATAATTATTTATAAGGTTATCTAATATTTTTTGCAATGTACTAAACATAAAATCCAATTTAATTATTAAAAGTTTTAATTTAGTATCTATCATTATATATACTACAAAGATATCTATATATGTTATGGGTTGCATTATATTACTCAATAGTTCTAAACATTGTTGTGCAAATATAAAAATTGTTACCATCTTTTTGTAACATTATATTTTCTGTAAATCTTTGTTCTTGATTATTATTTATTGACATCTTCCCTGTAATTGTTATAGATAAGTTATCATTACACAATGGTATCACATTTATATTCATATTATAATGGGTAAATTTATAATATCCATTTTGTCTTAATGCCACGATCCAATTATCAAAACCATTGATTTCGTGATCTAAATAAATAAATTTAGCTTCAGTATGATACATTTTTTTCAATTTGTCTACATTATCGTCATATAATGTATAATATTCTAAACAAAATTCTTGTGCTATTTTTTTATACTCGAACATTACATTTACATTTGAATTAGTTGAATTACCATTTTTAATTAGTGTGAAGCTCATATCAATTATAACCTATTTTAACAAAATTTTATATATAAAAATACGCATTATAATTTATAGTATTTATATGGTTCATTTATACATTGACAATATTCATTTATATAATCAGCCCCAGTTTTTTCTGCATGTTTTTTGCAACATTTATTAGTATGTATTCTGTTAAATTTATTAAAAAGTGAATCAGTTCCCCATTGTTTGCATAACTTTTTATTGCAATGATTACACCAATCTTTACCACAACCATTCCAATCAAATCCCTTTGATGTATAGCCACATATTATATAGCCATCATTAGTATTTATAAAATTTTTTTTATTACAATGTGGACATGTGTTTTTGTCATTATACTTTAATACAATATTTTGTATTTTATTATCTAATATTCTTTTTAGGGTAGAAAGTTGAGCATCATCATTTGTATTAGTAATTATTGTTTCTATTATTTTTTGTGCCTCATTTTTATATTTACACTTATCTAATATATCTAAATATTCAATAAATTCATTGAACATAATTTGCTTAGTGTTGTTCTTCGATACACCATTCATAATTTTATCTTTATATGTCATTATAATAATAATTACATTTTTATTAATTCATATTGAACATGATAAAAAATATTATATTTGGATATCATATGTTTTTTCTTTTAGTGTCCATATCACTAAATCAGTGGAACATAAATCCCTATCAAAAAATACTTCATATAATGTCACCCCTTTTTTAGGATGAACATATTGTACTTGATCTACTTCAGTTTCGTTCCCTTCATGTGTAGCAATAATTTTAACAATTGTATAATATATTGTCAAATTTAATGTATTGATACATTCGCCAAATAATATTTTCTCCCCTACACTGAAACATTTTAGATTACAATTAGATGCATCAATTATAATACTATTTTTCTTAGATTGCTTAATCCAAAATAAAAAGTTATTGGTTAATTCAATATAACTAAAAATAGGATAATAACTGTCAATTATAATAGAAGATGACTTACCATTTCCGACGCGAACATATGATTTGTTTTTACCCGGAGAAAAATACATATTGTAACTGCAAATATTGTTACACATAATAGTAATAAACTCATCGTTTTTACAAATTCTTGTCAAAAATGAAACTACATCCTTAGAATTAATTCCTGAAATGTCCAACATATCATACCTTTTAAATTGTTGTATAGAATGCAATATTTGTTGTGGTGTAAATATTCTATTCCATTGTTTAAATATAAAAATATCACCACCTAATCCATTAAATGCTCCTGATATTTTACTGCATACATTTATTAATTTCATTTTATTATTGTATGAATTTGTTCCATATAAATTATATTGTCTTCTAAAAATTCCATCTTCAAATCTTTTAAAAATTGTGTATAATATTAATATGTCATTATTATTATTTTTTAAAAATAACCCTTTAATTATATTGTATATATTGTTATCTTTTAATGCAAAATCTGCCATTAAATTAAATATATTATCAATTAACCACATATCCATCAACTTGCATATATCTAAAAAATTTTCAATAGTAATAGTTTCAATATGACCAAAATATACTATATGTATTAACGTTTTTGTTATGGTCGAATCTGTATTTAATAATATTTCGTTACTATCTATTAGGTTTTCGTTATTTATTAATTGAAAATATGGTATTCTATTTACTAATAATAATTTCAAACAATTAATATATTTACCATCTAAAAAAGTAATTTTAAAATCTGTAATATTATTAAATATTGTTGTGAGTATTTGTTCTGCAGCTATTGCTATACTTAATAATGAATTTTCAATATAATGATGAATTAATTTAAATATTTTGTATTTTATTAATTCATCATTCTTATATAGTATTGTTACATCATATAGGGTGCATTGAATCGTATCTTTTATTTTTAATGCATCTATAAATAATTCGATGTCTTCAATTTTATAATTTTCATTATTTGTGACGTCTATAATCCTTTTAGATTTTAATTTTATATTGGATATGTCTATCATTAACACAATTATTATAATTACAATATATTGTTATATTCATATGCATTTTATTTATCAATTTTATTTTAGAAATAGTAATTATAATAATGTCAAAGTGGGGGCAAAAAACAAATTCCAAGTTTACATATATAAAACCAGATGATACAAAAAATGATAATAAAGCACTGAAATATGCGAGTTCAATAATGAAATATAGTAATACAAATGTAAATATATTAAATGATTATGATGAAATAATTAAAGAAGGATGTGTATATATTCCTAAATTTTTTGGTGATGACAATATATTATTCAATAAATTAAAAGCTGAAATAGATGTTAATCAAATGATAAACTGGTCAAAGCATCAAAAATATGAAAATCCGCAATTTTCTAAAACATTTAATGAAATTATTGATAAAATGGCAAAACATTTTAATGTTAAGGTATTACAAACAAGAATGAATTATTATAAAGATACTACGGCATTTAAACCGATGCATAAAGATAGTCATGCATACTATACCGATGAAAATGGTATTACTATGAAAGAGAATTTTACAATGGGTGCAAGTTTCGGTTTTACAAGGGAATTAGATTTCGTCCATGAATCATCTGGAGTTAAATTTACTTTTCCACAAAAAAATAATGATATATTTTGTTTTAATGATAAAGTCAATGATAAATTTTTACATGGGATACCAAAAATAAGTGATAATAAATTTGTTAAGGATAGCGAAAGAATCTCCATTATAGCATGGGGAATTAGGATGGTTTAATGTTCATAATAAAAAAATGAAAATTATATTGTATGTGATAATGAATATGATATAAAAATATAATATTTATATAATAATAATGTCTTGTATAAATTGTAACTCTAATGATAGGGTATATGAAAATATTTGTCATGGTTGTAGATATGATAGTGATATTATGATTAATATTCATGATATTAGAAAAAGATATGGATTACAAAAAGATCATTTGTCAAAATACCCTTTATTTTCTACAGGATTTGGAAATTATAATAAAAAGTTTCTAATTGAAGAAGTTGAAGATTTAATATGTAAATTGATAGATGATAAAACAATTACAGAAAGTTGTCCTTTATATGATAGAATTTTAAATGGCAGAAATAGGAAAATAAAAGTCAAAGAAATTGTGATAGAATTATTAAAAAAATATGATATTAATAATGATGTTACAGATATAATTAATAAGGCTATAAATAAATATTGTAAAACTGACGAAGTTGATGATTTTAGTATTGCAAGAAAAATTGTTGATCAAGTTAATTTTAATAATAATATGTATTTAATGAAAGTAAAAAGGAAAGAATTAGCAGATGAATTAATTAATAAGACTTCAATTATAGATGGCATTAAAAATACTGAATTTGTAACAAAAATAACATCGACAAATGCATATACCAACTTTATAAATGGTAAAATTATTTTTGATGATTTTACTAAAGTAGCAAATCAATATATTAATATAATAAAAGAGAGAGAACAGAGAAGAAAAAAATTACATACAGAACTAAAAAAACATAAAATTGTTGTTAATGACATGATTTCAAAATTATATGCATATTACAATTATATAAATAATAATGGAGGTAGTCTTGAACGTGCAACTTCGTCAATAAAGAATCTAATTGATATGCAGAATAGGGAAGCAGAAATGAAACAGATCGTAAGTGATAAAAACTTCTCAAATTACCATAAGTGTAAATTTTATACAAATTATGTTGAAGGTAATATAAATCTAAAAACAGCATTAGAAGAGTTAGATGCAGAAATAGAAAAACATAAGAAAAAAGATACTGTTGAGAAAAGGAGAAATCAAATAAAGTTATACATTAAAACTATGAAATTGCCTTCTTATATTAAAAGCACAATAATTAATCATGAAGCGTGTAATAAATATATAAACACGGATACTTTACAATTTGCTGATTTAAAAAAAATATTATTACAATATAGACAAACATTAATAGATACAAGTCCATTGGGTAAAGAATTTGCATCATTTTTGTATAATCTCAACATATCAATACTTGATAATATTGAAGAGATTGACATTGAATATGCACTTTTTTGTAATAGTAATGAAACAAGTTTGGATTTACATGATTATTCGAGTGATGAAAGAAGATATATAATTATATTATGTGGTAATTTAAAATTACAATATGAAAACGACAATAGGAATGGTAGAAATATTGATATAATTACAAAACCAGATGGATGGAAATTGTAAATAAATTAAGTACATTTATTGTTCACATATATATAAGCACTAATAGCCATTCCCAATCCTAAACCTATCCCAAATCCAGATTTAAAATTATTAAATACAGATTGTTTTTTTTGTAATTCTTCATTTAATGTTTTTTTATAATTAAGCATTTCTTCATCGATATCTTTGAATAATTTTTTAATATCATTATTTGAGGAAAAATATTTCCCATTTTTATTTTTAAGTTTTGTATATTTTTGTTCAATTTTTGAAATAGCTTTAATATCTGTTATACTACTTTGATTGTATTCATATAAAGATCCATATAAATTCAATAAATCGATTTCCATATCACATGCTGTATATTCTGGTATACATTCATGGTCATGTTTATGATTATTTGTATCTTCATATGGTTCATTTTTTATTTCGTAATATTGATTTTTATTGTAATTGTTATTATAATTATTATAATTATTATCATCATTATCACTGTTCATGTTATAATAATTACCTTTCATATATTACTATAATAATATATGATATGTTTTAATTATTTATTTTTTATTTCAATTTTATTTTATGTAATGTAATGTTGTTATTATTCCTAATATTAAAATACATATTATGATACTTATTATATAATTATTTACTGAATTTGTAATTCTACAATCCATAATGTTAAATTGTTGTGCAAACTTACCTCGCAAATTACTATCATAATTAACATTTTGATAAAATAATGATGGGTGAAATACTATGATATCGTTTTTCTTGTTAGCAACATCTAATATTAATTTATCGATAGGTAAATTTATTATTTTTTGAATTCCAATATAATCAATAATAGTTTTTGCAAACGAATTTTTAATCATATATGCATGTAAACATAATGGTTTATAACCGTAAAATACATCAAATTCCAATTTATCAATTTGTGTTATATTAGAACACATCTCTAAACATTTTCCTAAATATACTATATTTGCGTCATATTTTGTTACATTCAAAATTTTACTGTTAATATTTTTATTATCTTTTATCATTATATCATCTTCAAATATAATTGAATAACCATCTGTCTTTTTATGCTTTGATATAATATATAGAGTTATCAAATGACTTATAAAACACCCAATTTCGGGATATGATAAATTTATAAATAAGTTTTTAATATTAGTATTTTTTAAATCTCTCCCATAAACAGCTTCTATCTTTATGGGATCAAAATTTAGATTTCCCAATATTTTTTTTGAATTGTTATATTTATTTATATCTTTAGGTAATGAAATTATAAAACTTCCATTTATTTTATTGTAGTTTGTATAATAATCAGATAAATTTAATTTACCTACTGATTGATTATATCTTATATAACTTTCACAGAAAGATTTTAACATATATTATTTGATTATATTATTTTATATTTTGTAGAGGATAAAATAATATATTATCTGTTTTCGATGATAGAGTCATAATCATTACTATGTATCCAAAATCTGCCAATTTTTTCAATAAATTTTCTGTCTGCTTTGGTAACACATATCTTACCATTTGGCAATTCAGTGGTTCCTTCAATGAAAACATCTTGTTTGGTTATCTTTTTTAAAAATTCTGCTTTTTCAGCAAGTGATAAATTATTGTAGACTTCAATCATACTATCAAGGTTAGAGTTTGACATTACAGTTTGTAATACAAGTAGTTTATTGTTATTTAAGTATAGGTGTAACAATGTGTTGTAATTTCAATTTTTTATCCTAAAAAAAATTGAAATAGTAAATGTTTGTAAAATATAATAATATATCTAACAATTACTAACCGATAATGGACTACGCTGTTGATAAATTAGATGAATGTATTTTTGACTACCTTACTTTCCACATGGATACCCCAAAACATTTAAATGAAATATTTAATGATATTAAAAGTGAAAGTGGATACAGGTGTTCAGAATTAAAGGAAAATGAATTGTTAGGACAATTTAAATGTTTTAATGTTTGCTATACTTTAGATTCAAATTATAAAAATATTTTTAAAATATTTGATCATAATACATTATATTTGGTGTATACAGTAAATTCTGATTTGCAAATGATTAAAGATAAATTATTATATATCCGTAATCCACATAATCATATTGAATGTCACAATGATGCAAGTTTAGTAAGTTATATTATTAAATTTGGTCAAGAGTTACAACCTAATGTCAATTATGTATTTACTGGATCTATTATTGAGTATTATGTTAAAACAAAAAATGATAACCTATTGCAAAAATTGATGGATTTATGGGTATTAAATATTAATGACCAAATGAAAATATTAAAATTAGTATTACATAATTCAGGAAATTCAACTATTAACCTAATTCTCGATACATATTCTCCAAATGTGAATGAATTAGAAAATTATGAATTTAATAAATTTGAAATCCAATTTGTAAAATTAATGTATGAATTACAAATTTCAAACAACAAAATTAAAGATTTAACAGTTGCATATGATTCATCAGTATCAAAATGTAGGGAATTAAGTAATTTACTTAATACAACATCATATAATGAAACAAGATTGAGGATTGAATATGGGAAGTTAAATAGCTGGTGTTATCTTTACAGTCGTGGACTTTTGTTATGTTGCGCAATAATTGGGTGGTATTATTTTACTGGCATTTAAAATTATTTTATGGTATAATGGTAATACACCGTGTATTCAATTCACCTACTAATATTTTTTTATCTATATTTTTTATGAATTATTATAATATATAAATGAGTTCACATACACGATTTTACGACCAATTAAAATTAGAAGGAAATTCTGTATTACTCGGCTATGGTTCATATACAACAAGTCAATTAAATTCATTATTAAATCCAATACTTTCGATAAGTATCCCAGCACATGTAAAAGTAACAATATATTCAGCAAATAATTTTTTGGGTACAAATTATGTAATGTCAAATGCTAATAATAAATCTTTAAAAATTCCAAGTTTTGTTAAAGAATTTCCTTTTACAATTGCATCATTAACAATTGAATGTGCATGTGATTTACCGGATACTTCATCTGTAACATATAATATAACGAATGCAACAACAATTAGAAATAACCAAGTAATTGGATATACTTTTTATAATGTTATACCGGTTCCACAAATGTACCCTGATGCAAAACCAAGTCCATATAATTCAACAATATTTATCATCGGAGATTTTGGTGTTAACTCAACAATATATTCATGTATGCAAGAATTCTTTGCACAAAGGAGATTATCATCAGTATTTGTAGACCCGAGAGGTGTTGGTATGTCTGCATCATCATTATCAAATACATATGCAGATGTCTTACAAGATTATAGGTATGTAGGGACATTATTAGGACAATTTAAAAAAAAACCTATTGTCATTGGACACGGATTTGGAGGCATTATTGCACAACTATGGGCATTAACATATAAATTTGAACTAAGAAATATGATTTTAATTAACTCTGCTCCATATTCTGTATATAATTCATTTAATTTAATAAGCAGTGTATTTACATCATGGTTGGATAATACTATTACAACAAACCAATTTGCGATGGATATTTCTACGTCAACGTATAATACCCCGAGTAATGAATGCCAACCAGAAGTTTTACAATTAGATTTACAAAATTCAATTAATACCGCAAATACATCAACGATGAAATTATTTTTGACACAAAATCCAGATAATTCAGCTTTAGCACAAGCCCCAAAATTTATACTTATTCCAACATTAATTTTAGCAGGTTTACAAGATATTTATACAAATATAACTGGCAGTTTACAATTATATCAATTAATTAAGAAATCAACATATATAAAATTAAATACAAGTCATGCTCCACAATTTACAGAATCAAACAAAACATATGATATCATATATAGATTTATATCTCCAAAAGGATCCCTATATTTATTACCTGATGCACGTGTTTAAATTTATCCCAAAATACCTTAAAAATGTACTATATAAAATGATCATAAAGTTGTAATAACTTTAAATTCACCATTATAAATATAATGGTAAATTTTTTAATATCCAAAAAATAAAAAATATTATATAATAATATAACAAAAATGGCTGATGAAATTTTAGGAATGAACAAAAATACTATTTACTCATTAATAATCTTATTAATATTGGTGATTTTAGGTGTTGTCACTTTTCACTACTACGCCTATATGTCCATTGGACAAGGTTCAGTTTTAAATACCGGCGCCGGTGTTAATTTAACCCTCTTAAAATCTAAAGATAAACAATAAATACCAACATACAAAATTTATATAATAATTTTAAATAAAAATGTTATATAATAGTATAAAAATGAATCCAGATCATGTTTATGCAATTATTATAGTCCTTATGTTAATCATCCTTGGAGTTATAACATTCCATTATTATGCATATATTTCTTCTGGTAATGGTTCAGCTCTTAATATTGGAATCGGTGGGGGTATAAAAGTTTTAGATTTACCTATTATGAAAGTACCAGTTGAAGTTCCTATGACTGAAAATTTTGAAGAATCATCAAAACAACATTGGGTAAAGTTGCCAAACGATGATAACTATTGTCCATGGGCATTAGTTTAAAAAAATAAATAATAAACAAAATTAAAATACTTAAATTTTATATAAATTATTGATAATTTCCTGCAAATCGTCAATAATTATTTCAATTGGATACGCCATTTCATCATTAATTAAAATATATATTGGCATTACAAAATTTGTAAATTGGATAGGAGCACATATTTCATATTTGTGGTTATTGTATTCAAAATCTGTAAATTTATAATTATGAAATGTTAATTTGTTTGCGTCAAGATTGTTATCGTGTGTACCAAAACATTCAGTTTTTCTCTTTTTATTTCGTATCTTATAAATTTGATATTTAATACAGGTTGGATTGTAATTAATTGAAATTTGCATATCATTGATTACAATATTTTTTATAATTGGTTCTATAGTACTCAGTGCTATAATATTGTTGGATATTGTTGTTTTTATTATACTTGGTGAACTATTATACATTTTTTGTTCATCTTCATTCCTTTGTGGAGACTCTCTTCTCGATGAAGAAGGCGCTGATGATCCATGTCTAAGTTTTTTTGAGCTATTGCTATGACTATTTAAAATTGTATCAAGATTATTATTCCTACCTGGTGATTCAGGTTTTTGCGGCTTAGGTGATACACTTCTATTTGTTCTCGAATAAGTATCTCTACCAGGTGATTCAAGTTTTTGTGATCTTGGTGATACACTTCTATGTGGTCTGGAAGGAGTGTCCCTACCAGGTGATTCAAGTTTTGGCGACCTCGGAGATACGCTTCTATGTAACCTTGGAGTATTATTTTTTGAATCGCGATACTCATATGCTCCTTCTCTAATTTTAAGATATAGAGAATTTTGTTCCTTTCCTAATTTCGAATTTAAGTTATAAAGATCTTTTTCTGTAATATAAAGAACAACATTACCCGATTCGTATTGTTTGCCTAGTTTATTTTTAATATGTTTTAGTTTGACATGTTTTTTCAAATCTTCCGATGTAATCATATTATTTGTGAACATTTTTTTATCCTGTTTTATATGTATGTTATTTACAATATTCCGTGGGCTATTATCTAATTCAGAAGAAGAATCAGATGATGACATATCGGAAAATAATTGACACTCTATTGAACTATTTAGAGATGTCGGAGTTTTGGCACCTGATATGGTATCCATGAATTTAGTATAATAATACTAATAATACTTAAATATTTACATATTTGATCTATAATGAATCTGTTTTTCATTTTTTTTTGATTCTAAATACTTGTTCTTACATTTATTATAATTAACAACATCAAGCAGATTAATTTTAATTACTGTCATTTTACATGTTTTAATTATTATATCATCCATATTATCAATATTATTTATAATATTATTTACTTTAGTTTGATAAATATTATCATTAAACGTTTTATCTATTAATTTAATAATATCTTTAATTGTGCCTTTGTTTTTAATAATTGTTAAAAATTCATTGACGTTAATCAATAATATTGTTGTTAAAATATAGTATTCAAATGCAGATGTTTCTTGTTTGATAACTCTTTCATCAGATACATCATTGTTTAAAAAATCTTTTATTGACATAAATCCATAATTATTTAATATTTTTGCAGTTTGTATAAGACCAAATGTTATTTCATAATTTAATATTTTATTGAAATCTGTATTATATATATGAGAATATAAAATTATATTCATAATCCTCGCAAAACATTCTGTTATAGATTCGGTAAATAATAATTTATCTCTTGTAACCTTAAATGTATGTTTCGGATAGTCATCAAATATTTTATCAAACTTGCATGCATGTATAAGTTCATGAAATAATACTTTTACTAATTCTTCTGTCCTATATATTTTTATTAGTGGATCAGCATATGATGTGTTACCATAAGTTGTCGTTGAACCAGAATTTACATGTTCAAAAGATATTGTCGTATGTTTTTCTCCTGGACATATTTTTTTAGCAGATGACATATATAAAATTAAATCTATATGCAAGTTTTTAGTATCTATATTCAAAAATTCTCCAAATGACGATATTAAAGTTGTAGATAAATTAGATAATAATAATATTTGTTTGGATGTCAATAGTGGTCTTACATTATCTGTTGCAATTAATATATTTTGTATATAATCATTTATTTCATACATAACTAAATTTGTATATGAATCATTATTAAAAATTGTATATGGAACAAACAAATCATTGTTAACTAATTGTAAAAATTTTAAAACGCTATGGTTTAAAATTGTATCTGAAGATGTTGTAAAAATAGGGGATACAGTATTAGAACATATTTTAAAATATGGACAATAATATTTATCTTTTAATAAAAAATTATATTTTGTATTTAATAAATCCTTTATCGATTTATCCAATAATATATATGTATTAAAGGAATTAAAACCATGATTTTCTAAATCGATAAATGCATCATTAATTTTTTTGTTATTAATATTTGGTAATAAATGAAATAGTATTTTTTTAATATGTAAATAATTATTTGGATCAATTATTATGGATGTTAATGGTTTATTAATTTGTTGTTTAAGAAATAAAGTATTTTCAAATATTTTCACATTTTTCAATGTTTTATTACATATATTTTTTTTATAATTATTTATTGTTATCGTTTGAAGTTTTGATAACATTCTATATATTATGTAAAAATATATTTTATGATATACAATAGTACAAAAAATATAAAGGATTTAATTGCAAATTCTTTATTTATTATTACATATTTTCTATTATTGTTATTTATATCAATTTTTTGCTCCAATTGATTTAATCTTTCCATAATTTTTTGGTGATAAAGGTTATCCATATTAGGAGTCATAGTAAATTATATTTGTATATAGATATTATATTTTATATGTTCCATTTTTCATTTTTATTTATGAAAAATTTAAATAAAGATACATGCAAAAAAAAGACAATAATGAAAAATACACATATAAAAATGAATTATAAAAAAAGTTATTATCTATCATAATAAATGAATGTTTTACCAGATTATCATTTTTGGTTTCTATTTTATTTAATTTTTCCATAAGTTCGATATATCTTATTTGGTGTTCGTGCATATTAATAATAATAATGTTATCATCAAGTATTTTATAGTATAAAAAAAATGAAATTGGTAATGTATAATATATACTATCTATTAATATGAAATCAATCGGTATATCTAATAATATGTCATTCCCAAATACATTAGACCATGATATGTTAGAATATTATTTGGGTAGAGCATTGACAGTTGAAGAAAAATCTATAATTTATGATTATACAATGGAAGAAGCATTTAATGATAAACTGCAAGATGTGTATAAATTTTGTAAATCAAAAAATTTACATGCTCCAATTTTGACAAGTTTGGCAGGTGATTGCCTATTTGAATCATTAGTATATTTTGGTATTGGAAAAAATGTTGGAGAATTAAGAAAAACAGTATCTTTATTACTATACATATTTAAAGATTACAAATATCTGATTCCTGATAATGATATGACTTTAAAACAATTATTTGATGTAACAAATGAAATTAAATATGTTAAATGTTCGGATGGTAAATTTTATTACTATACATATGATACAATGTGTCAAGATGTAACAAATATGCAATCATGGACTAAGTTGCCTACTCAATTAATACTAATGGTAATATCATATGTTTTTAAATTAAAAATAATAATTTTAAATAATAATGGCAATTATGAAAATGTAATTAATACTTTTAAGCCTGTCAAAACAGATGATGATAACAATTCAACTAAGATTAAAACAATATATTTGGGACATGTTCAAGAGGCCCATTATTTTCCGTTAGATTATAACCATAATAATGAAGATTATATATATTATAATGACTGTTATAATGTTTTAAATCAATGGGTAAATTATGTTCAAGATCCAAAAAATTCTGGAAAAAGATATTAATTACTTATATTTTTTTATAAATAGATACATATAAGATGTATGATTACACTATAATTGGGGCTGGACCTACAGGGTTGACTATCGCATGGTTTTTAGCAAAATACGGCTATAAAGTTATGGTAATCGACAGGGAAGACAGTGTAGGAGGATGTCACCGAGTTACAAGAGTAAATGGATTATTTACTGAACACAGTCCGAGAATGTATATTGGTAATAATAATACGTTACAATTAGTTTTAAAAGATATGGGTTATGATTATAATGACATTTTTGTTAAATATCAAATTAATTCAATTAATATAGCAAACAAGATATTAGGACATATGTCATTAAAAGAAATTTATTCTTTTGTAAAAGAATACCTTAGGTTTATAATGAGTGATGACTATAGTAAAAATATATCTGTAGGTAAATTTATGGAAGATAATGAATTTTCAGAAAATACAAAACATATAATTGATGCAATTTCAAGAATAACAGATGGTGCGGGTGCGGACAAATATACATTATACGAATTTTTAGAAATTGTAAATCAAAATATTCTATACAACAATTATCAACCTAAAGTTCCAAATGATGTTGGATTATTTAAATTATGGATAGATGCTTTAGAAAAAACTGGAAATGTTACAATATTATTAGAAAGTGAAGTTATAAATTTAGATTATGATCATAATTTAATAAATTCGATTAAGGTTAAAAAGAATAATAAAATTATAGATATTGCCTGTAAAAATTGTATATTATCAATTCCACCAAAAAATATATTAAATATATTGAACAAAAATGAATATATATCAAATGCATTTGGCAATTATAATTTATATGAGAAATGGGCACTTTATAGTTCATACATGGATTTTATATCAATAACTTTTCATTGGGAAACGAAAATAGTTTTTAAAAATTATAAAAATGAATGGATTATTCCTAATACTGATTGGTTGATTGCACAAACTATATTATCAGATGTTATGGATTTTAGTGATGATAGATCTAAAACCGTTATTAGTGTATGTGCCACAAAATCAGATGGTTTATCAAAATTTTTAAACAAAAAACCAAATGACTGTTCTAAAGAAGAATTGATACAAGAATTATTTAGGCAACTAAAAGAAAATTTGAACGAACCTGATTTACCTGAACCCGATAATGCTTTATTATGTCCTAAATTACATAAAAAAAATGACCAGTGGATTACCCATGATTCCGCATTTATTTATACGACTGATGGATTTAAGGATTACAAATCGGAATTATTCGATAATTTATATTCTGTAGGGACACAAAATGGTAATAGTAATTATATATTTACGTCTATAGAATCTGCCACTAGTAATGCAATAAGTTTTATTAACAATATAATACCACAAACTAAGGATTTATATAATGTTAAACATATTGTATCTTTGAACGAAGTAACTGGAATTATTATTATTTTATTTGTATTATTAGGAATTATTATAAAATATTAAAAATAAAAATATAGTATAAGTTATATACAATGGCATATAGTTATGGAGTTCCTGATCGTTATATTTGGATTGCACATATTGTAATTGGATTAATTATTACTTATGTTGGATATGCACAATTAAATCATTATGATATCAGTCAAATTTTGGCTATATTATTAATCATTTTAGGAGTGTTAGCAATGTTATATCATGGACATTTATTGTATTTAAGTAGAGCCCAATAAAAATTGAAATATAAATTTTATAATAATAATAATATTAATTATTACTATTAAAATGGATAATTTAAATATAGACATACTCAATGAAATATTTATACATCTAAATATAAAAGATATGTTATCGTTTGCAACTACTAATAATAAATATTTTAATATAGTTAAAAAAACAAAAATTTATTATGATTATTTAATAATTAAAAACCAAGTGCTTGTTACAAATTATAATTTTCATTATAATTTGTTAAAATATTGTATAGATGAACTTATATTTGAAGCAAAATTGTATTATGATGACAATGTATTCATGTTCAAAACAAAAAGGAGAGATTCTGTTGCGCTTTCAAAAATATTACAAACTACATTATGTTATTTTGTGAAAATATTATGTACATGTCAAAATACATTAATGTTTGGATATTTGTGTGATAAAATTATGCCATATACATATTTAAAAATTGACGACATAGTTAATATCATTAGGATTACTGTATGTAAATATAGTGTCGACACAAGGTTCTTAAATATTATTACGTCAAACAATAATCACAATAAGAATTTCATTGGAATCCCATATTCTATGATCAAACATTGTAAAAATTATAATGTTTTTAAAGAATTTCAAACATCCCCATATCGAATTGATTTTACTAATCCGCAAATAATATATAGTTTATGTCGTGCCAAAAATATGATTTTATTGAAATATATATTAGAAACTGATATTTCTCCAATTCAAATGATTATTGACAATATTATTACCCGTAATAATAGAGTTAAAAATGGTAAAACTATATTTGTAAGTACATTATTTGAATTCATTAACAATAACAAAGAATTAGTTCATAAATTTAGGAAGGACCTATTTTTTTACGCATGTGAATATAAAAATATTGATTACATAAAAAATATTTTCAATGATAATTTAGCGTCAAATAAAAAAACTATTATCCGTGGATTAAAAAATTCTATGAATACCATATACAGTTTTATGCCACTATTTATATTTTTAGAACAGTATTTAAATATTGAGGATGTTATAAAAATTTTTGAATATGCTACATATATCAATAAAATAAAAATAATGATGTTTATCAAAAATAAATATAATCTTGAACTTAAAAGATATTATGGAAGCCTGACAGAATCAAGTATCATCGAAAAAATATGTGGAAATAGATATTTTCATAAAATTTTCGATTTGTTTGAAGATGCTGTCATATATCCAGTATATTTAAAATATCGACTTGATAGAATAAATAATAAAATATTTGGTACATCTTCAAAAACAATAATTCATAAATTATTAAGGCAGACAAATTTTACAGGTGAAAATATAAATGATCATCTAAATATTTTAAAACTGTTTATGTCATACAAAAATTGTTATGTACTTACAAAATATAAAGATTATAATGGTGTAACACAAACAGATAAAAACAATAATTTGATAGAATTAATTGTATATCTCAAGTTAAAAAATATTGAGAATTCCTTAATTGTGAAAGTATGTAAAATGATTCAGTAATTTTTTATAGTTAAAAAAAATTGATATTTAAATATATTGAATGAGTTATCATTATAAATACATAGTATTAATACTTCAAGGAATAATATGTCATTTAACGTCAAGATTAAAACCTTAAAAAAGGAAGAATATAACATTTCACTACCTGATGGTGATTCTTCCACAGTTCTTGATTTGAAAAATGCACTAATCAAACTTTTTATTGATGATAAAAAATATGAAAGGTGTGAACCATCAGAATGTAAACTTTGTCATAACGGAACAGTATTAAGTGATGATGCAAAAAAGCTTTCTGATTACAAGGTTACAAATGGTGCCACAATAATTCCATTGATTAAATTAAATGCAAAACCAACAGTTGAAGTTAAGCAACCAGAACCTGTTGTTGCAACCGAAAAAGTTGATAATGACAGTGAAGAAAATAATAGTGAAAATAATACAACAGATGAAGCCAGGAATGAAACAGATGGAGAAGATGAAGAAGAACACGATGGACAAAATAATGATGGAGTAATGAATGAACAAGATGTCCTTGATGAGGGAAATTTTGAACAAATGCTCCAAACCCCTGAAGCAATGATAAATATGTTGGGTCAATTAGCAATGGCTAACCCACAAGCATTTATGCAAGCTATGGGAGGGAATATTGATTTTGTCGACGAAGAAGGTTTACCAGAAGGTGAGGGTGATAATGGTGTTCAATATGTAAGAATGCCTTTCGTTCAAGGTCCACAATTATCTGATGAAGAAAGACAACATGTTCAAGACATAATTGAAATAACCAATGCTCCTAGAACTGAAGTTTTGCAATACTATCTCGCATTGAATAAAGATAAGGAAGCGACTATTAATATGATTTTTAATGATGTAATGTAATTATTCATCAATAATTTCACAAAAATTATTTGATACTGAATCAATACATTCGCTTTTATGTTTCATTTTATTACTTTTTATTTTATTATTAAATTTTGAGACTTTTATTATTGGTTTGTTTGTGGAATTATTATCAGAAGAAGATATATTATTGTTCATATATAAAGCACACATTTCGAGTGCTGGTTTTGTACCTCCAAATTTAAATATACAATCAATAAGTTTTTGTCCTACGTTTGCATTTATATTTTCTCCTTTTATATTTCTGTTATATAAATCAATGGCTGTCATTTTACTCCATAATATAGTATAATATTGCGAATCTAAATCACAAATAATTTGTAAAAAATCGTGTGGCAAAATTTCGGATACTTGTATATCATTAATTTCTTTATTTAGTTGTTCATATAATAATGTAAATGCAATATATATTTGATCAATTTTATTTTCCACTAAAGAACTTTCACATAACTTAACGAAATTTGATGACGAATAAATAATTTGGTCAAAGTATGCGACTAATATATTTTTTTTGTAATTGAAATTATTTTCTAAATTTTTAAATTCAATTATTTTATCTATCAAATTATTAGACATTTTTTCTTTTTTACAATAATGATTCGACAAATATTTGATAATATATGGTTCATAACATAATTGTTCTAATATTTGCGCGGGTGTTTCAATAAAATCATCTTCTACACTCATACCACTAAAAATTATATATTTTGTCTTGCCGAATATATGATGCATAACATGACCAAATTCATGGAATAATGATGTAACTTCATCAAAATTCAATAAACATGTATTGTTTGTATATTTATTAAATGATGCTCCCAACATAACAATTGGTTTAATATATTTGCCAGATATTACAGGATACATACATGAAGATTGTAAACAAAAACACCTTATCTGTTTTGATTTACCATCTCTATTAAATAGATCGAGATATAAATAACCATTCACACCATTACCTTTAATATTATATACTAACATATCATTGCACCATTTTGATACATTATTTATTTTTGTAAATTCAACTGTAAACATTAATTCATATATTTTTATTATTTTATGTATAACATCATTAACTTCAAAATATTCTTTAACAATATCATTATTCAATCCATTTGTCTGTTTCCATTGTTCTAATTTATATTGTGTATCATAAATATTACTATTTATATCTAATTTTTCACTCATCTTTTTTAAAAATGTTTGTATGTATTCTGATTTTGAACACATTTTATTCGATAAAATATATTCACTATGGTTGGCAAATGTCAAAAGTTTATCATGTTTGTCTCTGTATACAACTAATTTCGCAATTTGCTCCATAATACTGCTATGTTTATTATTTGAATATAAAATTTCGATATCTTTTCTCACTTTATCTTTTTTTATATACGACATGCATAAATTATAATTCAACTTATTTAATTTAATTTTTACATTATCACAATCAATATTTTCAAATGTATTGATAATATGCAACGGCATACCATTTAATTTGTCATATGAAATTGTCATTATAGAATTTTCAGAATGTTGGATATGTTTTATTATTGATGATTTTATATTTTCAATTTCTGTATCTACTTTTTTTAATAGAATTTTATTTTTTTCTGATAAATTTATACCATTTTTATTGTAACATTTAATTAATGCCTCAATAAATTGAGAATCTTCATGTGACAACTCATGTTTTTTTATTTCAAGTAATTTTTTATATATACCATGTTGGGAATTAAGGAATTGTTCATGATCAGCCAACATATTTTCACCTTTTATTGTATTTTTGTTACTTGATATATATTGTAAAAAACCATTAATAGAATGTAGTGATTGACAAATTGTAATATCATCTGCTAAGATAGATATTACTTCACTAACGTCAGATTTGTTTCTAATTTTATAATTCATAATTTTATTATTTGTTACGACTGATTTATCGATTATTGTTTTTATGATAGAAATCATATTACCATTATTCCAATGAAAAATAAAATCATTATCAATATTATCCATTTGTATTATACTTTTTATATTTGTAATTTATTTGTTAGGTTTGAACATATATTTATTTATGGGTTTATATATGCATTTAAATAATATATCACAACAATATAATGGTAAAAAAAATAAAGGTTAAAAAAGTGGTTCCATATAATGAAAGAGAAAGAAATGCGAAAATTTTAAATTTAATTATGCAAATTAATGAAATGCAAATGGGTTTTGTGTTAACCACCGAAATTAAAAAGAATATGGACGAGTTTGTAAAAAATGGTACTACCTATATTGATGTTGTTGATTTACCACGTTTTGGTAGACAAATGGTTATAAATTTAATTAACGATAAGCACCAACAAACATTTATAAATTTTAAATATATAGATTCTGATGAAAATAAAAAATGTGATGAAAGATATTGTAATGAGGGCAAATGTTGTGAAAAATAATATAAATAAATAGTATGTCCAAATCTAAATTAACTATTGAAAAAGTTATAAATAAAAGTTTCATTGTATGGGGTCAAAAATTTGATAATAGTATCAAAGTCATATATAAATGGGAAATAAAAGATGATACCAAATTGGAACCATGTGATAGGTTATTGGTCGTTGATTATGACAAAAATAAAAGGGAATGGTATATTACATATTTTAAATATGATACAGTGTTTTCATGCACAATTGATGATATAAGTGGGACCTATTCTATGACTACCTTTTAAAAAAATTGAAATATGAAGTCCTTATTAGGCCTACTATAGTAATTTATATAGTGCCTCCGCATTATAACAGTATCTTTTCAGTTCCAACCTCAAATGCTACAATTTCAGTTCCCTCAACAAATGCAACAATTTCAGTTCCCTCAACAAATGCAATTCCAACCTCAACAACCTCAACAAGTACAAAAACAAAAATTAGTATGCAATTGTTCAATTCATCCAACTTGTCGAACTATCGCCCAAAGTGGTGCAGCTTTTGCTTCTGCTTGTGTTCCGCTTTTAAACTACTATGGAAAACATTGGGTTATGGCTTTAGGTAGAGAAAGAAGGGGACAATACAAAGGTATGTATAATCTTTGTTGTGGATCTGGAGAATTATCAGACACTAACAAAAATGGTGAATTATGTTATTTGGAGATATTAAAAAGGGAATTTTTTGAAGAGTTCAAAACAAATACACCATTCACGGGTGGAGTGTTTGATTCTTATTTTAAAAATAGTAATGGTAATGTAAGATATTTCATTCATAACAGAACTCCAATTTTCCTCGCCATGTTACCAAAAGGTTCAAGTAGAAAAACAATCAAAATGCAAATGCAAATTGATAATGCTAACCAAATGTTACCATGGGACAGACGAGAAATGGATGATTATGAATACATTAGATTGGACAGTGCTCAACAAGTTGAAGGTCATAACGTTACAGTATCACCTTTCGCTGATGCAGTCCGTAGAAAAATTAATACTACCAAATTATAAGTTTGTTTATAAAAAATTGATTTCGTAAATATATATAAATATATAGTATAATATATAGTATATGTCTTACAAAAACAGTTCACCGAAGGATTCTATAGATGTAAGTTACATTTTAAATGAGAATAATAAATTAATCACCCCTGAGTATATAACATCTTTGTTGGGTAATTATGGTATAAATATTAAAGTTAATAATTTAAATATTTTTCAAGAAGCCATGATACATCTATCGTATTTAGTCAGGAATGAAGAATTTTACAAAAGTAACAAAACAAAAGCTTATCAAATACAATCAAATGATATTGAACCGCTCGATTCAAAATTAGAAGCAATTCCTTTACAAAGTAAATCATATGAAAGGTTAGAATTCGTTGGTGACGCAGTTATCCATAGTGTATTGGCAGAATATTTATTCAAAAGATATCCATATGCCGATGAAGGATTCATGACAAAATTAAGAACAAAAATTGAAAATGGAAATACATTATATTTACTATCAAAAAAAATTGGATTAAATGAATTTGTTTTAATATCAAGGTATGTTGAGAAAAATGGAGGTAGAACTACAAATGAAAATGTATTAGAAGATATCTTTGAGGCATTTATTGGAGCATTAAAGTTAGATGCAGGATATGATGTTTGTGATAAATTTTTAATAACTCTCATTGAGAAAGAAATAAATTTGGCATACATGTTAAATGAAGAAACAAATTTTAAAGAAAAATTATTACAATATTTCCATATGAGAAAATGGCAAGATCCAAAATATGACTCTATGAGTTGTGAAGGACCAGAAAATAAAAAACTATACACTATGTATGTTAAATGTATTAAAAATGTACACGACACTGGAGAAGTTGTTGGTATTGGTACTGGTTCATCAAAAAAGATGGGAGAACAAGATGCAGCAAAACAGGCCATGATTAAATTTGGTATTTATAGAGATGGTAACGAGTCAGATGAAGAAATTGAAGAACTTGATGACGATGAATTCAATGAATTAATAAATTAAAAATTAAATATTTACTGTGTGTTCAGAATATGTAACTATATAAATATTATCAAAATTATTTTCTTTTATTGTGTCATTAACAATCACATTGTAACTTATATTTGCGTTGTATGATGGTGTATAATCGGCGTTTGTTACATTAATTTTTTTAGTATCTTCATTATTTTTATAATCCACATATTTAACTATTTCATTTACAATGTATTCATTTGTATTTAAAATATCATTACTAAACATTAGTTTAGTTCCAATCAATATTTTTGATTGTAAATAAGAAGAAAAACATATATTAATACTGTTATCAGATACCTTATATATAACACCTCTCACCAAGTTACATAATTTGTATTTTAAAATTGGATAATAACTAGTAATATAGATAATATTTTGATCTCTATTACATAAAGTGTATAATGAATTAAAATATATCTGTGCATTACATTTATGTATGTCAGAATATATACTACTTCCGATATCAATATCACTTAAAAATGAAAGAACTGTCCCCGGGCTAATTTTAGAAATATTTAACAATTCATATTTTCCTGATATTTGAATTGCTTTTAATTTTTGTTCAGTATTAAATAATGTTGGCCATTTTTCAAATAGAAATATATGTTCGCCCAAATCGGTTGAATATATTTTACTTAATGTTTTTTTGAGGGATAATATTGTCTTATATTTAGTTTTACAATAAACTGTTAAAAGATTAACAAGTATATCATGAAAATGGACTAAATCATTTAATCTATTATTGTACATCAAAAACTTGATCATATCATCTATATTTCGTATTATAAAATTTAATACATGTTCTATACCATGTTTTATTAAATATTTATCCATTTGTAAAAATATATTTATGGAATTATCAACACTTATTTTAACTAAATCGGGATTATATAATAGTTTGATAATTGATACTGTCGTAAAATAGTCATCATTAATTGTAATATAGTTTTGAGCATCTAAATCAGTAAACATTAGTTCGAAATATGGTATGTTTTGAACAATTGATTTTAAACATGGAAAATATTCACCAGTAGTAAAATGGATAGTAAAATCCGTTAATTTTTTATTATAGATATCAACTAACAACATTTTATATTTTTCATCTATTCCTAAATTAGGTAACATACAGTATTCAACAATCATTGATTTAATTTCTTTGTGTTCGCTGACTTCTGTATCTAATGTGTCACATATATGTTTAAAATGTCTATGAGTACTTTTCTTTAAATTAAGTGATTCTAAAAATTTATTATAATAGTCCTCTTGAATTGGTCCTTTTTGTTCTTTAGTATTTTCGATTAATAAATTTGTTAAACTAGAAAGATCATTATTTGAGAAGGTCATTGGAGTTGCAGTTAAAGACATCATTGGAGTTGCAGTTGAAGTTGCCAATAATATTTTGCGAAATTCTTCGGATATTGGTTTATGATTTAAAATTAATGGATGTACTTCATCAGGTAGTGGTCGTACATAATATTTTTTTTTGTAACATTCTGCTAAATTTACAGCCTCACAAGTTTTCCCGGTACCAACTTTATGAAAACTGTCTAAAGTAGTTGGTTGTATCCTCTTACCAATACCAAGATAGTCTAATGTGTCAACAAATGACCTATTATAAAGTGGAACATCATCAAATAAATCATTTATATTTTGGCATTCATATGCAGTAGGTTTTTTAGGTATATTCATGATGTTTATTTCATCCCCATCGAAATCTATATTATACATCTTTTGTAATATTAAATTGTAAAATAAATAAATTCAAGTATTGTAAATTTCATTTTTATTTGATTAATCAACGAAATTTAACTATGGAGACTACAGCTACAAGGCCGCCAAAAACAATTGCAGCTAACAAAAATGACAACAAAATAATTCGCTGGGTTGATGTTGCACCACAAAATAATTCTTCTTCAATATTGTATTGTTCAGGATTTAAATTTATAACTGTGTCAATATTATCAGTTTGCAATAAATTTACTTCTTCTTGCCGAACTATATTTGTTTGTGGTAATGAATAGTAATCATTATAGTCCTTTATAGTTTGTTGGTAAACTGGTACCAAAGTTTCATGGTTAAAGTATAATGGTTGTTCATCATAATATAAGCTCATTTTAATAAAATGGGTTGGATACATTATGATAAACAAACGATAACTACAATATATTAAAAAATCAATTTTTTTATTCTATAACATATTGCCAACCAAACCCACCACTACAATTACATATCCCTCTGCAAGTGTTGACAACATTTTGTATGTTCAAACCTGGCACAGATATAAATAGTTGTCTTAGTGAAGGGAAAGTTTCAATAACCTTTCCGGTTTGTAAATCAATTTTATTAATTTTAGTAACCATATGTATAGGTCTATCAAATGTAAGGTTATCGGATCTAACATTCGATTTGTTACCATCTTTATAATATACGATCGCATGATCATTTCCAACATATGGGTAATAATTATAATTCTCTAAGAATGTATCAGCTACAAGTACATATAACAATGCATTATAATAAATACCAGAAATGAGTTTGGTATGTAATGTATGTATTACTACATATGGATGTCCATTATCATTCACTAGTGTTGGAACTAATTCTTGTGTTTTATTGTTTTTGACAATTCCATAATTAGAAATGTCAAAATCTGGGAAATAATATAGTGGTTTCCAAATTTCTTCCAAGTGTGTATAGTATGACCAGCAAAATCCATATGCCATTTTTATTACTCCACTTAAATTTTTTTCAATAAGATATTTTTTAAAATTGGAATTTTTTTCCAGTATTTCATCAATTGAATTCCATTTGTTTATAACTTCACCATCTGTTGGGTTTTTTTGGATAATATATGTTGGATTTTGCATTGCGATATGGTATACTTATATGTAATTATTGTATAGTTTAACAATATATTTTAAAATCAATTTTTTATTCACCAATTACTGGAATTGGAACAACGTAATCAATAACATATGTATCTTTATCTAACTTTACTACTAAACCATCGCTATCTAATGCAACTTTCCCAAAAACATAATGTAAATCATAATCATACACAATTCCTGTTTTAGCATAATACCAATAGTGCAATGGTTTACCATAACTACCATCTGCATTTAAAACTACACCTTTTATTTTCATGACTTTAATTTTCATTGATATTGATTTCAAACTATTACTTCCATTATCCATTTTTATATCATCTAATATATCCTCTTTATATGCAGGTCCAATATGTTCGTCAAATAAACTTTCTTCGTTAAATTTAAAACATTTATAATGTGCTGTTGTAGAATTTTGCTTTTTAAATAATTCACAATCAACTGCAACTTCTTTAACTGCTGTTAAAAATGACTGAATCAAACCATCCTTTGTTCTTGCCAAATCTTCAATATATTGATCAGTTGAAACTTTCAATTTATTCTTTCGTGTTACCTTATATCTGTAAACATCTACATGTCTTTCTTCAATTGGTAATTCACAGTGTGACCTTTGTCTGATACCTCTACCTACAATCTGTATAATTCTTACCTCATTCCAATATGGTTCCATAATATGTATTTGTCTAACATTACTCAAACTCAAACCTTCTGATCCTGCTGGACTGATCAACATTATTTTTAATAATTTACCATATTTGTTTTCTGATTTATTAAATTCATTTTTGGCATCATGTCTTAATTCTCCATTTTTAATACCACCATGAAATTCAACATACCCTACTTGCCCTTCTTTGTATTTCATATCTGTCATAAAATTATAAAATCCAAAATAATTTAAATAAATTTTAAACAGCTCTAATCCCTCCATCATTACATAATTTGAATAAACAACTGTTGGTCCAATAGATTTAAGTATATTAAAAATAATATTAACAAATTTCGGACTTGAAATATACATGGCTAAATATAAATGTGATTTTTTCGCATGGTCTGCATTAAATTTTTGAAAATCTCCATTATATTCTTTTAAAAATATTTCAATATCGTTATACAATGTATATTTATTATTAGTATCTTCTTCATTTTTTTTATCTAAATATGCCGTAAATTTTGTAATAAATAAGTTGATAGCTTTTAAATATTCTGATGTATGAATCATTTTCTTTTCATTCATATCTTTTAATTCTCCCTTTTCACTTAACTTTAATGCATCTCTTTCTGTTAATCTAAATTTTCCAGGACGTGGTCTACTTTCACCATTTACTTTTTGATCGATAGCGGGAAATACAAAATTACATGCTTGTCTTGTATATACTTTGTATGTTTTTGACCCTTCACCCTTACCTTTGCCTGCACTCGCTAATTTTGCTTCTATTTCTTCATAATATGAATAAACATCATCTTGATAGTCTGACATTGGTATATCCACAAAATGATTTAGACTGGTTGCATATAAACCTGGCTGTTTTGCAGTATATACTGACACCAAACCCATTATTCTTCTTTGGAACAAATTTTTAGTATTTGGATTGATTGTTTGATATCCAGTCCCTGTTACAAATAATTTGTTAAATTCAAGTTCACTCTTCGGAAAAGAACCAGGTCTGAGTAAATTAAATAAAAGTGCTAATTCAAATGGATTATTTACTGCTGGAGTTGCTGAAAATATTGCAACCCTTGTATCAGGATTTTCTTTCTTATCTTGAATTATGTAATCATAAATCACTTGTGCTCTTTTTCCTGATCCAGAAGTCACGTTACTATAAACATTTCTAATAAAATTATGGACTTCATCAATCATATATAATGATTTTTTTGAATTATCAACATTTTTTAATGCATCTAAAAATACCCTATCAGCAAAAGGACTGTCATAATTTATAAAAATTATATTTTTAAATCTATATTCATAATCATCCTTGCTTAACCATTGTTTTATATTTTTCAGCCATTCCCCTTTTAATGATGCCTTTAAAATTATAAATACATTCCAACCTGATGTATAGTTATATAATACATTGTATATATTAAGTGCCGCACTTGTTTTTCCAACGCCTACTTCCCAATATAATAAAATATTTCTGTATGGGCTCTTAAAATCCAAATATTTGCCGATAAATTCTTGATATTTTCTTAATGCGTGTTTCATTTGAACTTCGCCAGTTTGTTCTTTACCTTCTGTTATTTGTTTTGCTTTTTGTGGAAAACATGGGTCATCACCTGCAATTATATCCATAAATTCTTCTAATTCATATTTTTTAAAATTTGCCATAATAAAACTGGGGAATAGTCTACCATTTATTTTTAAATCAATATAATTAGATTTATACATTATAATATTTGTTTAGATTATTATTATTGCTCTATTATTGTGTGAATGTTTAAAATATTAAAAAAATAATATAGCTCATTATTTATAATATTATGGATAATAAATTTTATGACGATAATTATAGAAGAAAATTTATAAGACAAGCAGATTTTAAAACATTAAATAATTATCTATTCATGATGGAAAAAATGTCAAAAAAAAGTGGCAAAATTTTAGAAATATATAATAAAGATGTTGAATTCTTAGTTAACAATGATATATTTGAAAAAGTATCTGATGATGTATTATTTAGTAATCAATCTGATATATATTTAGGAAATACGGAAACAAATATTAAAAATATAAACAAACTAATTGATAATAATAATGATAAATATAATAATAATTTTATTGAATTGAATAACATTGAAATATGTATTAGAAATGAAAATAATAATGCATACAATGATAGAAATGTAAGAATGGCAGCTAAAAGATTTATTGAAATCATAATGGGTTGTTCTTCAATGGTTAATAATAATGAAGAACTTTTAAACAGTATTATGTATTATTTTAAAACAATAACATCTTTAATTAAAGACGATAAAGTAGCTATCAAAGAATGTTACAGTTTTTTTAGTATTATATTAAAAAAAGATAAAAGTAAAATTATTATGGACTTTATGAAAAAACTTAATAATTTGAGAAATAAAAAAAAAGATATGAAAGATAAACCAGAATTATATAAACAAGAAAAGAATATATTAATACAAACTAATATAGATTTATATGGACTCGAAAGTATATTAACAACAATATTATTCGATAAAATTTACAAAGAATTTAAAAAAATTAAGAACTAATACTAAATATAATAAAATATCAGCAAAATACATTTTATTACCAATTACATTTGTGATTGGTAATAAAAAAATGAAATTCAAACCTATTGTGAATACCACATATTATAAAATATTATTGTCCTCCATAATAAATATATATGTCCACATGTAATCATTATTATAGTCCTGATTATGGTAATAGATGCATTAAATGTGGCCGTTATGTAGTAGCTGTAACCGACCTTCAATCTATTGCTTTAAATGGAAATCGCTTTTTGAATAAAGGATATTTACCATACTTTAAACTACAACCGGGATCCTCTTCCACCGTTCTTGTTATAGATATATCATCTGACGAGTACAAATTTTGATTTATATTTTTGAAAACTGTATTTTTATCATAATAATTATTGGTCAAATTTAGTATTGGTATTAATCTGGCACTCAACAACTCCAAATATTAATGATATATGATTTTGTATTTTTTTATTATATGGATTTCTCATATCATCCAATGGAAATGGCATACCATTATCATATTCATATTGTTGCAAATCATCATATGACATTAAATTATCAACTTTAAATGGAACACCATTAGAATCAGCAAATTGAATATGTAATTGTGTTATATTTCCTAATAAAGAATTCTTATAAATTTTAGATCCATAATATGGAGTTCCTGAATAAAATGTTGGACCTATAATTTTATCTGGTATTATCAATGCAAATGGATTTTGGGCTGTATGTGATGTAGTATAAATTCTTTCGTTATTTAATTCTTCGATGATTAATGAATTATACATATTTGTCACAATAATACTGTCTGGATCAGAAACCCATTTACCTTTTTTATACATAATATTACTATGTTGTGGTAATATGACATTTTCTAATTTTATATATTTAATATTCGTAAATTGTTTGCCAATATGTGGTGCAGGTGATCCATCATATCTAGTATATTCACCATCAGGACCTACACCAGAGGATGATGATGCTGGATTAAATTTAACAACATACGAGAATGGATTTTTATAAGTTTTTATGTCTCTATCAATACTATCTATCATAATTCTATATTCAACAATATGTTCATCCAAAGTATTAGGACCAATGTTATTATGTATAATATTATTTTTATTTGTAAAATCTATTTTTTCAATAATTGGTTGCACTTTATCAGGGAAAGCAGAATTAAAATCTGCATAGTTATTAGTTGTGGTTGTCAATGGATTAAATTGGTTTGTAATTTCACCACCATTATCATTACCCTTAATAAAATTATTTGATGGAAATGTTTGCCTGTTAAAATTGTTATCATTAATCCCGAATGGTCCATATACACCCTTTACATTTGTTGGAAGACAGTTCATATTATATTATTACAATATATTTATTTTACCATGGTTTATGTGTATATTCAAAATTATCCTGAATAATTCAAATATAATAATCCACTATTTGACACTAATACATTGTGATATAGTGCATAGATATTAATTTGATCACTATTCTCGATCAACCCTCCACCAAACAATAGTTCAAAATTAAATCTGAATTTACATTTACTTATTTTGTCATATTCATTAAATACATCTAATGAATTATCTATAAAATTTAAACAATAGTGGCCATTCTCATCTTTATTAATTTCCTCATATTTATAATTTATTGTAAATCCATCACACTTGAATTGTAAAGTTGTAAATGGTTTTGTATTATGTATTTTATTAAAATAAAAATATATTTTTACCATTGATCCACGATTAGTAACTAATATTTTATTTGGTTGTTCAATAATTGTATTACAACGATGGGTTATTACAAATGGTATATAATAAATATTTGATACTATATTATTGTATTCAATATCACTCGTTAATATCATATAATTCTTCATGTAGGCTTCATTTATATCATTTTTATGAAGGTCCAAATTAATAGTTAATATTTTTTGTGTGAAAGCAGCATGAGTAATAATTTTTGAACCGAATACTATTGGAATTTTATATTTGTATATTCCATTTTTAATAGTAAATTGTGACAAGATAATATTATGATGTTTACATAAAACTGGTAATTCCTCATAGTAAGTTGTTTGAATAAGTGATCCATTAAATTCAAACTTATAATTTATAAACGGATTACAATTTAATGGTTGCTTGGTTTTCAATACAAAATACATAAAATCAATACATAATCCACTCATATTGTGATACAACATTTTATCATTCTGAACAAGTGTTTTATTAAAATAACATTTAGATGTACAATAGTGTAAATCATTATAACTTAAGTAATAATTAGTTTCATATTTATTTTTGTAATTATTTATATTTTTGTAAAAATTTATAAGTATTGGAGGTAGTTTCATTATATCACAAATCCTTCCTGATCCAGTAAAATAATAAATATCATTTATATGTTTTTTTGTAAGCACGTATAGATAAATATTATTTTTTACTCCCTTAAAATGATTATTATAATTTAATGGTAGTGTATTGATATATTTTTTCATAACTTCAAAATTATTACAAACTTTGTTAATTCTAATATTTGTTTGTGATAAATTTAATATGTCATGTATATTTGTAAAGTGTGTTATGTAAATTATACAATCATCTGGTAAATTTATTAACATTAGTAATCATAATGTTCATATATTTATATAATTTTACAATGAATAAAAAATTAAAATTGTCTAAATGATAAACTCATTCTTTGTGATATGTTATTATTATCTAATACAGGGACGCCATGACTAAATTTAGTTTGTGTATCACCACCCATTGTAATTATTGTACCGTGTCTTAATACAATGTCAAATTCGTCATATATACTCTCTTTTGTATTTTTTGTAACTAATTTAAAATGTCTACATGTATCATTTTCATTTAAATTAATAAGTGCTATTTTATGATCATTTACCATACCGGATTCACAATCACTATGATATGGCATATGATCATTATTATTTTCATACCAATTTGCAATAACTTGATTATACTTATTATCCAAAGTTTTCATATATTTATAAAATGGTTCAAATAAATCAGGCAATGGACCAGTTATATCAACATTATCACTACCAGCAAACATATAACTTTTCATTACAGTGTTATCAAATTTTGGTGTATGTAGATAACTTTTTGTCCATCTAAAACATTCTATTTCTTGCCATTCAGGATTTGCCTTATTTTTGTTAAATACTAGAACATTGCCCCTCTTTTCTGGATGTAAATTAAACATATTACTAAAATTTTCAGATGCATATTGTTTAAGATTGTCTGGTAAGTGTTCCACTGTAATCCATGCACTTTTATTTTTTGTTAAAAATATAGTCTCTTTATTCAAATTAGTTTTTGGATCATACATATTAAGTTAATTATAATAAATAGGTATATTCATTATAATATTAAAATATCAATTTTTTTATTCATTTTTTAATTGGGTATATTTAAATTTATATTTTTTATATTTTTCATAATAATAATCCTTTGGAATACCACCTCCTTCTTGATTCACTTCACCTTTAATATCATTTTTTGGTGATTGTATTTTTATAATTCCTTCTAATGCTACAGGTTCGTGATCACTATATGCTATACTTAATGGATACTCTGGTAATATGGATACAAAATCGTAATATTTTGTAGGTGTAAATATATCTCCTTTAAAAATAATCCTGTCACAATTACTTGGCTCTCTTTTTTTATCATATTGTCTATTTGAAACAAATTTTGAGTAATTTTGTTTATCATCATATTCAATAAATCTACATGTATGTTTAAAATTTAATGGATGTTCTTTAAACCCCACTAATTCTGGTAATTCATTAGGTAAATTATTTAATAATGTATGCAATTGTTCGGTTTTGTCAGCATTTACCCTATAATTCATATCACCAGTCCAAAAAATCATATCATATCCACCAATTGATTTACTTACATTTTTTGTTGCATTATTATAAATAGTTTTCATTGCTTCTTTCCTTTCATTGTATCCTAATGTTGGATCATTTTTAGTTATAATCGGTAAATGTGAACAAATAAATATTAATTTAATATTGTTTACAACTATACCAAATTCTATTGATGGTTTTGTACATATACCTGTTTTTCTAATACATGTCGTATCAATTGTATTATCAAATGAATCGTCCTCAATTGGTGCTTTATTTATTATAATTAATGGTGATTTTTTAATACATAGGTACCCGTAAACATAGAATGTAGGAGCTAAAATACTTCCATTCCCTTCTGCAAATATTATATATTCATTTAATTCTTTAATTAATACATTTTTTAATTCATCACCGACTGTTTTTGTTGTCTCTTGGAATGTAATAAATATAATGTCATGTAATGTATTGAAATTCCATTTTTTAATTTCAGTTTCCCAATTTGTAATTTTATGTACACTTGAACCCATATTCCAAGTTATAATTTGAACAGATAATTCAGGTTTTATATTTTGAGATGTAGGAATTGTGTTTACACCGCAAGAAGTTGAATTGTTAATAGCCATTGAATACAATACATTATTTTGCACATTACAACATCTATTGTCATTTTCAATTTCATATTGTGTAGGTGTTGGTTTGCCGTCATAAATTTTTATTGTGTTATTAATATTTTTGTAATTATCAATACATTTTATCATATGTAATTCTAATTGTTCCATCCATATTTGGGTATTTTGTACTGCTGGCATTTTAGGTGAAAATTTTAGATCATTTATTAAATGGTTTTTTATAAAATGACTATGGGATACTACTGCAACATTATAAATTGTATTATTCTCTAATTTATTCAATACTTGTGACAAAACAATTTTTATAAAATTATCATAATTTGGTGACATTTGTCCATTGTTATCTAATTTTTTTAACAAATCAAAATTTACTTTAATTTTAAATTGATCTTCAATTGTTAAGTAGTATTTTTCTAATTCATCAGCAGTTAATGGAGCATTTTCACTATCTATACCAAAAGTATATGGATTTCTTGCTTCAGAAATATATGGGACAACATAAATTAATGTATTAACATTATCAAATGCAAACATCGCAGTTTCCATGGCTCTTTTTAAATTGGAACATAATACAATATCAAATTTATTTGGTATTGATCCATTTATTAGTTCAACATTTAAAGCTTTTGATTGTTCAACTCCGGCACTTGTTAATGCAGGATCGATTGTGACAATTGGTCTCATAATATTTGCGACTGGTCCTTTATGTTCTAAAATATTTGCACAACTAAATGCATGTCTTACCCAATACAAATTTACAATTGACATTATTATATTAATGAATTATATAATTTTGTGTCCAAATTTATTCATATTATAACTGAAATATAATATATAACTCATATGGAAAGTCATTTTTTCAATGACAAAAATATTAACAACATGACATCGTTGTTGATAAAAGAATTAAATATAAAAGATGATCCAGAAATTAAAAAAAAATGTAAAAGATTAGTCCATGAACAGATGAAAGAAGTATATGGAAAATATGGTAGAAAAAGACCTGAAGGTATGAAATCGGCAGATTTTTTAAATGCTTTAAATAAGAAAAGTGTAAAACAAAGTATTGCTATATGTGAAGCGAGTAAAAATAAAAAGAAACAAACTAAAGAAAGTTCGCTATCTGAATTAAAACAAGAAAGGGATGCAATGACATTTAACGCAAGAAATCTTAAACAACCACCAAGAAGACCAGAATCCACAAATAAAGGTTCTGATGGTAGAGAAATGTTATTTAATGACACAAATAATATGTCGAACTTTGCATCATTTGATACAAAAGAATCTGCACAGTATATTAGAGCAGATGGATCAATATCAAGGGATGCACCAACTGATTGGGATGCCGATAATATTAATAATGATAGAAATAAAAAAGATGATTTAGAAAGAGCTATGAAAGAAAGAGAAAAAGATTATAGTCAAAGTTTTAAATCAAATCCAAGGGGAAATGGTCAGGCGCAAGAAGGTAGAAATAATGACTTCCGTGATAATAGACAATTATTTAATTCCGGTAGAAATAATGATTTTGGTAACAACTTTGGTAATAATAATTTCGGTAATAATAATTTTAATGACAATAATTTTAATGACAATAATTTTAATGACAACAATTTTAATGATAACAATTTTAATGATAATAACTTCAATGATAATTATGATGATAACAATTATGGTAATAGTAATTTTACAAATGATAATAATTATGGTAATAGTAATTTCGGAAATGATAACCAGAATAATGAACATTTTAATAATGATACTGAACTCAAATCAAGATATAATGATGTATTAGCTTCAAGAAATGCTCTAGATACTATGAAAAAGCCACCACCTAAAAATTTTAATCCTTCAACATCACCATATCAAAATAAAATGAACGATGAACATTATGAACCACAAAATTATAATCAACAAAGGCCAGTTAATCAAACTAATAATCCTTTAAGTCCTAATCATAAAAATAATCAAAATTATAGTGATAACCAAAACCAAAATTTTAATAAAAACCCACAACGAAATTATAATCAAAACTACAACCAGAATTATAATCATCCTCAACATAACCAAAATCAAACCCAAAGCCATGCTCAAAATTATAACCAAAATTATGATGAGCCAAACCATTTAAATGGGCCAAGGGAAGTGTTATCTCCTCTTTACAGCAATATAATTTCCAAAGAGGAAATGATAAATTTAGATTCTGAACAGTTAGATGCATACATCGAAAAAATGAAAAATAAAATTTCTACACAAATTAATTTATCAAATTTTGATCCTAATTGTTTACAAAATCTAAGTTCTGTTGAATTAAAGGAATTGATTAATAAAATCAGTTTAGATTTATCAGGAATTAATAATATCATTGACAACACTTCCCGTCCATCAACATTTCAAACACATGATCATGTTTATCAACAAAATCCTTACAACCCACCACAATATAATGAACCAAGTATTACTAACACTGTAAGAGAACTTGACATCCCTAAAAATAATGATACTGGTAGAAACAAATATGTAGATATTCTAATTAAATCGAATGAATGGGATGCACCAGAAAACTATAATGATTATATGATAGAATTTAAATCACCATACACTCATGTGACATCATTCCAATTATTAAATTTGAAGTTACCTCCAATCGCAAATATTGTTACAATTGATAATAATAATATCAAGTTATTATTAAATGATGATGAAATAAATAAAAGTATTACTCCAAATATGTATGATTTGCCAAATTTAATAAATTCAATAAATATGTATTTAGCTCCATATTTCAATGTATTTGTTGCTAACGATAGAGTCACAATTCAAAATACTGCAAATACTAAATTTGATCTCGCTAATGGTGACAGAAGTATATTTAAATTATTAGGTTTCAAAAAATCTAATTATATTGACAAATCATCTTACATATCGGAAGAAGAACCTATATTCGGATCCAACAGAGATGTATATTTATTCATTGAAGGCATCAAAGATGAAGAAGCAATATTTAAATTCAAATCTATGGAAAATCCAAATAATTTATGTCCTGTTACATTGACACTTGATAAACCAATAGAAGAACTATCTGAAATATTTATCAAATTTAAGTATGAAGATAATGTTGAATCAAATAAAAATGTAAATTTTTATGGAAAACCACATGAGATGTTAATAAGATTAGGACAATAAATTAAATACTTTATGTTAAAAATATAAAATTATAAATAATATTATTATTTATAATGGATAATAAATTTATTCCAATTACAGAACTTGTACAACCAAATAAAAATCTTAAGGTTTATCAAATACAACCTCATAAAAATTCGTCTACTATAGTCCATGTAGGGAATATGGAAAAAGTGTATGATATTGATATTCATACATTTGAAATTGATAATTTAAAATGCTATATAACAAACAAAATTTATAATTTAGATCTATTATGTGAGAGTTTATTATTAGAATCACCACAAATACAGATTATAGATATATTATATTGTGTAAATGATAATAACTACCCATCTGCACATTTATCTATTAATTTTCATCCAACATTTTCAAATATTGATAAAAATAAATTGGAAACAATATATATTACTGAAAAAGATAAAGTTGTTCATATTGATGGATATTACACAATATCATTCCATCTAAATAATGGAAAGGTTATAATTTTAGATGATAAATATGAATTTACAGATAAAGACACTATGTTAGTCGATTTATATGAATATGCAAATGATGAAGATGTTATTAATTTTACCAACAAAAATATAAAATAATATAAAAATGTTTAGTATATATTTTTATAATGAAACAATTTGATAATATAGATATTTATGTTGATGGTGCATGTTCAAATAATGGAAAGGTAAATGCGAAAGGTGGTTATGGAATTTATTTTCCAAATGGTGAATTGATAAATAAATCTGAAAAATTTACATTATCACCAATAACAAATAATAGGGCTGAACTATACGCAATATATGATACATTGGTCATGTTAAAAATGGTAAAATATAATACTGTCACAATACATTCAGACTCCAAATATTCAATAAATTGTGTAACCGTATGGTATAATAAATGGTCAAAAAACAATTTTATTGGAGCTAATAAAAAACCTATTGATAATTTAGATATTATTGATAAAATTATTGATATATTAAATATAAATAAAAATATTACATTTAAATATGTACCAAGGGAAAATAATAAGGACGCCGATAAATTAGCCAAAGATGGTTGTAAATAA